GGTGTGGTGACAGCATCAAAAGACGCCACCGACTGGCCTGACACAGCAGAGGTGTCGGTATCGATGGTGTAGTCGGACAGCGTGTAGTGGATGGGCGAGATGAGAGCGTCGCCTTCAGGTACGAGCGGCATGTGCGCTTCGATAAACAGGTCGACCGCCGTGACTACGACTTCAATCAATACGTCAGCATCGACAGGTGTGGTCACCCGCTCGTTCGAACTCACCAGAGTTGACGACGCCGCGTCCGCGATATGCGCAGAGGGCAGGTCAGCACGGTCAGCAAACCCCAAGCTGTTGAGGTACATCGGCTCCGAGGCGGAGCCGAGGTTCTTCAGCTTCGGGGATGAGTCGTCATACAGCGACGACGCCGTCCAGTAGGCGTAGAGGTCTGTGTTCCAGATGGCACGGGCGTCGCTGCTTATCGAGTAGGTGGCGAGCTTGGCAGATGTGGCTTCGTCAGCCACCAGGCCGCAGGCGATGAATTTGAATTTGCCATATTGACTTTGCCCAGTATGCACACCGGAAATGACACGAACGAACGTGTTGATGGCGACATGTCTGGGCGCGCGGTCTTCAACGAAGGTGAAATCAGTGCTCTCGTAGAGAGTCGAGCCACCGGCCGATATCCGGCTGCGCACCTTGTTGTTGTTGAGGTCGACGCGCGTCGAAAAGACCTGAATGCCCTGCGCCCCGGCACTCGTCGCAGCCGGCTGAAACTGGTAGTTCAGGCCGCTGGTAGACCTGTTGCCACCAAACAAGATGCGGTCATCGTATGAGTAAAGCTGCGCGATGTAGTCGGTGGTCTGAAGCTCGTTCGTACCGAGATCGTCGTAGAGGTTCATGAACCGCCAATAGTCGGTGGTTCTTGAGTCGGTCTGAAGGACCTTCACGAATAGCGTATAAACGCCGTTGACGCCCGCCACGCCATCAGCGCCACTGGGAGACCACATGAAGTCAGGGCTGCCATTTGTCTGGATGTAGTGCTGCTCGATGCCGGGGCGATAGGCGTATGTCGAATCGGAGAAGATTCGATGGCCAGGCGTGGCGAGGGCATCACCGCTTGGATCGATGACGATCGTAGCGTCTGAGTAGGTCTGATGGATGGGCGCAACGAGCGCAAGGGGCGTGGGCTGTTGAAGGGTCGAGTCGACGTAGGCAGGCGGCAGGGCGATGGGGTCGTAGATATGGCCGAAAAGAGAGATGGCGCCGGCGCCCCAGAAGTTCTCGACGATGCCTGCCTGCGCGGCCTCAGTGAGGTCAAGGCGCGTGTTGATCCAAAGCGACACGCCCGTGGGGCCTGCCACCTCTTGCAGCGTGGCCAGGGGCCGTGTCGCTATGGGATATGCGCCGAGCATCGGTCACCTCACCAGCACTGAATGATTACGCAGCCAGGCCCGCCATTGCCACCGCGGCCACTACCTTGTCCTGCGGACGAAGAGCTAGAAGCACCGCCACCGCCACCACCTGCGCCGTAGACGGCCCCGTTCCCACCAGCGGTGCCAAGTGTCGCAGTCGACGCGCCGCCCGTGCCGCCGTATAATTTCATTGGGAATATCGTAGACCAGCTGAATCCTGAAGCGCCACTTGTTCCACTGATCGAACCTCCCAAAGATGTTGAAAATGGCGTGAAAGATATGCCATTAATAAAACCTCCATTTCTACTGATATTGCCTATCCTACCACCACCGCCAGCCCCGCCATAGATTTGCGAAGCAGTGCCTTGCGTGATGCCGCCTCCGGTTCCACTGGCGGAACCAGTTCCGCCAGTATTACCAGCAATAAAAAGCGTGGCGCCAAGATTGCCTAATGGTGCTGAAGTGGTTGCTCCTGTTGCTGCTCCCGCTCCGCCTGAAACATCGGTCGTTGTACCGCCTCCGCCTCCGCTGCCGGCTCTTGCTTCAAGAAAAAGATATTGAGCTGTAGTGCTGGGATAAACACCCACAAGAGTTGACGATGCGGCAAAAGCAACATTACCAGCCGTTCCGTTTGTATTGCCTTCCACACCAACACCGCCAGAGCCGCCAGGCGTGACGCGAATGTAAAGCGTATCAGGCAGGAGAAAGAGCGGGATGGTCAGCCTGGATAAGCCGCCTGAGCCACCGCCTCCTCCACCGCCGCGCTGTGTGCCAGCACCACCTGAGCCTCCACCCCCGCCTGGTCCGATGGCGTAAATCGTGGCCATGACAAAGCCGCGCGGCTTCTGCCATGCCTGCCAGGAATTTTCATCCACGCCCTGCGGCAAGAAGACCGACAGGCCTGGAGTCTCGGGGATGTGCAATAGGTCAATCATGGGTTACCACGCAATGATGCAGATATAAGCTGGGCCTCCATTGCCACCGCGCCCGCCGAGTATCGAAGACGCTCCACCACCTCCTCCACCTGCTCCATACGTGGTCGCATTACCGCCATTGGCTCCATTGCTAACGTTACCAACAGCGCCGCCACATCCACCTATGCTCAGAAATGGGAGCCCATAGCCCTGCGAACCGTTGATGCCGATCGTTGAAGCAGGGATGCTTGGAACCACAAAAGGTATATCAGAGGCGAAAGTTCCGCCGAAAAAGTTGATTCCAGATGCAGTCCCGCCCCCCGACGCGCCGCCTAGAATTGGACTTGCTGTTGATATTGATGTATTGTTACCATTGCTCCCAGAACTACTGGCCTGTCCCGGTCTTCCGACGGTCGAAGTGAAATATATAGACTTCTGCTGTAACGGATTATCGCCGACCTGCACCACAAGACCTGCGGAGCCTGCTGTACTGCCGCCAGAAGACGTGCCGCCCGTAGCGCCAATCAAGGAGTTTTGAGAGTTTGTGAAGCCTGGGTAATTTCTAACGGAAACGCTTGCGCTGACACCACCGGCTCCGCCGCCCGGAGAGCCACCCACCGCACCAGCTGCAGCATCAGCCATTCGAATAAGCAACGTGTTTGGTATTTCTGATGCCAAATACAGAACTTGCGACATTGAGGCACTCCCGCCACCGCCACCGCCCGCAATGTTAGACCCTGTGCCGCCTCCGCCACCGCCGCCTCCTGCTCCAATCGCAAACATGAAGACAAGCCGACAATTAGGTGGCTTATGCCAAGTTCGATAACCGGATGTACTTCCAGCCATGGCAGGGTATTCGCTTACTACGGCATTTTGTGGTAGATGTGAAAAGTCAAACATAGGTCACCAGCTCGCAATGATGACCAGTCCAGGACCGCCATCGCCACCGCGCCCGCCTGTCAATCCGCCACCGCCACCGCCACCGCCTGCGCCCCATGCAACGCCATTACCGCCACGGCCACCAACGCCAAGATTGTTGCCGCCGCCGCCGCATCCGCCGTAATGAATGCCGGCATGAATGAACCCGGATGATGCGTCTTCGCCTGTTTCGGCCGTTCCCCCTGGTACCGCATTGAGCAATGTAGCTCCGCCGGCAGAATATCCACCGCCTGCGCCTCCTGCGCCGGAAGTTTTTCCTCCTCCAGATGCTCCGCCCATTAAAATGTTATCGATAAATTGTGATGACGCAGTACCTGTGCTTCCGTTAAATGATAAGGCAGCTCTATTGAGAAATCTTTGACTGACTGCCATCCTACCTAGAGGGGCTATGCTTCCATCCACTTGATTTCCGCCACCGCCAAAAACACTTCCGCCGAAAGATATAGTGCCTGCTCCACCGCCCGACCCGCCTGAATTAGTTCTTACTAACGCATTGGCAGAGGTGGAGAAATCGTGGTATGGATGTACACATACAAAACTGTCTATTCCAGAAAAACCGGATACACCAGCGCCTCCTCCATTTCCTCCCTTCCCGGCAATAACATATAGCCTTTCAGGCAGTGTTATTGCCAAAAAAGTCATAGAGACAAGCTGCCCACAACTACCACCACCGCCGCCACCAGCAGTCGCGTTGATTGAATTTGACGCTCCTCCGCCCCCTCCTCCTCCACCACTAATTACTATTATCGACACCATGGAAATGCCCCTTGGCTTGTTCCATATTGACCAAAAGCTAGACCCTGGAGCAGAGCTATTGCTCTGATGGGCCGGAAACCAGACCGTGCGCTCATCAGGCTCGGGCAGGTGCAGGAGGTCAATCATCAGTACTTTCCGCCGAAGATGGTGCAGGTGAACTCACCTGAGCCGCCAGGCGCTGTGCCGATGGTCACATAAATCTTGTAGCCTGGCGGGAGTGCCATATTCAGGGCGTAGTCGAAATCGGCTTGCGGAGCGGATGCCGATGCCGTCGTCGACGGCAAACCGAGCTCGCCAATAAGCGCAGAGTTGGCGGCCGTGCCAGTAGTCGAGCCATTGTTCAACCAGAAACGAACGACCGTTGCGTTCGTGTTGTTCGCTGGGTTGGCTTTGACGCGCGCATTGCGGACAAAGCCGCCATTGGTCGCATCAGCGACGAAGACCTCGTAAGACGTGCTGCCGACCGTCGTCAGGTCCTGATTGTTGTTTAGGGTGTTGATTTCGACTTCCCACTGTATATCGCCTTGCCTACTGAACACCGGTTCAGAGTTTGGTCCTGGCATCACTCACCTCCTTCGGGCTCTGGCGTAGGTTCAGGAGGAGCAGGCGGGACGGGTGGAGGCGGAGCCAGTCGCATATTGATGACGAGCGTGGCCTTTCGCTTTGCAATGACGCGCGTGCAGACCATGCCCTCGGCAATCACCCACCACATCAGCGTCTCGCTTTGGTCATACGGCACAACAATTTCGCAGATGTCCTGACCGGCTGCTAGCGCGGCCGTGACAGCGGCTTCAATGTTTGCCTTGCTCTCTTCGAGAGTCGGCTCAGGTACGGGTGTCGGAACTGGAAGTGGCATAATGACCTCAGGGTAGGAAGTTACGCTGACCTAGCAGAATGGCCCGGCCAACTTCGGTGAAGCGTTTGGCGTATGTGCCGAGTAGCGGGGCGAAGACTTTCTTGCTGCCCGCGCTGAACGTGACGACGTTATTGGAGTTGGAGGACTGCACGATGGTCTCGCGGACCAACGTGGTCGAAGCGGAGAGGTAGCCGATGCCCGTCTCCCACTCGGACTCGTCGTCCATCTGGATCGTGTAGGTGAAGCGCTTGCCGGTGTCCCCGTTGCCGAAGGCATCGTTGAACGAAACTCGGCCCGTGGGCGCGGTACCCGACAGCGTGAAGTCAGAAGCGCCCGTAGAGGTCGATGTGTCCTCCACCCTGTCGTAGTACGCAACCATTACCCGCCTCCGATTTCTCTCTGCGCCTCGTCGATGTAGCCTTGAAGGTCATCGATCGTGCTCTGCATCGAAACACGAACGTCGTCCTGCGACGACGAGAGGCGGCCGATGCGCACGTAGAGCGCGTCGTTCTTGGTGGGGTAGATGCCCGGCCCTTCGTTCTCGGGGACTTCCTCGGGAACGTCGAACCGGACATCGCCAGTGGTTTTAAGCCGCCAGCCCATATTACCCCCTCAGATTACATGCGGAAGGTCATGCTCGCAACCGACACCTGAACGCCTGCGGCGATCGAGGCGTCAGAAGAGGCGAGCGCGCACTCGGTCAGCGACGACTTCACGCGGAAGTAGTTGGTGCCCGCGTCGGTGTAGTTGATGCTCGTGCCACCAGCCGAGGTGGCGAGCTCGAAGGTCGTCGAGGAGCTGTTGCGCACGTAGTAGGTCGTGTTCTCGACGATGCCGGTCGGGAGCACGCCGCCGGCCTCGATGAACATGTGGATCGTCGCGTCGTTGGAGAAGCCGTGCGCGACCGTCGTGGTGAAGGTCAGCTTGCCGCTGACGTTCGAGGTCGAGGTGCGCAGCGAGCCACCGGCCACGAGGTCGATGACGCCCGTGCCCGCCGACTTGGTGAGGCGAGCGTAGCCGGCCGTACCAGACGCAGGCGCCGCGTCTTCCGACGTCACCGAGTTGGCCGTCGCGACGCCGCCAGAGGCAGCCGCGAAGGCGGGGTTGGAAAGGGTAAGCTCGGCGAGCAGGGTGCCGGTTGCCGAGTCGGTCGGCAGCGAGGGCGCCGAGCCGGTGTAGATGCGGAGCAGGCCGCCGTCGACGTTTGCAAGCAGCGCGTCCAGCGCCTCATTACGTCCTTCAACAGAGATAGTAGCCATGATGATCCTCCTCAGTTACCAGATATCGCCATCGATGCTGATACTAGCTGACACGCCGGCAGCTAGTAAGTCCTCTAAAATCGGTGTCAGCTGACGCAAGCGCTTTCCATTATCGAGGTAAAGCGGATGACCTGCGCCAAGTGCATCAGCTGATTTTGTAGCGTCTAAAAATAGGTGCCCACCAAACGGGTCAGAAGTTCTCGCGACGGGGCTGACCCTAACATAGGTTCTGGGCGGTGGTGAAAAATCACGGTGATCTAGCTTGACTTCATACACCATGCCAGAACCAGCGTATCGACCGGCTTGCACTTCCCAGTCGCTAGGCTGCGTGCCTGTAAAGTTCAAGCGCGGCCCTCCGGTAGCTTCCCTGACACGAAACGGAAGGAAGCGCGCCGTCAGGCCGGTCGCAGTCGTGAAGTTGGCTAGCTCGAAGTCGCTTGAACGATAGCTCGTTAGACCTAGCCAAGCGCCTGAGGGACCTAGCACTTCCGTTGACCTGTATAGCACACCACGCACGCGCACCAGCCGGTCTACGTGGTCACTAGTAAACGGTCCGCCAGTGCCCTCTAACAGCCTTGTAGGGGTAGACGCGTCAGTGTCCACGAGACGGCTCTCAGCGTAGTCATGCAGCGCCATCTCGATGAATCGAAACACTGCCTTAGGGTGCGTTCGCGCGCCGATAGCGACCGCGTGAATCGCGTTAACCCACACCGCTTCTGAGAAGTCTCGCGGACGCGGTACGCCATAGAGAGCAGCGATGGCATCGTGCCAGCGTCCTTCCGCCTTGTGCACGAGCATCGCGCGAAACGCGGCTTCTATCTGCGACGTAATCATACAGCGCCTCCAGTTCGACGCGGGATAAGTCTATCAGGCGGCACGTCAGGCTCTACAAAAAGTGCAGGATGACCGTAATTGAAGTCCATCACAACAGGCGTGTTCTCGTCAGCGAAACTGCCGTCAGGCATGTAGTTGGTCTCAATAGTCATGCGACGATTAGTCACGTCAGTTGAATTTACAGACACGCGCAATAAATACCCGTCTACCCAGATGTAGTTTTCACCAAAAAACCCAAGTGTGGTCTCGACAAGCGCATACACATCGCCTGGCTCTAGCTTGCTTCGAAGGCGCGTGCATGGCGCGCCTCCAAACCTGTGCATGGTTCTACCAAGGGCGGACAGCAGCGCGTCCAGCGGTCTGTACGGAGGCAAGTTATCGTCAGTAGCTTGCGCGTCGAAACGGATATCGCGTGCCCCTGATTTCCACGCCTCCGGCATAGACGCTGCCAGCTCGTATTTAGCAGGCCATGGTCTATCTCGTCTCAGAATCGAGATGACACCTGCCTCTGATACTAGAGCAGACCCAGAGTAGACCTCGATGCTGTAAAAGCCTAGCGGCAATGGCGGAAGTGAAAAATAAAGCCGCTCGCCGTCTCTTGACGGCGCGATAACGTCAGACATTCCCGCGACGCAACTGAAACACCCGTACCCGTTTTGAGGCCAAATAGCGTTGCTAACGTCTCTGAGAAAAACTTTATACGTAGACGTCACTGACCAAGTTCCGACAAGGAGAACAACGTCACCACCTTCATCACTGTACGTTGTGCCGTATGGGAACATGACGTGTAAACTGTACGGAAAACCATAGCCGGGTTCGCCATCGCCAAAGATAGAGCCCCAGACGCCATACCCGTCACCATATGGCGCTCCCCAACCATCAAGCTGAGGCAGAGATACGATAGCTGAAGCAACTGCGACAAAGGGTGAGCCCCTCCAGTCGTAGGAGAGGTTGGTCGTATCGATGCCGTTGCTGCCAGGCACCCTGACAAAGGGCGAGCCTTTGTAGTTGTAGTTGAGGGCGACGCTGTTGCTCGAAATGGTCACGTCACACCGCCTGGCTGATGGTGATGTCGTCGATGTACACGGTCTCCGGCGTGCTGGTCACGAACCAGACCTTGGCGCCGAGCTCAACGACACCGCGCTCAGTGGGTGTGAACGTGATGGTGACGTTCTGCCACGCGGTGTCGGACGCCTTCACCGTCTCCACGTCGGTCGTCACGCCAGCGATCTGCCCACCCTTGCAGATGAAGCTCGCCGCGATGTCCGTCGAGTCGGTCTTCTTCATCCACAGGGAGGCGGTCACGAGGTAGTTGGCCTCGACCGGCACCTGAGCGATGGGCATGTAAAAAGGCCAGCCCTCGTCACGATAGGGACCAAGGGGATTTGTCAGTGTGATGCCCCACATCAAGCCGGCACCGCCGCTTCGAGTGGTGGGAGCGCTGACCACCTCGACACCTACATCGAACAGGTAGTTCTGACCGGTGCTATTGTGATTCTTGGAGTCAAATCGACGCGATCTTGCTGCAGGATAGGCATAAACATTTTCAGCGCACGAAGAAAACGTGAGATCTCGACCGTAGTTCTGACCTCCTGATGTCTCAACACCTCTATCACAATTCGTAAACGAGCCAGAATTAAGCTCGTTACCGTTAGTTGTAGGGTAGAAAACCGCACCGCTACTACAGTAGCTCGCCGTTATTGCCTGAATTGTGTTATTCAAACACGATAAAAACTCTACACCCGCATAACAGTTAGTTGCTATTATACTGGTAATAGTATTATTCGAACATGAAGAAAAATGCGCGCCGGTACTGCAGTAGTTAACTCTAGTTGAAGTTACAGTATTGTTGTTACCCTCAGACAAAAATACACCGTACTGATTACAGTGAGTTGCTGTAATATCCGTAACAGTGTTTCGGAACGAGCCTGCGTCTTCAAAGTGAAACCCGTACATGTATCGCGTCACATGAAAACGGGTAAACGTATTGTATGAGAGAGAGCAGTAGATGCCGGAGCCGTATCCAGTCTGACCGTCGTATATCGTGACACCATTCTGCGTATTGCTTACGGTGTCCCAGCCGCCAGAGTAGTTTATTGTGCCCCCATACTGACCGTCATCGCGAGCTGTATTTGCAGAGCTTGAAACTACAGATAGAGCGATAGGCTTTCGAAGATAAGTTGTGACGTTTTCAGTTGTTCCGAGGTATCCGCGTTTTGCAGTAGAGCCTGAAGGTGTAAACTGAGGACTACCCGCACGTTCCGCGAGCATGACCACACGCCCACTAATCGACTCAATCGCAAAGGTAAATTCGGTGCCGCCAAAGGCCTGAGTATTCTTTGTGATGAGTGTGTGAAGATTCAGACCAGCCGCATCGCAGGCGCTGATGTTGTCAACTGACAAATATGCACCTGCCTGTGTGGCAGTGTCTGAGTAGAGCGCGATCGACTGAATTGCCGCACCGAGGGCGCCACCGCCGGACTTCTGTATGACAAGAGGGTACCACCTACTTTGCGCGGGAAGGGCGGGTACGAGGAATGTGTCTACCACCGTCTGACCATTCGTGTCTGAGCAAAGGCAAATGCGATACTCATCGGTGGCTAGTGGGTTCGTACCGTTTGATTTAGCCCAAAGGGTAATCGAGTCGTGGCTGCTGAAGTCCGTAGACGTAATTGTCTTGTAGGCCAATCGAGCAGCCGCAGCGCCCGCAACAATGATATTTCCGACAATGTGCGTGACGTGCGCTGCGCTCTGTGGTGACTGACCGCTCGGAGTGTCGAGCGTCAGGGCGCCGGAGTCGTCCACCGTGATGGTGAGCGTGCAGCCTGATCCAGATCCACCAGAGGTCAATTTCCCTGATCCAGCCGTGTAGCCGCCAAGCACTGACTGTGTATCAAGCTGCACGGTGAGGACACCACCGTCGTCGACGGTGAGGATGTCGAGTTGGCAACCGCCGCCGCTACCTCCTGACGTGTTCACGGAGGTGCCGGTCGAATATCCCGTACCGCCCGTTGTGACCGATACAGTGAGAACTGGGTAAGGAACAGCGCCTACCGTCAACACTGTAACGGTCGCGTCGTTTCCACCCCCTGTGATCGTCAGAACGTCGCCCGGTGTGTACCCGGTACCGCCGAACGGGACGGCAACCGTCAGCACAGGGCCGGTGGTGTCGACAGTCAGGACCTCCACGGTGGCGTCGGTAGGCCCGGAGTCGATCGTGAGAATGTCACCGATCGTGTAGCCGCTACCACCAGCCGTCACGGTGATAGCGTCATTTACGTACCCCCCAACCACGGTCCAAGCGGACTCGCAGTTGTCGATCGTCTTGGTCTGCGCGGTATCGAGATAGACTACCTGCGCATTGATCTGTCTGACCTTACCACCAGATCCAGCGCCTCCGCCTGCGCCTACGCTATTGGCTCCAGTTTCAGCATCGATCAATTGGAAGGTGTTGAGCGTTTTGTTGGCAACCTTCCAGGTACCGTTCGCCGTGGTGTTGGTCGAGTGGTCATAAACACGGACGTAGTCGCCGTTGTTCAACCCGTGATTGGTGGACGTGGTGACGACAATCGGGGTGGCGTCGGTGCTCGACGAGATGGTGACCTCAGCGCCGATAGGACCGCCTGTCCAGGTGGCACCACCGACGCTAACAGGGTCACCGCTCTTGGCGACGCGGATCGTGTCGCCCGGCTGAATGCGCGCTGCGAGGGGGCCATCAGAGATGGTCTCCCACGCATCCGCCCAAGAGCTTCCGCCCCTGGGAGTGACGGTACCCGAGGCGTCCACCGTAGCCTGCCACGTCGCGCCGTCGAGGTCAAAGTTGTCCGCGTTGAAGACAGTGATTTTCCACGCGCCGTTGAGCCAAGCGTCAAAATCGGTGAGGTCGACGACGGCTCCGGTGGTCAGGCCGTGGCCCGTCTTGTTGATGCGCGTGATGGTGCCGGACGGATTCGAAGCCGTGCAGCTTGCGAGCGCTGCACGAGCTGAATCATCGCCAGGGTTGCCGGAAACGGAGCCATCGTCCACGTAGAAAATTGCGTTGCTGTAGCTCATGAAAGCTCCATTTCAAAAAAGATGACTGCTGCTCAGATAGCAGTTTCAGCGCGGTTGTAATGAAGGACAACGGTCTTTAGTGTCATGTCACCAATACCGTCAGGCGTATAACCTTGCACTAGCAGTGTAATGGCTGACGTGTCCGTAGCAGTTATGGAGACCAAACCGTTGGAGCCGTGCGTACTGCCGCTGTCAAAAGTGTTGCCGAATCCTATCTGAGTATTAGAGCCCGTCCTCATGATAGTGAACGTCACTTTTATCCAGCCGCCACTGACAGTCGACGAAGCTGTAACAACTGTGGTTCCGTTGAACTTAACGGTAGGAGTTTTATTGTGGCCAGTCGTGGCTGACGCGGTTGAGAAAATTAGTTCACCCGTAATAGACGCACCGTTTGAGTTCAACGTATTGGCGGGAATGTCGGTAGTCCACAATGTCTCAGCTACCAATCCGGTTGTGGACGTGTTTGGATAAGCGCTCGCCAGTGTAATTGGCACGCTGTTATAGGTGCCACTTGTGCCAAAATTAGATTCTGCGTTAGCAACACGCACACCATTTGAGCACGTAACCAGCAGCGAGTTGTCGGCTTGTACAGTCAAATTGGTAACAGCATACACGTCTAGAGCTGCGCTAGACGCAACTGAAGTCGTAAGAATGACATCAGCTTGCAAATCGTAGCTATGTGTACCTTTACCAATAATGGTGACGCCGCTGTTACCTGAATCAGCTTGAATGACGTCAACATCAACATCCGCGATAGCAGCGCCGCGGCCACGGATGACGGTATTCACGTTGTCGGTGAACGCCTGTATGGTGTCAGCACGAAGCACGTCCGTGACGTAAACATCGTCACTGAATGTTGCCGTCGACGCCGTGACTTGAAGCGTAGATGCGCTGGCAATTACAGACGTAGTGTTGATTACATCAGCTTGCAGATCGTAGCTATGCGTGCCTTTACCAATAATGGTGACGCCGCCGTTTCCTGTGTCAGCCTGAATAACGTCAACATCAAGGTCTGCAACAGCTGTGCCTCGACCGCGGATGCTTGGATTTACGTTATTGGTGAACGACTGAATGGTGTCAGCGCGGATAATATCACTGACGTAAACATCGTCGCTGAACGTTGTCGTCGTCGCTGTAACTTGAACAGTGTTACCAACAATGTTGACTAAACCACCGGTGGCTAGCAGTTGCAAACTTCCAGCGGGATTTTCTACGTGCTCCGTGCCGATGCGATCCGCTACCAAGTCGACGGAGTGCGTTCCTCGCCCTGCGACAGTCACGTAAAAATTATCGGTCGCAGGCTCCACAAGGTCGAGTTGAATGCTGTTGGGCGCGATTGAACCGTCTGTCTGCGCGCCGATAGCGTCTAGCACCTGCCTGTTGTAGTCAATCGCGGTCGCCCAGGCGTTCACTCTAGCAGCGTATCCTTTCTGCCCTTCAGACGGCACGCTCAACGCGGCATACGCGGTCTGAAGCGAGATTACGCGCACAGCGGAGTCAGGCATCAACCGGAAGTTGGTTTCGCTAGTCTGCGCAACGTTATTCGTAATCACGAGCGTGATGACGTAATCGCCGATGACGTCAACGTTATCCAGCGATGCAGAGACAGACGTTGGGTTGACGATCGTCGCCGTAACTGACCCGGCGGGCTTGCACTGAAGCGTCCACTGCACGCTAGATATGGCAGACCCATCGCCAAGGCTGACAGCCCCTGCCGTAAGAGGTATGCTAGAAGGCAATGTGCCCGCTGAGTATGTGGAATCAGCACCCGCGTTTGCGATAGGATCGGCCATGATGTTCGCCTCTTACGTGTTCAGGTTGAGCCAAGGGTTGGACGCCATCGAGCAGTTGAGTACGCTGACAGAATATATGCCGTGAATAGGTGCACCATTAGTCTCTTTGCAGGTAAGGGTAAGTACATAATCAGACTGCCAGACATACTGCACCCAACGGCGAGAACCAGGTCCTGTATCAACTGCCGTAAGAAATACAGCAGCATTATTCTGATTTATATACATTCCGGCATCCGTGCGAAACGTAATAGTCAGTTCACCGTCCTGGCCGCTCCAGTCCAAGCTCGCCACTGGGTTGTATGCGAGTGCGTAGCTATAGGAGAAAACAGCTGCATTAGTGTCCACTTTTCCGACGAGCAGCGGCGCGGTTAATGGCAGCGACGACTTGACGCGTAGCGTGTCCGCCGTTGCGCTAGATACGTCACCGACAACTGTAGGCCACGCAGTATTGATCGGATCGAGCGTGGCCTCCAAATCGTCTGTCCGCTCGGTAATCTGAACCAAGCCTTGGAAGGTAGTATCGCTCAGATCAGAGTTCCAGCCAGTGTACTCCGTCGCTAGGAGCGGATCGAGGTCATCGCTGAGACGGAACGTCCCGCCACTGATAGGCCAACGCCCATCACGAACCTTTGATAGCGCAGCGAACAGCGCGGTGAAGGCCTCTGGAATACTCGGAGTGCCGCCGCGGTCTTCCGCGTAAAACTTCAGCGCGCGACCGTCAGCTAGGTTCGTATCGCTAGATTCGAACGTCTCATCTGGTAGGTCTAAGAAAAAACGCGGCTCCAAGAACACGGAAAACCCAGACACCTCTTGGGCGCGTGCGATAACCACCCAGTCAGACGATGATGTGGGCGGAGTAGTGTCAGCGCCTACGGGCGAGAGTGCTAGCTCGACGTAATCCGCGATCCTGGTATTGACGGAGTCAGTCACCTCAGCCGTCGTAAGCTCGTCCCAAAAACGTCTATTCGCCGGAGTCTCTCCAAGCGGGTCTTGGCGTCTGCGCGCCCACACGTAAGGCCTACGACCCACGTGCGCGCCGAAGTTTAGGCTAGGAGTGCTACGCGCCTGACCAACGAGCGATACGCGCTCATACTCGCACACAGAGACGTATCCGATTGAGTGACCTTCGTTGTTCGCCGTGCGCGTGACAGTCATAAACTTGAACGGCTCAAACGTCACTGCACCAGGCGTAGTGCCGTCGTACACAAGACGAGAGCAGAGTCCGAACCGCCCCTGATTATTTACAGTAAACGTGGACGTGTTGCTGTCAGCACCTACGATCACACTCGTCGAATCAGCGACTGCTTTGGCGGCAAGGTCACCGATGGCGTCAATATCGCCAAGGTCCGCGCGCTCTAGCTCGTGCCAGAGCACCTTTCCACCTGTCTTTGTAACGGTCATTTATGCCTCTCAAGTGAACGAAATTGCTGAGTTCTGAAGCGTGAGCGTGTGTCGCATGGAAGCTGCGCGCAAGTCAGCCGTGGGAGACACTACCTGAAAATTAGTGACCTGCGGATAAGCTCGAATGGCAACCTCCGCGTGCCAGATCAAAAACCTTCCGCCCAGCGGAACAGTGCGCGTGTACTCGACCAGCGCGTCACGGATGATCTGCTCGCCGTCCAGGCGATTGATACCCGGAGCGAACTCTGCTCGACACACGAGCGAGAACGGCTGCTCTATCGCGTGTCTAACGCGTACGCGCGTGCCGGCCGCTCGATACCCATAAGACAGCACGTCTAACGCGTCGTTTGAGCCCTCAACGAGGCGCTGCACGTCTAGGACCTTGCCGGTGTAGACCTGGTGTCCGTAGATGGACCATGTCTGACCTGGGTTCAACGTAGTGCCCAGAAGCTCAACCATTCCGCGTTCGTGAATGACCACCGCACCCGGTAACGCGTTTTCGATTAGGCCGCGGAACACCCCGTCAATCGCGATAAGAGGCTCGCTCGCAGCCGGTCCATCAAAGTAGAGCACCGCGGCTCCATTATCGCCGGCTGTTCCGCTGGTCACCTGTGCTGCTCGCGTTTGTCCTGCGAGTGACGGGTCGCCTAACACGAGTTCGGTATAACCAGGCATATCGGAGGACTCAAACACGGATGCGTGCCTGACGTAGTCTAGCGCGATCGAGCGAAGGCCGGCGGGGGAGGACCTTCCAATACCGGCTAAGAGCATCTTAGCGCGCTGAATCAAGCTCTCGTCGCGCTCTTCGTCCTGTCCACCGCCGATGCTCTCGATGTTGGTCACTGACACGATATCGTCAGGTAGACCACCGCCTTGAACGATCGTGCGGACGGTGCCTGACCGCGCGTTGCCGATAGATCCGAGCTTCGTGCAAGTGACAGCGATGGGAGTACCGCCAGACACTGGGTAGACCGTCTGCCCCGGCGCAAACGTGATGGTCTGGGTGGTGATGTATTCCACGGTCGAGTCTGCGCTTGACCTGACCTTGGCCCCAGCGGGAACGACAAGCGTTCCAACGTCAGAGGATCGCGTGAACTGCATAGCGTTACCCGCAGCAGCACTGGCGACCTTGCGGCTAATAGCTCGACCGGCCATGATCTGCGCCACAACGTCGTCGAGGTAACGACCGCGCGTGTCAAGACCGTGAGACCTGGCGATGGCAGAGAGCCGCGCGTCAAACTTGGCTAACACGCGTGCCACGCCCAGCGATAGCTGACGCTCTACTGAGCCTTCTTCGAGGTCTACACTGTTGTTGAAAGCTACGATGCCTGCGAGCAATTCGCGGTCATAATCTGAAGGGAGCTTTGGCTTGTATTCTGCCATTTTCAACCTACCGTAGCGATCGGGGCGGCAATTTTTAACGGACTGTCACCGTTCACGGTGTACACTGTGGCGGTCGCCAGTATTTTGTCATCAGTGCGCTCGACGACCAAGTTGTTGACCGATAATACTCTAGTATCGCGAAGCATTTGGTCTTTCAGGTCAACGGCGAACCTCGCCACGTCGTCATCAAAAAGCGTCTCTCCTACGGTAGGAAGCAAACCCCACTGAGGAAATAACGCGCTAGGTTTACGCACTGATTTACCGCGCTCCGTGATGGCTTGGATGATTAAGGCTGAGCCGCCGATCCTGCGATACCCTGTACCATCCCAAGCTAGGTCGCCGTCTTCCGTGATGTAGTACGACTGACCTATCAAGTCATCAGCGGTAGAGGACGATCCAACGTCAAACGGCACTCGAAACGCTGTGCCAGCCGGCGCGATAGGACTACCATTATTCAGCTCCCACGGGTCGATAATACCGTTTAGCTCAGCGATATCTCGCCACCGGTCTGGGTCGCCGAACACGCGAGCAGCGATGTCTGATAACGACTCGTATCCTAGCGCGTACACCACTCTGCTAGTTGGTCGAGGCGTCACTTCTTCGTTACCAGCCGTCGGAGAGCTGAGGTCTGTAGCCTGCGCGTCAAGCGCTATCGGAAGACCGCGAATACCCAGCTCAGCCATTAACTCAGTCGAAAAATCGCTCCAAGCCACTTGCAGATCAATCAACGTGTCACGCGTAAGACTGTCGACTGACGGCAGCGCTTCTGCTGTCTGCTGAAGCTCGTCAACGGCTTGTGTGACAACGAGCAGCGAGTTTGTGATCAGCGCCGTTGGAAAAGACATGATGCGCTGAAACTCTTGTCGAAGCTCGTTGAATCTGTTGAGCAATCTGTTCACGCGCATAACCTGCGCTCGAACCCGACCCATCGCCATAGACAGTATGCGAAGCGCAACTGTACCTTTTACGACAGCGCGCTCAGCCAATGTGAGGAAATCAGCGTCATCAGATTCAAGCGACGAGATGCTGTTATTTAGGTAAGCGTCGTAGTCGTCTACCGATGGCTCTTTGTATTTATCGAGCCACTCGCTGCCGAACGATTTGTTCAGGCGATTCTTTATCGCCTTTTCTTTTTCCTGTTTTGCAAGATCGTCCTGCGCTTTTGCTAGTGGGCTGACCGCGGTTGTATACGCCTGACCGAGACGCTTTACAGTGGTGATATCCAGTGACCATCCAAAGTCACCGAGATTCTTGCCGGAGGCTGCGTTGATTTTGATGTCAACCTTAGCAACCTCCCACGATGCCTGCTCATACAGCGCGTGAAAGAGCAGCTTGTCATTATTGACACTGCGCTTGTACCAGCCGCGTGTCTTGGACGCAGCTTCAGTAAACGACCTCAGGAACGCGCGCAAGTTGCCAATGCGCTCCACCGCTGTCTGCGATCGTGTTTCGCCTGCATCATCAGTTGCGTAGCGGTCTTCCTGACCTGTCTCGCCAGACAATGTGATGACCTCGTTTCGATACCGCGTAAACTGCACCACAGCGTCGCTGCCTGACGCGATAGGCCAGTCAATGCGGCTCAGCATGGGCAGCGAGAAGTCTATGCTCATGCACCATGACAGCTCAAAAAATGTGCTTGTTCCGTCGGGCTTTTGGTGCTCAAGCAAGTATCGAATCGGCGTGCTGATTGGCATGGTTGATACCCCTTATGGAGAGCTTGGAGACGGAGCAGAAAGGCCGTTAGCCGTCGCGCTGGCCGCCGTGGGGAGAGATGGTCCCGATGTGCCTGGTACCGCTGGTGTGTAGGACCCTGGCACCGCGCTATTCGCAAGAGACGCGATGGTGGTCTCGTGCTTGTAAATGAGGTCATACATGGCTTGCGCCCACGCTAGGAAAGCGCTGCTCGCGACAAGACCGGTGTCAGATATGCCGTTTGTCGCGACGCGAGTAGAGGCTGACTCTATGCGCAATGCACGAGCCGGCTTGAGAACAATATCACCGTCCTTGGTCATCGTGATCGTAGAGCCAGCGTGCGTGATGACTCGGTCGTCTGTCCCGGTCTGATTGGGGCGGTTTCCGTTGCTATCATCAGTCACGGTACCGCTGACATTAGCTGCGCTTCTGCCTTGCAACGCGCCTATGATAATTGCTTTGTTAGGCCCTAGAACAGCTAATAGAACGCGCTTTCCGACAAGCGGTGTGGAGTCGCCGGTGTCTCCTACAACCTCACACTTGACGAACAGAACGCTATTGTTGTCCGGCAAGACGTCAAACATTCTGAGTCCGCGCTCAACGTGCTCTGCTGTGACCACGCCCTCGACGATCGCAGAGCTAGTCGTGAACGTGGTACCGAATAAACCAGGCGGTCCAAGACCGTATTGATTCGCCATCGTCACACCACCTTCGTCTTCGCCTGAGCTACGACAGCGTTAAGGTCCGTGCCTAGCGAGTCGTATCGATTGTCTTCAATTTGCGCGTGATGATAAACGCCGCCAGTTCCTGTAGGCTTACCGGATAGAGTGCCAGCCGTTCTGCTAGCCTTGAAAATTCGCTTTATATCGTTTGGCGCAAGTTTTTTGAACGAGTTTCGACGGCGACTTTGAGCGCCAAAACCATCTTCATGTTTTAGCGGAAAACCGAAGTGTTTATTCAACGTTGCCAACAGTACTGCCAAGGACGTAAGTTGCGCCGTAGACGGTAGAAACAGCTTATCTTTTCTGACCACTGCACGCATACCACCGGTGAATTCCTTATAAATCTTGTAAGTAGGCTTGTCGCCAACTTCTGAATCCGCCTCGTAATATACCCAACCACGGTTGGCAGCTATCAGCCTGCTCTCCGGCGTGGTGGCGTACTGTAAGTCAGGCCATATCAAGTCAATACCGACGGATGTCGAGTTGATGTCGTAGCCCGCCACACCTGCGTGATTCACAGAATACCCGAGATCGGCCATCTGAAGAATTGACCCGTCGGGGTCAATAGCGAAGTGCGACGACACAACGCTCTTGCCTTCGTCCATCTGCTTTTTGAAATAATTGCGAAGAAATACACCAGTGGCTTGAACTGAGCCAGCATTGTAGTGCACGATCATCGTGTTAAAGCCGTCAGCAGAGCGGATCTCAGAGGCGCCTGGAATATCTTGCACCTGAATAAGCATTCGCGATGCAGGACCAGCTAACCCAGGCACGTATGGATATTCCTTGCCTCGTGAAATGATGCTCGTTGTAGGCTGCGGCTTCTCGACTTCCTTGGTGGCGGCAGCTTCCGCAGGCTCTGGCGGTGCCTTTATCGGCAGCACTTCAATAGACCGAGGTTCGCGCTGTCGTTCGTCAAAGCACCCGCGGCTATACCGCACCTGAGTGCTGCCATATACTAGCCCGTCTTCGACAGTAGCAGAGTGAGTCACAGCTTCAACGTAGGCGGTAAGGACAACACCGTCACCCAAGTCAAACTTGATCGGGTCGCCGTGTCTCACGCGAAAATCGACCGCAGGCAACGTAGCCATACCGGATTCGTAGAGACCGTTGTGCCCATAGAACTGCTGGGCGCACACTGAGATAGTTTGTGCCATCTCAAGGATATTCTGCGCCTCTTCATTTAGCATTGGAGGTATGAACGGCCAGTTGATCGAGTTCAGCCGGAAGCCGTCTCGATCTGCGCGCTCGCGGTCAATGACCGGCAATCCGCATCCCTCCGCCAAGCGTATGCCGTCACCACCTCGGAACTCAGAGAACCAGGTCGTAGACGCCGTGTAGTCCTCTTCATGGTTAACATCGCCGCTGATTGTCGACGGCTTCACGCGGATAGCGGACGCGCTCTTCCAGGTCGGGATTGAGAACGGCTTAAGCTCAAACGTACCGGCTTGGCCTACGGTCGCGTACGGATTGAGCGGGTCTTCCGGAAGTGATTGATCTTCTTCAACGAAGCGCTTTACCTCGTCCGCGCTGCGCGCGCGAAACGGGGCCATGCGGTAAATCATGCACAGCCGTCTGCCGGCGATAGCTAATCCATACGGATTTGCGTTAGGGTCTGCTGGCGTCGATGTCGCCTGTGGCTCGTTGAAAGAATATATTCGAGGAAATAGTTCAGTGAGCTGTGGACAGGCTTGGAACGTACCGAGGAGCAGGTCAAGCGCACGAGATGACGTCTTCAGAAACGAGCGCAAGCCATTCACGGAAAAGCCTTGAACACGCTCAATGTCGAGCTTGATGCCGACAGTTTTCGCGTCTTCAGTTGTGGTGATTACGTTCACGATATCACCAAACCGCTGACCTGACGGAATGAGTGCTGTAGGTACTTTGAACGTATACGTAGCGCGAACGAGGTCCTTGAGCACCGCGCCGAGTCTATTACCGGCGCCAAGGTTGTTAATCATCTGATTCATAGTGGCGTCCATCCACTCTGACGTCGGATAGAACGAGCCAACCTTGGTCTGACGACTTACAACGGCAATGACGTCGAGACGACGACCGGCGTCAAAGAGGCCGATCGCTTCAATGTCCATAGGCGTCTGCGTAACGCCACGCTCATTGCTTACTACTGACCATCCAGCACCTGACGTGCGCCCAAAAAACAGCGGTGAACCAGCCTCGTCGTAGAGCACAATCCAGTCTCTTCCAATCGGTCTAAGAGACAGCGGGAAGGGCTCGACGGAGGCTGTTAGCGTTTCCCACGGCGGAGAAACTTGATTGACTAGCGAAAACGAGAGAACCTGAAGCGCTAGCTTGCGCATACCCGTTCTCGAAGAACGCTCGTCACCATCAGCGTAATAAATTACTAGCTTCATTTAGTACCCATCAGGTTATTCATGAAGTTCTGAATTGACGCAGCAGAGCCGGCTAGAGACCTCAGGCCTTCCTGCGCCTTGCGCGCGTTTACGGTCAAATCCTCAAATACTTTTACATCGCCTACACCACGTTGAATAGTCGTGGACTCAGACCGCGCCTGTATCACGCTAGCCTTAAATTCGTCAGTGCCCATGGTGGCGCGCATCGCGTCACTAATCATCGTTGTAGGGTCTACACCTTCACCATATCCCATCAGAGCGGCTTCAACCGCTGTTCTACCCGCGGCTACGCTAGTTGTACCGCCGGCGGCCATCGCAGCGGCGCCCTCGACACCGAAAAGACTAGCGAGATACTTAGCCGTACCCTCTGCACCAAACTCTGCGCCCTCTGGCGCCTCTAGAGCAGCTGTGAGAAAGCTGAAACCCTTTTTCCCAGTCCTCTGCGCGGTTTGATACGCGCGCACAAGATTCATCGTGTCAGCCATCGATGTGATGTCGCCGGCGATAGCGCCGCGCGTGCCACCGCGCATTGACTCTAAATTAGCCATTGCCTGCAAATTAGACATGCGCTGCTCGCGACCTTTAGCTACGTCCACCGTGAAAATTCGAGAGACGTAATCCCCGACATCCATCATGTCGAGCTTGAAGCCCTTACGAGCAGACTCCGCCATCGAGTCTACAACTGCACTGACGATTGCATCAGCAGATACTTTAACGCCTTGTAATAGTCCTAAACCTCCCATAGATTCTAAATCCCATGAATACGCGCCTGTGTTGCCGCCATAAGCTCCTATTGACGACGCTCTACCCTGAAGCTGCGGACCAACACCCATAAGAGCTAGACGCGCCGCGCGTCTAGCGTTTGGTCTTTCAAGCAATGGAGTAGCCGCCGCGAATTGTGCCTCCATTCCTACGTATTCACGAGTATCAAATCCATACTCTTCAGCCGCCGAGTAATTTCTGAACAAGTATCCACGGTCAACCGCTGTCCCAAAGTTGGTCATCGCAGCTTGTCTATACACAGGTAGTGCGGCTTGCACCTGCCCCATATAGACTTCAGCGCCTTGCGCGATATCGTCGGCCACCATCTTTACCATGTCGCCTAGCACAGGACCGAGAATCGGACCGATGACGGGAATCATGCTCACGAGACCTGTGACAGCGGTGCCAGCCAAGTTCCCAGCCGCAGAGATAGCTCCTGTGCCACCCTTAGCGATGGAGTTTAGACTTTGCGCGGAAGTACGTAGCGCGTCTGAGATACGACGCTGAGTTTGCTCTCGATCGCGCTCACGTTGTGATTGACCTCCGCCGCCTCCCGCTCCACCGTCTCCGTCTCCTCCTCCTCCTCCTCCTCCTCCTCCTCCTCCTCCTCCTCCTCCTGCTGCTCCTGCTCCTGCTCCTGCTCCAGCGCCAGGAAGCGACTTCATAACGTCGCGCATGATATCGCCAAATCGGTCAGTCAGCCTGTTTATGGACGCGTCTGAAATGTTGAGTTCAGAGACTCCCACACCCGGCGCGCTACCTGCACCCCCAACACCGCCCGTGATAGTAAGGTCGATGCGCGCGCTAGCTGCTAGGTCTTCCAGCTTTTTGATGACGCGATCAATAGCCTGCTCAGCTTGCGATGAATCAAGGTCAATCCTAAGCTCACGATTCGCCATGATTCGCCTCTCTGATTTTAGCCCAAAGCTCGCGTTCTTTTCTGGCAGCGTAAGAGTTGCCAGTTATTTTCGGACCCTTCTTTATATCAGGTTCACTGCCGCGTGTCTTCGCTCTTATAGCCTCGTACTGCTTTGTCGGCATAGCCGCCAGCACCATAAGGCTCAAGATTTCCGGTGCGACGTCTGGCGTGCCGTCAGCGAGCAGCGGAAACTGAGGCATTGGAAGAAGACCCTCGCGTCGTAAGGACCACACGAGGCGTTTCCGCGCTTTCTCCACTAGTTCCCAACCGTTCTGGAAATATCTCGGCGCGTAAGCGCATCACCTCCTGCGCCAGCGCCAGCGCGATGTACGGATCAGCCTCAGCCGCTGCGACAAGTTCTTTTCCGCCCGGCTGCGACATCAACTGCGGAGCCATTTTCATCACAGGCCAGAGATGGTCTCGCACCTCCGGCGGCACAGACGAGAACGGAAGCCCTGGGAAAGTCTCCGCCCATGCTCTCGACGCAACCATCAACTCGCCCGGCGTCGGAACGCGCAAGATGCCTTCCCACGCGCGCTGCGTACCGCTTGGGTCCTTCCAAACGAGTCGCACGGCAGAGTGCCCTGGCTCTAGGTCAAAGACGTCTTCGTCGGGCGCCGCAGCTTTCTTGTCTGCCTTGGCTAGCGCTGAGGCTACAGCAGACACAGGTTCAACTTTCATTCGGATCTCCTAGCTCGATTCGCAGGCGCACGACCGTGCCTGCCTGTCAACACAGATACACTGTCCGATAGTCGGGCAGCAACACGTTGAACGGCCTGGGAAATAAAAATAACGCGAACGTGTATTTTTCCTGTTGACGAGAAAAACGTTTGTCCTTATACATAGCTCATCAGGGGCGAGCAACTAACCAAGCCCCAAGGAGAGCTAGGATGAAGCCAGAATTTTCCGTTGCAGAGCTGACCGCGATTGAGATTGCCACCACTAGGACGGGCTCCCCCGTCCTAGACCAGCTTGAGCATCAACTGCTTAACCTAATCGCAGGTCGCGAGCATGGCCATAAAGGTCACCGCGGTTGGTGGAAGCCCGAAGACCAAGGATTCACCCGCTCGTCGCGTCGCGCGGTCGACGCGTGGCGCAAGCACGCGCAAAAGCTGCTTCTCGTAGAAGCTAGCTTCTACGATCGCTACTTTTTAGCGTTGTGATCGTTTTTTCTGTTGACGCGAAAAACGTTTGCGCTTATACATAGCTTGAGAGGGGCGTGACACCTATCCATGACGAGAAAGCGCTGATCGAAGCGCTCAAGAGCTGCCGAGCGCGCTTCGCGTAATTGAGGAGAGTCAAGATGAACGATCGTCGTCGTATTTATTCGGACGCTGAACTTATCGCGATTGAGCTGTGCGAGCTGCGACTAGACAATCTCGGCAGCTACGCACACCTCAGAGACCAGCTTCTCTGCCTGATCGCAGGCCGTGAGCGCGGCGACAAGGGTCACCGCGGGTACAAGAAACCGGACGGCTTTACGCGAAGCGCTGACCTAGCGGTAGTTGCTTGGGTAGAGCACGTGCGTCGTAACTTTTAGTCATAACTTTTACTCGGTAACAAAACAGGAGCGCTAGAATGACCAAGCTGATTAACCTCACCCCCCACGCCATCAGCGTCCAAGCCGCTGACGGCACCACAACCACATTCGAGTCCGCAGGCGTTGCTCGCGTGACCTCTACTGACCTCCCTGCGGGAGAGCTTAACGGCTTCCCGGTCGTCACTACCCAGTATGGGGAAGTGACCGGGCTCGGTCCCATGACTGACGGCGTCGTGTACGTTGTCAGCGCGATGGTCCTCGACCGCGTTGTCGGGCGCACTGACGTAGTGGCGCCCGACAGCGGACCAACGGCGGTCCGAAACGAAAAAGGGCAGATCGTCGCCGTGCGCCAGTTCCGCGCGGTAGCGGCAAAGTAAGCTGCCATTAGCTCTGAGGTTCTGCCTAGTATGAAGCTCGTAATCATCATGCGGGGCTTGCCGGGCGCTGGAAAGAGCACGCTCGTCAAAGCGTATCAGCGACTGACTACTTCGCACGAGGTGTGCTCTGCGGACGACTACTTCATGGGTCCGGACGGCTACCAATTCGACGCGCGCAAACTATCAGTCGCGCACACGTGGTGCAGCGCAAAGTTTTGGCGCGCGTTGCAGCGCGGCACTGAGCTGGTGATCGTGGACAACACCAACACGCAGCACTGGGAGTTCGAACCGTATAAGCTAGACGCGACTGACGCCGGGTACGAAGTGCGCGTGGTCGACATCTACGACGGAGGCCTGAGCGACCGAGAGCTAGCGGAGCGCAACCAACACGGCGTAGCTGAAGCACAGATCGCGACTATGCGGGCTCGCTGGCAAAAATAAAGCAAACGTGTATTTTTTCTGTTGACGAGAAAAACGTTTGTCCTTATACATAGCTCATCAGGGGCGAGCAACTAACCCAGCCCCAAGGAGAGCTAGGATGAACGCGCTTACCAACGAAAACCTCAAGCCCTTTGTCACCGCCGGCAACGCCACCTTTACGGTGGTCAGCAAGGCGACCGGCACGCGTTTCACCTTCAAGGTCACGGCGCCCCCTGTTGAGAAGGGCTCATCTATCAAGGATTACGAGGCGAGCGTTCGCTTCGTAAAGGTTCTCAGCGGACCTAACAACGACGCTGATTATCTGTACATCGGAGCGCTTCGCCCGGATGGCTTCGTCCCCAAGACGGGACTGAATCCAGAGGCGCCTAGCGTCAAAGGGTTCACCTGGTTTGCCCGCCAGATGCTCACGGGCAACGCGAAGGCGCTCGCGCAGGTAGACGTCTACCACGCCAACAAGTGCGGGCGCTGCGGGCGCACGCTCACCACGCCTGAGAGCGTGACCCTTGGCCTTGGCCCGGAATGCGCGGGCAAGGTCTAATTACAAGCAACAGCATCGGAGCGGGGAGTAACGAATATGGGTTGGGACGACGATACGATTTACACGGGCAGCGGAGGTCCTACATCCGCTAAGGTAGGCGATCTCAAGTTCGAAAACTGGACGGGAGAAGAAATCTACCTCCGTGTTCGAACGTCCGCGCCTGGCGCCATCACACCGGCGCACAGCACGCTCTACATCGACTACACCAAGAGGACTAAGCTCGACCCAGAGTTTTTCGCGGTGGGCAAGATGCACGACTTCGGGTCTAGCTGCGTGGACGACCTGGACACGTCTATCAGCGGCGATAGTTGGGACGCTCCGCGTCGAGGCGCAGCTGTTAAAGTGCTAGGGTGGTGGAAGACGCATAGCCCTATCGTAAACCCGATTCCAGCCCCCAAGGAGAACGTGGCGTACATCGTCAATCCTGACGTTGCGCCATACTACTTCCATCGCGATGACGTGTACATCCCAGGGGCACGAGATCCACGCGCGCCTAAAAGCGTGCTCTACCTCGTCAAGGTCAAGAGCTAAGGAGAGAGGATTATGACTAATGAAGAGCTTACTACGCACGTCAACGACTGGACAGGTACGCAGCTAAATTGGAATGAAGAAGACGTGGTGTGGGCTGCTAGCCACGACGGCGGCGAGTTGATCGCCTACTTCGAGAAGTTGCTTCGAAAGATGAAGCGAGAGCGCGCGGAGTGCATCCGTGATCGTGAAAGAGACGATTGGGTGTCCGTGACGCCCGCCACTCCCACATGCTCTCAATGTGGCGGCCACGGTGGAGCCACCGGGCTCGGTGGCATCGATGGATACGACGGTCCCTGCCATGCAGGACCCTACAAAGACTGACACGCCGAAACCTCCGCATGGGGGTATGCGGTTCGCTACCGCACTGATGATGGCTTCGCCCGAGTCGCTCTTGGGCATACGCAAGGGTTGCTATATGGCGCCAGTTCTTTCTTTTCACGTGCAGGTCAGCACCATCGTAGGCGCGCTCAGTCCTGCTGACGCTGCTAACACCTTCAAGGAATGGGTCAGCGACCTCAAGGCGTGGCCCATCGAAGTCGAGGCAAGCAACGGCGACCGCTGGGACGTCGACTCGACGACCGGCGAAGTCGCGCCGCGCACTGGCCTGAGAAAGGCCGTCATTGAGGCTTGGGACTGGGACGAGATGCTCAGAACTTCGTTTCCGGGGTGGTTCCACGAGTTTGCTGACGAGGCGCTGCAAAACTCAGATGTCAGCTACGGCGATAACTCGGCCACGATTTTCTCAGGTCCAGTCGCTGTTACCGTCCTCGACTCAGCGTACTACAGCCTCATGCTAGCTAGCGTTCCTGGTATTGGTAGCGAGCAATACGCAGAGGCCAAGAAGGGTATCGAGCTGGCCGTCGCGGCCTATGATCTAAACAACCGCAGCACCCGTGTAGTGGTGTGGTCTTGACGCGCTTGGTAGACGCCGTGACCGCGCGTAGCAGTACTTGGGGAGGGTATATGACGAGACTAGTAAACTACGCAGGCCATCTTGAGTATGTTTACGCGTACGACGACGAAGGTGCGCGTGCTGCCTATGAAAAACAGGCTATGCGCGAAGCCGCCAGACGGGATAACGACATCGCGGCGGCCTCGATTCTTGGGCACACTGAGCTTGGAAAAGCACTTCCTGTTGATACAGAGATTCCTACCCCTACAGGTTGGAAGCTACTAAAGGACCTTCATCCAGGTGACTTTGTCTTCGCTATGGATGGTAGCCCTACCAGGATTATATCTGAAACGCCTATAACTAAGCAGAAAGTATACAGGATCTTGTTTTCTGACTTCACTTATCAGGTAGCCAGCGGTGACCATCAGTGGCTAGTCTCGACCGGCGATAGAAGTCTTCATACGCTAACAACAGTTCAGATACTTGAGTCAGGTCTTACTTGCAGAGTCCCTTTGTGTAAGCCTATCGCGCATAGCCTGAAAGATAACGTTAGGTGGCCTAATCTTTTAGAGCTGAAAAGGTTTAACTTTTACTCACGCATGTTTTCTTTTTGCTCTTCGAGAGACACTGAAGATGCTGCGGAGCTGGCTAGGTCTCAAGGTTACTTTGTACTGGTCAGCGGTAATTGTTTGGAAGTAAGAAACGACTTGTTTAAGACGATTATGGCAATAGTTCCAGAGTCTCACGCAGTCGACATGAAGTGCATCGGCGTGGAGCACGAGACGCACACATACATTGCAGGTAGGTCTTACACAGTAACGCATAACTGTGTAACATCACAGACGATTTTCATTCTACGTGACGGTAGTCTGGTAAACACCATCGGCCACACCCCGACGGTTCGGATGCTTTTCAGCCACGAAGGAAAGACCGTCACCGTGACGAGCGCGCGCAAGCGTCCGGGCGGTGACCCCAACTTCAAGGTGCTCGACGACCTCGGTAAGGTGCCGCGTCCTTTCCAGCGCGCCGCCATCGAGAAAGTCATGACGAGGTCGTTTGGAATCGTCAAGGCGCCGCTTGGTTCCGGCAAGACACTCTGCGCTGTGGGCTGCATGGCCTCACAGCCGGTTATCGATATGGACACGGGTGAGGAAGAATAATGAGTGGCGGACATTTTAACTTCATACAATCTAAGCTCGCGTTCTTGGACGAGCAGATTATTCGCGTCACCAGCACGGTAGACGGTGACTGGAACATTGACGTCCATCACAATACTAAAGAGGCTGCGAAACGGCGCATTGCCATCGCTGCGCTATTGGTGAAGGCAGCCGCCGCAGCGATTCAGCGCGTTGATTATCTAGCGTGCGACGACGATGGAGTGGAGTCGTTCGTGGCGCGTTGGGATGAGGAAGTTGAGCCGCTGCTGGCTGACATCAAGCGTCATCTGAGTACGAGAGGTGCCCGTGCGCGTAAGGTTTGATCAGCTCTCGATCGATAGGCTCGCGACGCTTACGACGCGCGAGCCTGTGGCCTTTTTCTACGTTGGTGAAGACCTAGACTTCGGTGAACAGTTGCTGTCCGCTGTGATGGATGACGACGTTGACGGGCTGCGCAACCTGGTCGCCTGTATGCTCTCGCAGGACACGTGGCTAGACGAGCTAAGAAACGCGCTACAAGGTGGCATCTTGTCGCGGTGGGCCGGTGACCCTATCGATCCTTCTACGGTCACCCTAGCGCTAAAAAATGTGCCTTCTGACACGCGTCTGCTAGACCTCAAGCAAGCGCTGACGGTGAACGGAGTCTTGCCGTCGCGGGTCGTGATTGACCTTGCGCTAACACCAGATAAAGACGCAGAGTAGAAAACCTAAGCCGGGATGGCGGAACAGGTAGACGCAGTGGACTTAAAATCCACCATCCAATGGGATATGCGGGTTCAAGTCCCGCTCCCGGCAGCCGCTCCATAACGATTGCATTTATACACGGCGCGTGCCACGTTTAGCCGTCAGCAGGGGGATATAACGAGATGGCAAAGAACAAGCAGCTTAGTGTCTCTTCTAACGTGCTCAAGCAATGGCCGACGGAGCTAATGGATATAACTAGCTTGCTACCGGCAGGTTATAATCCACGTCGTATAACGCAACACGCGCTAGTCGGCCTTCAAAACTCGCTTTCTCAGTTTGGGCTTGTTCAGCCTATCGTATGGAACCGTAACACCGGCAACGTAGTGGGCGGGCATCAGCGTCTAGAAGCTATGAAAGCCCTAGGCGAGACAAAAGCGCAGGTCATCGTAGTCGAGCTTAGCGATACGCAAGAGCGTGCGTTAAATCTAACGCTCAACAATCCAGCTATTCAAGGGAGTTGGAACGACGAGAAGCTTGAAGAGTTGATAGCGTCTCTCCAAGCCGCCGACGACTTCGATGTAGAGTCTGCGCAAGACACGCGTCTCGACGAGCTGATCGCACAGTTCTCAACGTCAGATATTTTACTTCAGCTTCCGGATAGCGACAGCGGAAGCGGTCTTGAACCGGACGAGGCTTCCTACGCGGCAGTTGTAACTGACGCGAAAAAACCTTCTTACGCGCGTATGGTATCGGTGTTCATGACTGATGTCGAAGAAGGCGTCTTCTACGAGAGAGTAAACCAACTCAAGGCAAGTTGGGGTTTCGACACTTTGTCCGAAGTCGTAGTCGAGGCTGTAAAACAATGCTCGTCAAGGACAAAAGAAGATGAAAATCTATGAGATAAAAAAGTCGCCAGCCGAAGACTCGATAGCTGGCTCGTGGATACAGGAGTCTGATTACGACGTCCTAGTGGACGAGGACGCTGAAATACGCGACGCAGATACTGGCGCAGTAGTCGCGCGACTTCGCAAAGCAGCCCTACCCGCGGAGCTATGCAAAACGGTTTGGCGTGATTTGAGAGAAAAACTAACTACTGATCCAGGTAATCGACTAACGGCAGTAGGCAATACGACGTATTTAGCAAATAGCACTAACAAGCGCGCGCTACCGGGAGCGTCTACACCGAGCGGTCGAGTAGGAGACGCTAAAGGGCAGACACTGGGTTACATGGATCGATCGGTTCGACAACCGTTTTGTCGTCAGACAGCTTGGACGGCCGAAGAAGTAGAAGCTTGGGAAAGATTCGTGCCGTTCGCGCAAGCTGTAGATCGCGTTTACGCTAATACTATGCCCGAGCACTACGCCTTCCAGCGCGGAGTCGCGGATAAGTCGTCACAAGATTTTGTAATTAGCGACACCGCTTTCACAACCGTCACAGCCAATAAAAACTTTCAGTGCGCAGTTCATAAAGACGCAGGAGATTTGCCCGGCGGCTTTGGCGTGATGACGCAATGGCGAGCCGGCGATTTTAAGGGAGGCGACATCGTGTTCCCAGAATACCGCGCCGCGATACGCTACGGCGCGACAGATGTTTTATTCGCCAACGTGCATCTATGGCACGGCGTATCCAAAATGATAGGTATAAAGAAAAAGTGGGAAAGGCTCGTCTGTGTTTTTTATTACAGAGACGGTATACAATTCTGCGGTACGGCAGCGGAAGAGCTTAAACGCGCTGCGCAGCGTAAAACAGGCGACCCGCTAAAGCGTGTACACATCGATCGCAATGATCCCCACGCGTCGGAGACGAAACTTTGATAGGTCAAAGTGTTTTAGTTTTAGCCCCGCACGCGGACGACGAGGTTCTTGGCGCGGGCGGGTTATTAGCCCAATCGACAAGGAAAGGCGCTAAAGCTTTCGTCTGGGTAGCGTCAAGCTCTAATTACACCCGCGCAGACGGTAAAGAAGTTAGACGCGCCGACCGATTAGAAGAAGCAGAAAAAGCGGCACGCGTTCTAGGAGCTATACTGATCGGAGAAACCAAAGACGCAGAAGGTAATCTAGACGAGAAGGTTGGGCACCGCGCCTTAGTAAAAGTAATCGAAGATGTTATTCGAGCCGCTCAACCTCAGGTCGTAGTTATACCAGGCCCGAGCCACCATCAAGACCATCAGGCAGTACGGAAGGCGGCGCTGTCCGCTATGAGAGGCGGACAGCGAGGGCCGTCAGTCATACTGTCTTTCGAGTATCCGCCGAGCCCTTTCGTAGACCTGCCAGCCGGTAGGGTATTTGTAGAGCTAGAGCAGCTAGATATGAACGCCAAACTCGCTGCATGGAGCTGTTATAAGAGCCAGCTCGGCTCGCACATGACAAGTCTTCAGATAGAGAACATGGCGCGAATGCGCGGATTAGAGGCTAAAGGCGACGGAATCGCGGAGCTATTCGCGCTAGAAAGGATGGTGCTTAAATGAAGTGGCCGCATATCGCTATACCGTCATACAAGAGAAGTAGTACGCTTCTCAAAAAAACTCTTTTACTGCTTTCTCAAAATCGTGTTCCTCAAGAAATTGTGACTGTGTTTGTCGCGAACGAGCATGAGAAAAGCGCGTACGAAGAAGCGCTCGCCAGCGGTGGTTGGGGCAACGCGAAGATCGCTATAGGGGAGGTAGGAATGGGCGCCATTCGCCGCTTCATTGCTCGTTACTACCCAGAGGGTGATCATGTTCTGAATATAGACGATGACGTGACTAGACTATTGGTTCGCGTCGACGATAAAAAAGTCTCTGACACGCCTCTGTCGGACGTTGTTTCGAGCGGATTTAGACTTCTCGCCAAGAGCGGACTTCGTTTATGGGGCGTCTACCCGAACAAGAATCCGTATTTCATGAAGCCTACAGTGTCAACGGATCTTAAATATATAAACGGAACATTGTGGGGAAATATCTCGAACCGCGACGATCGGCTGTTGGTGACGCTCGACGACAAGGAAGACTTCGAACGGTCTATACGATACTACGCGATCGACGGCGGAGTTGTTAGGCTAAACTACATTGCTACAGAGACCAAGTACTATACTGAACCTGGCGGTATGCAAGAGAGCCGAACCGAGCGAGGAATCACAGAGTCTGCGCATAAACTTGTACGAATGTTCCCGCAGTTTTGCTCTATAAATAACGCGCGTAAAGGTCACACAGAGGTAAAGCTAGCAGACCGACGAGGCGCGAGAGTATGAGTACAAAACAGAAAAGCCCGAGTCACCGTGGGGTTGGCGATTCGGGCTTTTCTGTTAGCTCAAGGAGTCGCGGAGCGCTCGACCTGCGTACAAATCCGTGGGACCGGATCGGCGATCGAGCCAGGAGGGGTGAAGCAGGGTGGTGCTTCGTGATCCCTCCGGCGCGGCTAACCCTTCATTCGAAGAAGCTACCTAACAAAAGCTGTGCAACGCGGGAAGCAATGCAAGGTTGAGGAAAAGCGAACTGAGAGACATTCCCAAGTCAAAAGTCCTCAACGGTCAGCTATTCACAAGCTGGAACAAACGTAAACCTCAAGCACCCAGTAGCGTAAGCCAAGAGTGGAGCAGCGTACGAAAGCGACAACGTGTGAAGTTATTAGAGAGCAAAAACAAATGACGCCTGCACAGATTTCGCCGTGCAAGGGGCTAGGACCTTCAGAGCGACACCGAAGCGCCGTCCCGAAGGTGAGGAGCCTTCTAGAGCAGACTTCCAGACGACGCAACAAAAAAGTTTCGTCAGCTTAAACTTTTTCGCAAGTCATTGATCGTTGGATGTTTTTTCGCTCGTTTCAGGAGCGTTTGGCGACGCTGGTGGTGGTGTCGCGTGTAGTCTTCGAACATGACAAAAGCACATCGCGTAAACTGATCGAGACTTGGAGACCGGGATCACAACGTATCCCAGGCCTCCACATTGAGTGCAGTTGCAGCTACACGGTGCCGCGCTCATCAGGTCCCGACTCTATCGCCGGGTTCAGTTCTAACGGCCTTCCAGCTCATGTTCTCAGTGTATAAACCGCCCTCGTCGCAACGGAAGTTACGCCGGGTTGGCTTGCAGCCGAAAACACGCTCGACGACCTGATTGGTATCGTCATCGAGAATCTCAAAGGTCACCGCGGGGAAACGCACAACATCCAGCGTTCCGCCCACCGGCCAAATCTTTTGATCAGAGCCGGGAAGCTGAACGATGCGGATCTGAGACACGGAAAACGTGACGCTGCGACGCATGATCTTTAGCTCTTTGACGTCAACGTCGCCTAAAGCGCGGACGTCTGAAACCTCGATCTCCTCACTGCCGTCTAAGTTAGTTCCCCAGCCGATCTCCACGCCGTTTGCGAGGATACGAACAGTGGAGCCGCCAATAGTACGTCTCTCGATTGCCATAGAATTCGCGTGCTCCTGTTAGATGGTGATCACAGCCGCGCTGCTTACAGAGGCGGGCTCAAGGATCAAGAAGTTGTTGGGAACCACAACGTTGTACTCGTAACCGATGCGAGTAGCGTCGCCAGCGGCAGACGTCTCCGCGTACGCAGAGTTCTCGACGTAGCGCGCAATAATCTTGGACCTAGCCTGATAACGCAGGCGGTCAACAGCTAGTCCAAGCAGACCTCTAGGATCTACGTCCACGTTCGCTGTACCGATGACGCCGGTCATGTACGCGCGAAGATCGCGAATCGACCAGTACGCGGACTCGTTAGCAGAGACCTCAATCTGATTGATATCGTCGCTGGCGCGATATGTAGTGATCGAGCGCGTCACCTTGAAGCCAAGGTTATCACGGCTGTATGTGACAACGCCTGCGTCAAGCAGCGCGTCAGCGTCGATAGTTCCATCCCATGCGGCGTTAGAGCGCACATCCAACACGCGCGGCCGCTTGAAGGTGAGCGGAGCGCCGATACGAACGCAGCACTGCATCGCGGCTAGCTGAAGAGCTTGCCACATGGGCGAGAGCCACCGACGGTTGCCGTTACGATCAAGAACACGGATTTCCTGCGCCGCGAAAGCGATGTGGCGCGAGTTGTACGCGACGGTCAGCGTATTGAGTTGATCAATAGTCTGATCCGCTTCAGCGCCCGCCCAAACGTTGCACTCGCGAGCACCTGCGCCTGCCATGTAGGCAGCGTGCGTGTGCGCGTCCTGGATAATCGTAGCGTCCTGCGAAAGCACAGCGAGAACAGATGTCTCGGTAAGACGTAGCGCCTCGAAACACGCGTCACGCGACAGTGAGGTTGTGGTTCCGGTCGTGCCGCCTCCGAGTGGAGTGCTGCTAAGCGCGTCAACGCGAAGATTCGCAAGCTCCGTCCAGCGATAAGCGTGATCACCAATGGCGCTATACGGCATCGCAGTGGCCAGCACAGCTGCTTTCACCACGTCACCTGTTGCGAGCGTACCCGAGCCGCGCAGCAATGTGCATCCCGTGAACGACGTAGCAGTCTTGCCAGTGTAGCTAACGTAAGCCGTGCCGCCGGAAAGCTCGATCGAAATAACGCCTGCGCTGGGCGCCCCAGTGGTGGACACTACGTCAATCGTCGATTGCGGAAGGATATCGCCGTTTGAGCCAACCGCCACCGTTGTCGCAAAGACGCTTTCTACGAGCTTGAAAAGAGCAATGCCGCCAGCATCGCCGCCGAGCGAGGTGGTGCTCAAGTCATTAACACCCAACGCAATCACGGTGCCCGCGGCTACGCCTGTGTAGTTGCCAAGCGCCAGACCGGTTGTGCCTGTCACGGCAGCGTATTCAGTATCGAGATCCCAATTAGGTTGCGTCGTACCCTCGACAAGCTCGGCTGAAACGTAAATAGACTCAGCGTTTACGCGACGCGCGAACTCGAAATTATCGCAACGGAGATTGATGGCGCCAACGGTCAAGTCGCTGGATTCCAAGATATCTAGCGCACCGAGTTCAAGCGACGGTGCGCGCGCGTTGAGCACCGTTGCGCTGACGTCCACGAAAGCGTTGATGACGTCAGCAACGCGCTTGAGCGTTGTTACGCCGTTTGCGCGATTCATCCGGACCTTGGTCCAAGATGCCGCGATGGTACCCGCGTAAGCGCCTACAGTGATCGAATCGACGCGGCTATACGCGTACGCCGTGGGCTTCGCCTCCACCTGTCCAATCGTGAACGCCACCGTCTCAGTATGAGCAACGCCAGTGTCTGCGCGAATGCCTGTGACAGACACGTTAACTGTACCCACCGTCGCAACCGACGGGGTTAGCAAAACCTTAGACGCACACGCACGTCCGTCAGTGGCGATGGCTTCAGTAGCTCCTCCGGCCAGATTCTTCAGGACCGTGATTTGAACTTCGCCAACAGTCTTCTCGACGAGGTCATCATAGTACGGCACAGCAGAGAGGAAGACGCCGTCAAAGTAAGCTCCGTCATACGAGACGCTCACGACCGGACCGCTTCCAAGATTTAGCAGCTGCTCAGTAGCGCCACTCTTGGTGACGGTAAGATCAAGTCGAAGCGGAGTCGCAGACGGCGTGAGCGTGACAGACAGCTGATTTCCGGTTTGTCCAGACACGCGTGAAGACAAGGTTGCGACCTGCTTGCCGTTCTCGTCATCCAGGCCAAGAGACGCAGCCGTCGAAGCCAGCGTGGAAGCTAAGAGGACCGTCTGCGGAGGACGCGTAATTCGAGCGTCAGCCGCTGGGTTGAACGCGATGTCAGCGATGAGCTGCGCCTCGTCAAAATCGCCGTAGGTGCTGAGAAGACGGCGCGAGCTAGTAAACTCTGCGACCTTGCCGTTCTCAAGCCATTCAAACTCGCCTACGATCGCAAGGACCTTATCGAGATTGCTCACCCCGCCCTGCGGGGTCTGGCGCGGGTCAGCGTAAACTCCGGGAACGCCGGTGGTGAAGCCGTTGTTGGTGATGATCTTCGTAGCCATTATTAGCGCTCCTTGTTGCGTGAAAGCATGTGGGGCTGACCGCTCACTGTCAAGTTGGCGTCACTGGTCGCGGGGTACGGCAAGTCCAGGTTCATTAGCCGCGTCAAAGGCGTCGAAGTGATGCACGCGCACCGCGTTGACGTGCAGGGGTGGATCTGTGTCATCGAAGAGCTGCTCTGATATGCGTGTCAGCTCGCCTGTGACGCGCATGTAGCGTTGCATAAGACCAAGGAAGTTAGGATGCAGACCGGCAGCCATCGCCTCGGCAGGTCGTATATCTGCGCCATTTTCGACACCCATATTGGAGTAGCCGATGAGCTTAAACCATTTCATTGAATCGTTGATGAGCTCTTGCGTAATGGTGTACAGCGCGCGGACTTCTGCTTTTGTTTTCGCGACAATCATGACTTCTATCGTAGACGTGTAAGTCGATTTTCGGTTGCCACCGAAAGAGCTTTTTATTTTCTCGTCTACGAGGTCAATAATTATCGCTGGGAAATGCGTAGGACCTGGCGACGGCGATGTCGGCTGCTGAGCGATGCGTCCATCAATGATACCGTTATAATCCGTGCGCACAGCGCATCGCGGAACGCGCGCGCCATTTTCAAGCGGGAAGAGCCCGTTGTAGATACCAGGCAGCGACGCGTCAGGAACTAGGCCCGTTAAACAGCTCACGAAACGCGCATATCCCTTTACGGGGTCACAGAACATCTGGAGGCCGTACTCTAGGCGGACAGCCATATGCGCGTCCATGTAGCTCATAGCGCACCTTCCGCGGCCTTATCGAGCGCAGCGATCGTGGCGTCGTCATGGATGTCCTGAAGCATGAGAAGAAGGTGCATAACGTCTCCGTCAAGCTCGCCCCGTCGACGCGCGCTAGCGATAACGCGGAGCGCGCCTGGTAGGTCATTTCGATTCAACTTGGCAATTTCTTTATAGGTCTCGTTCATTTGCCCCTCATTTGTAGGATGCTGCGAGCTTGTTCAAGATGGCGGACATCTCAGTAGGCGTAATGCGCGAACCGTCATCTTTACGAATCGCGTCAGCGAATCGCCAGAGGTGCTTGGTGACAGAATCGAGGTTGGCGGGTTGCGCTACCGTCTGTTCCATGCGCATACGAATCGCAGCCTCTGAAGCTGTCTTGGTAGCGTCTTTAATACCACCCACGGTGTCCGCCACCGCCGCTTTCAACACAGCGCGGTACTTGCCGTAAGTTCCCTCTACGTCCGCGTTGAAGGCGCGCTTGAGGATGTAAAGCGTAGCCATCTCCGTCGTGGCCTCTTCCAGCAGCGCTCCGGGACCGGAGTACATGCTGAGAATGTTCTCGCCCTCTTGGCTTTTGCTACATGAGTGAATGACCTCGTGCAGCACGGTGTGAAGGCTTGACGGAACGTTAGCCGCAGAGATGTCTGCGGCACCTGCGGTAGCCGGTGGCGAGAACTTAGGTTGTGACAACTGACTAGACGATAAGTTTATCCGACCTGAGTTCGGCTCAAACGAGCCATACACGTTTTTCGGTAACTTGATGACAACAAGCTCTGTTGTCTGATGAAAGTTCTTCGGATCGCCCGTGTGCCTATTTGGGGTCATGCCGTAGCTGGCCACTAGCGTGTTGACCTCTTTCCGCAACTCCTGACCTAGCGCGTGCATCTCGTCTGGCGTCGTCTTAGCCTCAGCCATCCTAGACGCCAAATAGCTATACGTCTTTGGTAGGAACGGTCTAGCGTGGCACCAGCCGCCATGGGTATGCGTCGCAGGTGCGTAGTTGACAGCCGCAGCCGCGCCGGCTTGCGGAGCGCTTTTAACTGCCTCGTGTACGGTGCCCCACGCTGACTTGAGATCGGGATACCAGTACTCCGTTTTAGTGCCCACCTTTCGAAAATACCCGCCGTGCTTTGATCCAGGTACGGGGATGAAGCCTTTTGGCGGCGCGTTTTTTACGCGCAAATCGACAACAGCCGCTTTCACGATGACGTCTTCAGCCCAAGACTGAAGCTGCTGGTAGGTGGTTTTCATAGGCGAGTCTCCTGGTATGGCGAACGCTACTTCAGAGCGCGTTCTTTTCCAAAATAGCTGCGGCAATATCCTGCGCCTCTTCACTCACCTGTCGCATAAAATGACGTGCCTTGATACCCTTGTGGATCCACGGCTTGCCGTTTTGACTTATCGTGCGCCAGGTCATGTACATCGATCCACCGCCGGGAGTGGCGTTTGGTATGCGCACAAGGCCCGCTAGCGGGTCCGTGGCGTGGTAGGGATCGAGCTTTGGCGCCATTCCCTCCGGCAGACGATTGCGACTTGTGGGATACGGACCTAACGCGCGAGCAGCCTTTTCAGCCGCACTGCCTCCGTACTCGCGTATCTTGCGCGTTGTGATGCGGAACGGCACGTAGAGGTACAGGTGACCCTTCTTAGATCGCCTGATGGACTTCGTGGTCGTGCGGAGAAGCGTGTCCCGCATATCAAACGGTGTGACGCCATACTCGACCATCTGCGCGAGCTTTGGCTCGCTTTTAAGAACGAACGTGAGCGACGTAAACGTAGTGCGGAAGTCCATCGCAGCTTGGTAAGCTGGCAGAGAAGACCGAAGCTCCCCTGTCAGCTCAAGCCACCGCTGAATCAAGGCACGCTTGATGAGGTGATGACGGACGGACAGCATGTCCTGCATCCACCCCTTCAGCTTAGCGAAAAAAGCCTTGTCAGCCATAAGCTACCTCCAGCGTCACAGCCTTGGATGATCCCTCTCAAAAATTGCCTTTTCACGTTGTAGTGCTTGGACTAACGCCTTCTCGTCGTTGACGTCTTCTTTGCTACGGCGAAGTCGCGCTAAAGCCGGCAGCACTATGGGCGTGGGTCGGGCGCTGTCGAGTATTGATCGAATAGACGACGGCGTTCGCTGAACGCGCTTCTTTAGGTTTTTTACGAGCTTTTCTAGATATGCGACTGTCTGTCCCTTGTCCCGTTCTCTTGTCGCTACCCACATTATATCTTGCTCATTCCAATTCATGTTTTCGCCACCAGTCCAATCCATAACCCATAGATTGAACTCTTTGCCTGTTGCTAGGTTATCTTCGGTTGAGTATCCAAGGTAACCCTTTGGCGGAGTTGGTCGCAAGTTTTCTATGGCCGCGTTGCGGTTTTCTGGGGAAAGTGTAGCTACATATTTTATGTCTTCTATTAGTTTTTCTAAATATCCAATAACTTGATTAGCCGCCGGCGTACCATCCTCTTCAGACAGCAATGCAAGGTCTAGGACTGTATCCTCGTCATAGTCAAACCTATCGGCGCGTTCGTCATCGTCAATACCTAGCGCGTCTAATATGTGTTCACGAAACGCGTTACCAGTCATGACATAGTGGTCTACGTCCATCTCCGCCGCGTGTGTGGGAGAGTCTACATCGCTTTCATTAACGTCTGGATGCTCTCGCACGTCCATCCACGGGCGCGAGTTAGGATACCAAGTCTGATACTTGTTCCCAACGCGCTTGTGAAAGCCGCCTTTCTTGCTTCCTGGGATAGGGGTGAAGCCCTGAGGAGGCTTGTTGGCTTCTGCCTTTTGAAGGCTGTTGTAGTTTGACTTCTCAATACGATCAGCCCAGAGATTGAGTTCACGAGTATAGTCTTTCATAGCAGTGCTCCGCTCACTTGTTCAGTACTTGCCTTTCATGTGCAAAAGAATTCGCGTCCGCGCGCTACTAAGATTCGGCACGTAGTAGTCAACGATGGCAGCGCCGCCGGTCGAGGTCTTGAACTCGTCTGGCGCGTAGATCAAATACCCGTCTGGCTTGGCAGCAACTGATTGACCGCCGCCGGGCTTCTGCTTATTCGTGGGTACGATACGGTAGCCGTCTGACGTGGTGTAATATCCAGCCTGTCCCTTGATCTTATCGAGAACGATGTCCTCAGCGCTTTTCGGCGCGTTTTCCAACAGCTGCTTCGCCTTGTCCGCCTGCTTGTATTTCCAGCTAAGAATTTCCTTGGCGTGGTTAGGCTTAGCCGCCGCTACCGGCGCGTTCGGATAGAGGTGCTCGTGCAGCGCGTCTACAAGCTCTCCGTGCGAGCTTGCTTCAACTTCTTTGTCGCCTACGCGACCTGCGTGATACTCTACGTCACCTTCCATAACCGAGACGGCGTCAGCCGTGGTCTTACCGTCAGCCGCCGTGAGGCTGAATCTTGTAGTGGGTAGGTAATCGCCGAGCGTCATTGTTTGTGTAAGACCAGAGCGGACACGCTCGACGTTATCCATGCGTCCCTGCGACAACCCGTGCCCAGGGTACCAGGTGTGATACGTGTTTCCGACGAGCTTGTGAAAGCCGCCTTTCTTCGACCCCGGGATAGGCGTAAATCCCTGAGGAGGCTTGTGCAAGTCATCGTGCTGAATGGGTTGCGCTACGTTTGGGTTATAGGTCGGCAAGATGATGGCCTTCTCGATACGATCTGACCAAAGGGCGAGTTCGCGCGTGTAGTCTGTCATAGCAGTGCTCCTTGTTCTGTTGACGTTATACATAAAAACGTTTTTTACGTCAACAGTAAATCAACTTACCTCAGTTGTTGGCGCCGGCGCTCCAGCTGGCAGCCCGACAAGCTCAAGCTGTCCGTTTACTGCCACGGGCATTTCTGTCTGAGCAGGCTCTTCACGTGTGCCCAGCTGACCTGGATAAGGGGTGGGCTGGGCGCGACTGATATAGGTATGACCCACTACGACGTAGCGCGGGTGTGCCCAGTAGGTGACGACGATGTATGACCCGACGTCTACCGAGGATGCAGAGAAGTCTATCTTGCCGCCGTCGACTATGACGTCAGTTCCGATCTCAAGCGCGCCCTGATATTCGCCGTCGCTATTAGACCAGGATAACTCTACGACTGTCTCCGTGTTGCAAACGGTCTCAGTAGTCTGCGCAGGATTGGCGCTGATGACGTGACGCTCCGCGATAGGGAAGCGGCACGCCATGGGCTCGGCCTTGGTCTTCAGCTTTCGCAGCTCGTGGACAAGGATGTAGTCGTTCAGGACCGTGAGTCGATCGTTGTGAGCAGGCGCGTTCTCTGGCAGCAGCGTGAAACGCGCTGTGACGTCATTCCACGACGTGCCAGTCAGCTTGCCGTTTTTGTCTACTTGCGCGCCGCGGTTAGTAATGATCCCGTAGGTATCAGGCTGTACACGCCAGTAGGCGCCGGTGCCGCCGCAGTTGGTGCACGTATGATCGTTCTCGCCGCCGACGAATCCTGTCGTTCCTAGCAGCGAAAACTTAGCGAGACATGGGCATGGGAAGTACCGTTCCCAGCGGATGTTAGGACATCCGCCGGCGAAATTCACGACGTCTGCGCGGAATACCTGAGGGTCAAACTGCGCCTGCGGAAAGCTAGCTGATGGTACAATCGGATAGTGGTACCGCATGGCGCAGTCTCCCTCGTATTGGCTAAATTATTCCATCGCCTCAGTGTTCTTCAGAAGAACGAGTTTGTTATCGCGAGGTCCTAACGCGCTCGCTGCGATATTGCGATTTCTCTCTACCCAGTTTGGTAGCTAGCGTTTTGAAATACTTTAACAAAGTTTGATCGTCGTCGAATTTAGCAGCCTCCACAACAGCCTTTTCGTCCCAGTTGACGTCAACGCCAGTCGCTTCTTTGATAGCGTCGTTAACGTCAGAAGGTTTCATCTGACGTTTTTTATACACCTCCTTGTGTAGTCCAAGGATGCGATTATGCAAAGAGTTCATTTCTCTCGCATCGTCTGGGTCTTCGTTTTCGCTCAACCTATTGTATCTATTCTGCAAATAAGCCATCTCCATTTTCTTAGCTACATTTTCAAAGTGATTCAATAAGGCGGTGTCTGACGAAGACGCCACGGCCCAGACGACGTCTTCTTCCTTCCAGTTCATGTCTTTCCCGGTCCATTCCTTGACGACGTCGTTAATCAAGCTGTCGTTTGTATGTAAGTTATCCATAGCTTGTGCGTGGCCTGGATCGTTCTCGTTCTTCCCTTCGTGGCTCTTTACTCCATGTCCGGGATACCAGGTCTGATACTTGTTTCCAACGCGCTTGTGAAAGCCGCCCTTTTTGCTTCCTGGGATAGGGGTGAATCCTTTAGGAGGCTTGTCTGCCTTATGAAGAGCGTCGTCAGTCTCTGATAGAAGGTTGTTGTAGTTGGACTTCTCAATACGATCAGCCCAGAGATTGAGTTCACGAGCGTAGTCTTTCACGGTCAATTCTCCTCTTTCTAACGTGTCGTTGTTTGTAACGCGAGAAGCCCCCTTTTTGACTTCGTCAACTTCTTCATAGGCCCCGCTTTCGAAGAAGTGAGGATAATACTCCTGAGCGTACTCTTCATCAGTGTCGCCTTCATGTCCGTCATAGCCAGAATCGCTCTCAGATGACGCGAGCTTGAGCGCGTCCTCCAAAAGCTCTCGACCCTTTGCGGTCATATTGCGAAGCGGATGCAGCGAGCCTTTCTTGCCCTTAAAGAGCGCGTTGATCTCGTTGTCGGTAGCGCCTGACCGCTTCATCCACGTCACGAAAAGCGACGGGTGTACATAGGAGCCGCGGCTCATAGTCATACCGTTATCAAGTCTCTCCGCGACTCGCGCAGAAACCATATCGATTACGGCAGACAGCGCTTTTATGTCTTTCTTCGCGTTACCCGTCAACTTGATTGGAGGCACTTGCGCCAGCTCGTCCGCAGCAGTCATTGAGCCTTGCAGCGTTCGCAAGTCCTTCTGCTTGAACTTACCAAAGTGCGTCTTCATGACCTTATTGGTGTCCGCGTCAGTTGCCGAGAACAGGAAGCCATCAGGTGTCGGATTTTTCGCGCGGTCGTGTAACTCTTTTACCAGCTCTGGGTCGGTCACAACACGCGTGTTCTTTTTATTTGCTTTGCCGATAAACTGTATGCGCACCGACGTCGGCGCAGTATCGTTGTCAAAGCTGAGATGTTTTGGCTTGAGCGTAGTTGCGCCTGTGGTGCCGATTTTCTCTCGTCCAAACTTGTCGACCTTGGTAGCGCGCGCTGCGGCTTCACGACTTCCAGGTCGAAGTCCAGTCTCTTCGATTAGCGCAAGAGCTACAGCCGCGTCTCGCTCGCGCTGCGATCCGGTAGTCATCGCCTTACGTAGAGAGCGCGTCGCGGCCTCCATTTGAGGAACGAGGGTGGCCAGACGAGTCCACTTCACGTGTGCAGTGCGACGGTCATGCTCAGTTGTATAGGCGAACTGGCGCACACCATCCTCGTTCGTCCAGCTTAGCACCGCTCCCTGATGGACAGCGTCAGTGCCAAGCTGACTAGGTGTAAAGTGTTCTTTGAGATTCTTAGCGGTGAGTGGGATAGGACGATTGAGTTTCATCGCGCTGTATTTTTTTCGAATATCAGCGTGCGGGTCTTCAGGCGCCTCAATCGGATTTCCTTCCTCGTCGAGCTTCGGCTTTTTCGGTTTATCTGACGCCTTCTTATCCTTCTCAAAACGCCGAACGTCAGTGTTCTGCATTTGATCGAGAAATTTACGGTGCCGCTCGCCGATCGATTCGTAAGCCTTTTGGTGCTGCGCGTCGCTTAGCTTCTCTTTCTTGTGCGTACCAACACCGACGCCGGGGTACCAGCTCTGCCAACCGTCAGCAGTCTTCTTATGCCAACCTCCATGCTTTGTCCCTGGAATAGGTGTGAAGCCTGGCGGCGGGTGCTGCTTACTACCGACGTTGCCGGCAACTCGCGGTTCAAGATCAGCGCTACCTGACTCAGAGTCTGACGTAGACTCCTTAGCAGTTCTTCGGGCCTTAGAAATATCGCTGTCGTTGTCGTTGTTCAGCATTGCAGATCCTTGAACGCGCGTTGTGACGATAAGGCGCTATCTACGACAGGTCGGTTTCATGTCCGCGCTGCCGTAGATAGCTTTTGACGTAAATTAGTTTTGTCGAACCTTAACAACAATACTTTGACCCTTGGTCACGCGCTCAGCCCATTCGAAAAGATCACCCGTATTCGCGCCCTTCTTCACCTTCGTTTGCGCCTTTTTGCTAGCCGCTATGACTTTAGCAAGCCATGGGCTTTTTTTCGCAGCGTTATACACGTCTGGAGACACAGCTCCAGTGCTCGAAGTTATTAAACCTAGAACTGCTTCGGCAGCTTTACTGGGATCGTTGTCATGAGTAAACTTCATTTCGTTTTTGAAGTCTTTCCAAAACGTTTTTGCCTCATCGGTATCGCTACTCGAAGGGCCATCTGATAGCGCTGCGGTAAGAGCGCTGTTGCTTTCATTGCTTTTAGACGTGGTTGTCTTCGTAGACGCAGCCGTTTGCGCTGCCTGCGACGCGCGTTCAGCTCGCGCAGCGTGAACGGCCTTGGCGCGCTGAGAGCGGGCGTGAGTATCGCGGTAGCCTTCGAGCATCGCGGCAGCGGCCTTGCGAGTCATCTTGACTGAGTGACCTGTCTCAGTATGGCGGAGCGTCACGTGTCCTTTGGTAGCCTTGTCGACGTGCCAGTGACCTTCCTTGCCGTTATGGCGTCCGCGGATACGCGCGCCTTCGCTGAAATGGCTCTCGTGCGCGAAGGCCTTACGCTTAGGCATGGAGTAAATATAGCGCCAAGGACGCTTGGGATTTCCAGTCGCAATACGGCTCAGGTATTTGCGCGTGCCAGCCTTCTCAAGCGCGTCTCCTGCGTTTGCAGCTGACGCTTCGACCTTAGCGTTCGCACGCCACTGACGGCAGGACCAATACCGCGCGGTGAGGACGTCGTCCGCGGTGTCGCACTTGTGGCGTGCGTTGAAGCTCGCGCGACGCGCGGGGTTGTCACGGCGGATCTCCATATTCGCGTCGCCAAACCGTACGACGCGGACATCGCCGTCGTCGTTCTGAGCGTACACGACAAACTTCTTGACTCCGAAACCCGGCTCTCCCTCGCGGATGCGGCGCGGGCTATTGTATTCGGAAGGAACGCCGACAGCGGCACCCTTGTAGAGCGATTTTCCGAGTGACTTGTTCTTGGCGTCTGCGAGGAGCTTTTCCGCCTTGGCGCGGATGTCGTCCTTCGCGCTCTCTGGGATGTTGGTCATCGCTAGGCGAGCAAGCGCGTTGCGCAGGTGTGGCAGGTCAACGTCGCCGCGCTCGTTGCGATACGGCAGATGACGAAGCGTGCGCGGAACGGTCTTGCCTTCCTCGTCCTTGGCACCGCGGTTTTCTACGTAGAAAAACGCGGAGTCTGGCAGGTTGTTGACGCGCGCCGTAGACCACTCAGCCTTCTCGATGATGGCGCCCTTCACGGTGGCCATCTCGCCGTGGCAGTACGGGCAAGAAGGATCGTTGCCGTCACAGCAGCTGCACGCGTAGCACTCGTCAACGTACTCGTCTTCCTCGCCATCCTCAAAGAGCGAGTCGAGCAGCGCGTCAGCGTTATCCTCGCTGAGCCTATGACCCACGATGAGCAGAGCACGCGCGCCCGCGAGCGGCAGCTTGCCCGCGTAAACGTCAGTCAGCACCTTGCGCAGCTCCTCAAGGTGCTCCGCATCAGCCTCTTCCTCTTCCTCGTCAAGCGCTAGCTCGCTCTCGTACTCGTCATTATCGGCGTCATCAGTATCGATGTCCAACGTGTAGTCATCGAAGGAAAACGGATTTGCGTAATCTTCATCGTAGCCCATGGTGTACCTCACAGAACAAACATATCGATTGGACGGAAATCGCGCATGGCGCGCTCGTAGATTTCTTTGGACGTATCACGAAGCATCCGGATACGCGCAGAGTACGCGCTATTTTCCGCGGATGCTGTCGTGTTGATTGACTGGCTAAGCCCGTCGATTGAGCGGCTCATAGACGCTACGCCTGCGCCGATGACCAAGTCGCCTGCTGTAATCAAAACGCTGATAGCTGCGACCACACCGGTGTACTCTAGCAGCTGTGAAGGGATACGCATCTGCGTACCTTCCTGCCCGCTATGCTGCATTGACCATGGTCGATCGACATAAGCCAAAGTGTCGCTCTGCACACGCAATACAACGCGCGCTTCCTCGCCAGGAAAACCTACGAAATCGCCTGACTTCAGTTGGCTCTTGAAGGCCGTCCCAGTACCAATGAGCTTGGTCTGGTCCTTGTTCGCGGTCAGTGTACCGGTCAGGTCAATCTCTTGATACCCTACGCGATACGTGTAGCGGATAGTCGCTTTGCGCTCGTGCATGGAGCGCGTAGTGTAGTCATAGGTGGTGGCGTTAGTTGCGAGCGCTTCTGAGTCCAAGAACAGCTGCGAGAACTTTGGCTCGACAATATCAATCGCCTGCGTGACGTCTCGAATAAGCTGCTTGCCGTAATACAGTTCTGCCTTTGTTACGCTAATCAGCGGCTTTTTATTGAGCGTAGTTAGATAATGCGAGACAGGCGACCACTGAGATAGGTCTTGCACCTCGTCTTCAACTGTCTCAGGACAAAACTCGACGTCAAACTCACCCTCAGTCTGAATACGACCTTGAAGGATGGCTTGATTGAATAGACCTTCTGGAAAGGCCGCTCTAGTGCGTGGGTCGATAAGAGATATTCCGAAAAGGTACCGCTCAACGAGCCAGTCTTTCGTTAGTCCCACATCTAGCAAACACATAGAGCGCCTCCACCAGCTAAGCTCAAGCGCCGAAGAGAATTACGGACAGCGTATCCCCGTTGGCTAACCCGGCACCGTCCATCGCGACAACGTAACCGTCGCCAACTGCATCCCACGAAACAGTGGTAGTTGTCGACTTGACCGCACTAGCAGAAGACCTCGCCTGAACAACCGCTCCCTTGGGCTCGAAATTGACGAAAACCCGGATGGGAGTAGCAGCCAGAAGCGCGGTCGTCACAGGAACTGCAAACGACGCGATGTTGGACGCGAACTCTTCAACGACTGGGTTTTCGGTCCACGTGGAAAGCTGCCACGAGCTATTTGCGCCTACCTCCGCAAACGTGACGTCTAGATTAGCGCCAAGCTCAGGGTTGCCGTCGACGTCAACGCGGTAGACGTAAAGCCTATCGTTGGCGAGATCGGTAACAGCCTTCAGACGGATTTTGCCGTTCGCAATCGCGGGTGTCTCGCCGTCAGTCTTGAGCAGGTTGGGGTGCTCGTTGGTGGTCGAGTCCTTGTTGATCGCGGCAGCGAGTCGAGTAAGCGTCTGGTCGATCGTTCCTAGCTCAACACCGATTGAAGCGTCGCTGAGAACTTCAGTACCGTTCGATCGAATTTCGTAGACGTCTACAAGCGCCGGGCTGAGCGTATTGTCAGTGATGGTAACGGTGTACGTATTAGCCGCGGCTCCAGCCAGCGCGTAAACGTTAACCACGCCCGCCTTGTTGCTGAGCTTATCAAGCTCAATCTTGCCAAGCTCAAGCTGCCTAACACGCTGAGCAAGAACAGATTGACGCAGCGCAGGATTAACGCGCTCAACCGCCTTAGCCTGCGATTCAGTAAGAGTGGTAGAAAGATCGCGATTTGTATAAGCGCTCATGTGTTTGTCCTCCTTATCGTATTTCAGTCAAGCGTGTAGGTGTAGTTGATGATGAGGCACGCAGATGCGTAGTCTGGCCCAGTAGCGTCAGCGTTATCAGACGTCACGGCGATGTAGACCAGACCGGATCCGCTGAGGACCAGATCAGCAGCGGTCGACGTGAGCGAGACGCCGTTCAACGTGTTCGCTGAGGCAGACTCCAGGTTGTATGTCGCACCGGACAGCATTGTGTTGCCGGACGACGACGTCTTCTTGACGGTGAGGGTCACCGCGCCGAGCGCAGAAGCGAAGACGGTCGGGGTGACGAGCTTGATGGAAGTCACCGTCGCGCCATAGATCGGAGCAACCGCGTAGGTGGCCCACACGTTGTTCGAAATCATGATGAGCGGGACGCGGATCTGACCTACAGGGAGGAGAGAAGCCGTCTCAGCCTGAAGGGTGCTAACGTCAGACTCAATAGCAGTGATATCCGCACTGTTAGTAGCGTTGTTTTCCTCAAGCTGCGCAACACGCTGCGCCAAGACTGCGTTTCGAAGGGCGGGGGACGTGCTCTCGACGCGCTTGGCCTGCTGAGAAGTCAAGGGAACACTGAGATCGCGATTTACTAGAGACATGATTTTGTCCTTTTCTAATTAGAGTCGTCGGACAGCAAAAAGCCAGCGGGCATTTCTGCGCGCTGGCTCTTCGCTCACGAAGCGCTGAACCGCAGCGCTACGGATTAGGCGGCCTTGGTGGCGCAGTTATCGATGATGGCCCACTTCTGCGGCTGCTTAAAGAAGAGCGCGCCCATCATGTAAATCATGAACGGGATGCTCGCAGAGGTCTGGCCGAGCGGACGGCGGATGGCCTCCATGAGCTGCGAGAAGTAGAGCACCTCAGACGAGAACTCGCCGATGTAAATCGGCTTGCGGAACGGACGGCGATGGTTGAGGTCGGTCCACGAGGTGTTCGAGACACCGGCGGTGCCGCGAGCAAACTGACCGATGTAGTCGAACTCGGTGCCGTCCTTCTCAGTACGGTAGACGCGCCAGTAACGGAGCATACCGCTCGTGTTCTTGGTGCCGGAGATGGCTGAGTCATTGAACACGAAGGTCGGCGCGTCGCCAGCCGCGGTGATGACAACGCCGTTGACGCTGATAGCGCCAGCGGTACCGCGATCACCGACCGCCACGAAGCGGTAGTCATACTCGCCGACATCGCCAGCGCGGAAGCGGCTGCCAGTAACAGTCGAGTTGACGGTGGGGGTGCCGGACACTGCGCCCACGTTGGGAGCGCCGCCGCCAACGGAGGTCGTCGGGAAGTTCGACGGCATCGAGATGAGCGGCATGGTGTACACCGGCGCGTCGCCGTACTCGGTGGTGAGCGCAAGCTCCTGCGGGCCGCCGATGTAGGACTTGACAGCTGCGCCGCCACGATCCTTGGGATAACGGCCAGCAGCGGCGTCGAGCGTCGTGAGGACGCGCTTGACGCGCGAGTCAGTGAACGCCTCAAGGTCGAGGGCGAAGCGTCCGTCAGACTGAAGCTCGCCGACAACGTCCTCGATATCCTCAGAGGTAGGAGCCTCGCCTTCAAGGTCGACAACGAGACCGCCGCCACCCATGATGGACGAGCGGAAGCCGTTGAACTGGAGCGCCGAAACGCTCGCGTCACCCTCGATAAGCCAGCGCTCGATACGACCGAGGAGCTGCTTGACGCCGAGCTTGGTGCGGGTTTCAAGGAGCGAAGCGCCGCCGTCGAGACCGCCGGAGAGCACGGCCGCGGTGTCGGGGACTTCGATATTCTCCGACATGAACTTGAGCTGCACAACGATGCGCTCGAACTCAGCCTCGGAGAAACCATTGATGCCACCTTCCGCGAAGAAGGGGTCAATCGCGTCGCTGCCCTTGGCCTTCACAAGGGTAGCCTCGTGAATAAGCGACTTGGCAACCGAGACCTTCTCAAGACGGCGCCAGAGCCAGAGGTGACGCTCGCGGAAGCCAACGTCATTCAGCGTGCCCTGAATGGACTGAGTCTGAAGGGGTCCCATCGAGGCAGTGCCACCGGCGCCGCCAACGTACGAGGGGTCAGGCGGGTAAGCCGCAGTCTCCGCCTTGTGGAGCGCGTCACGCTCGTACTCGGAGATCATATTGGCAACGCGGCTAAGCATTCCGTCGTTAACACCGGCTCCGGGATTAAATCCGCCAGCCGTCATCGAGATATTGATACCCATGTTAATCACTCCTTGGAAATAACCTCACCAGCTGGCAGAGGTCAGACAGTCACGTTGATGTCAAAGCGCTTGAGAATTTCTTCGACCGGAAGCGCAGAGTTTTCCAGCGTCGAAACAGCTTCGCCGATACGGACGATGACGTCCTCGCTGCCGCCGCCCTTCATCAGGCGGCTCTGCTCAGCGACGAGCGCCTTCTGAAGCGCGCTACGATTAACGGTCGGGGCCTGCGCAGCCGCGGCGGACTTGACGAGACTCTGCTCAGCCAGATCGTTCGGATGCGGCTTAGCAGCCGAAACAGAGCCGCGCGGAGCGCCGGTCGTAACGAGCTTGGCGTCAAGCGACTTCTTGATCTCATCGATCGAGTTGCTCAGCGAAGCAACATAATCAACGAGCTGCTCGACGAGCTTACCTTGCGCGAGCGAGCCCTTAACGAGCGCCGGCATGGTCTCATTGGTAAAGGAAACAAGCGACTCGACATTGAGCGCGGTGCCGCGAAGCATATCGCTCGTGTCTTCCGCCAGCGCGGGGCCACCCTTATGGATAGCCAGGCTGGTGTTGACGTCAATAACCTCGACGTCAGCAGCCAGGCGCAGGTCGCTTACGGCGTTGACAAGGTCATCGATGGAGAGGCTGACAAGCCCTTCCTCAGCCACATTACCAGCGGCGACTTCAGACTTGACGAGGCGATCGACGGTCGCGGCGTCGAGCCCACTTGCCTTAAGCTGCGCACGCAGCGTCTTCTCGGTCATCATAGTTAGTTCTCCTAGCTAGTTGGCTCAGCCCGCCACAACGCGGGTCATAATCTGAGAGAGGCACTGCTTCCAGGCAGCGCTACCCTTCAGAGCAGCAGCGACCGCCAGGTCAAGCTCGTTAAGGTTAAGCCTAACAGCGAGTGCCGTGAGGCGCTGGAGCGGATCAACTTCCACTCCGTTGGCGGTTGCATAATGGGCGGCGTCCGGAAGGAGGGCCGATAGCCCGTCATCCAGCACCTCAGATTCATTCATGGCTTTACGAAGCATGGCTCGTCCTTCTGGGGTTGCGCGTAAAGACGCGAGGATCGGATCGAACCAAGCGTCGCGGTTTCTAGGTGCGCCTGTGATAACGACATTGGCGCAGTACCAGCGCTTTACGTCGCGGCGGTCATTCTTGTCACGCTCTTGTGCAGCGCCCTCGACAGAATATCCAAGCCTGACGCGGTTAGACGCGCGGTTAATCCTCAGGATCTTTTCCCAGAGCTGCTTGGCAACCGGCTCGTCGTTAATCCAAAGACGGGTGGTGAGGTAATAGCAGGGAACACCGTCACGGGTCTCGCCCCGCTCAAGGTCCACCGGCTCGCCCACCGGATTAAAGACGCCCGCCGGATGCTCCATAGTGACGGCGCCAGAGTCGGCAGCAGTCATTTCACCTTTGGCCAGCGAACCCAAAAACGGCGAAAAATCCGCGCCGTCAACGCGTAAAATCTCGCCCTGCATGTCACGTCGCTCTGACGTACAAATGCCGCGGATGAGCCCCTGCTCGCCGCCCTTGGTGATAGGCTCGATTCCTGGTGTCCAAGTCGAGATTCTTTCGCGCGCGTTCATGCTGTCACCGTTGTACTTATTTAGCGACAAAGTCAAGTTGCTCTAACTAGACTAGGTTCCAGTTACTGTCGAACGACTTGCCGGGTGGAATTGGTACGACCACGCATCTGCAATTAGGGTGCAGCGGAGGTCTAGGCACTGCACCGGACATCAAGTCCTTGACGTCAAATACCTTGGGCGAGCCGCTTTTGTCCAAAAACGCGCCCTTACATTTTGGGCACGCGTCTTTCTGCGGAACCACCGCGGCCTTCTTGGTTTTGCCTGCTTGTATGGTGGACACGATAACGCCGTCATTGAACGCGGCTTGAAGCTCAGTCGTGACGATGCGCTTTACGTCTTTTTCCGTACCGTCAAACACAGGCGTCAGGCGCTCGATAGCCTTTTCAATCAGCTTATCGCGCGGCAGACCTAGCGATATCGTGTCCGCCAGCACGGAACGGAGCTTGGCGCGCACTGCGTCTTCGATTCCAGTAATCCGCAGCCCCGCACGCTCGCGCACATATTTCCATGCCTCTAGTTCTGGGGGCTTGAGCCAGTTCGGAAAGGCTTTGGTGGCTGTTGCACCTTTCGACTCCCCGCCAGGTCTGTACGCTTTTTCAATGGGGGCGCGGTCCTGAATCCAGCGCTTTATGAACTGCACCCACTTTGAGAGCTTCCACGTCCGCGACTTGTTTATGTCAGTATCCGCGAACGCTAGACCCATTATGAGGCTCAGCTCGATCGGCGATACGTCCCAGTCTTCCAGACCGATAATTACGCCGTCGAGATATGCGCGCCGGAACTCGTCGCTGACACGCGCGGCCTCTTTATCTGGGTCGAATAGCAACACGCTCAGTACGCTCGCATCTTCTTGCCCTTCATGACGTGATCGTGCATCGAGTCCATCGCGGCGCCGATCGTCCCATGAGCCTCAGGCATGAGCTCCTTACCACCTACAGAAGGCGTGTGCACCCATCCGCCACCCTTAGCGGCCTTCGAGAGCATCTCTGTCCGCAGGTTGCTAAAATTACGCATCGCCACGCTGCCGTTGGCAGGCTCAACCACACCGGAGAAACGGCTCCAGCGCTCGTTCGGCACCTGGTTGTTATCAGACGTGAGCGTGTAGAAATCCTTGTATCGGCTGAGCTCGTTGATGCCGAAATCGGGGTACCACGTAAGGTAGGACTCGCTATTGAGGTCACCCTTGTAGCAACCGCCCTTCATGCTGCCCTCAAGCGGCTCGAAGCCTTCAGGAGGCATCTTGCTCTTATCAGCGGGCTCAAGGTCCTGAGTCTGCAACGCTTGCAGCGTATTGGGCTCGAATCCGTTAACCCCGCCCCAACCCATACTAATCGCGTTCATGTTTGTGTTCATCGGACATCCCCTTTTCAAGGTCTCGCCGCAGTGCGTCGAGCCGTTTCTTAAACCCTTCCTCCAGCGAAGCGCGGATCTCTTCAATCGCGTGCACTTCGCCGTCGCGCGCGGACTTACCCTTGAACAGAGCGTCAGCGGCGTCAACGAAGCCTTTGTAAATTCGCGCGGCCAGCTCTGTATGAGTCATCGCGTCGAGCTCGCCCGGCGCGTCTTCTTGGATGGTTATCTTCATCCGCCGATCACTGCTGCGTAGCAGTACTCAGGCGCGCCACGAAGGCGCCACGCGTTGTACTGCTTGCCCTCGAACTCGATGACAGTAGGCTCACCCATACTACGCGCGTCACGCACGTAGAGGCGGTCTTCGCCTACCACAAACGGAAGGACGTGCCACTCTCCCGCCTCGTCCTTCACTAACGCGAACACGCGCTCGTCATCTTCAGCAATAGCCATAACACGCCTCCCCAGTCGTCACTTCTTGATTTTCACACCGGCCATGAAGCTATTCTTGTACGGCGCGATATTGGTGTCAAACCACGCACCAACGCCGTCTTCAATGAACAACGCGCGAGCTTTGTCGTATGCTTCCTGCTTAGACTTTGCGCCCTTCACCATATCGCCTAGATTTTCCGCAAACGTAGGCTTTCCGATATCCGTTGCCGTCTTGTCTAGCTTGGACAAGCAAAACTTCTGCGTCTCGCCTCCGTCGCCCTTGTATCCCTTGAAGCGCATCTTCCAATAGCGAAAGGCGATATTCTTGTGACCAGGCAGATTACCGAGGTTCCACCATTCGTCACCCGGCGGTTTGCGGATGATCCTGTTTTTGACGTCGTCAACGCCAGTGCCAATCGGGTCTACGATCACTTTGTTCACGACATCGTAGTACAGCGAGTTGGCCGTAAAGTCTCGTCGCTGCGTGTCTTTTTCGAGGTCATGGTCAAAGGTAGGATCGCCAGTGAGCGTTCCTCCAGATGAAAGACTCGCGGTATCCAACGAGCCGTTGGTGACGATGCCCATGCTACCTTGGTACTTGGTCCAGGCAGCGGCGTGACCACCTGCGGTGAACGCGCCGAGCAGCTCTGAAGGCGGGGTCGTGATGATTAGGTCGAGGTCCTTCACCTGACCCTTTGCCTCGTCAACAGATATCAGAGGCGTATCCCCTGACATGTTTTCGACGAGCGTGCGGCAGGCTCCGCCGATGATGTACACCTCGCCGCCCTTGTTGGTGAAGTAGTCGATCGTCCACTGGTACGACTTGGTGTCTGGCCCCGGAGGAGTCTTACCTTCTGGCAGAGTAGGCAGCATGGACGCGATGACCTGCTGCTGCCACGCTGACGCGGGATGAATCTTATCCGCACTCAACTTCGCCAAGCTGGCTGGAGCGCTCTTAATCAGCGAGACGCCCTTGAACTCGTAATGCGGAATGACCGACTTCACGCCCGCCTTGTTCTTGACGATAACGCCGCTGATATTCGTTCCGACCACAGTGAAGTGCTTGCCGTCCTTCGTCGTAATCTCGCTACCAGAGCGCATAGCGATATTTTCATTTGAAGGCGTGAAGTACTGGGACTTCTTTTCCGCTTCAACCGCGGCTGTCGCGGTTGTGGGCGTGACTGGTCCACCCTCCGCCACCCAACCGCTGTCGAAGTAGAACTTGCCCTTCTGCCCAGTACGCTTTTCGTAGAGGTCAGAGATGAACGTCTCGAAGTTATTTCGAATGTCATTCTTGCGCTTCAAAGCTGCGTCAAGAAACGCTTTTTTCTTAACTGGATCTTTGAGCGCTCCGACGGCGTCAGCGTACTTCGTCACGGCGTCGAGATACTCGCTGTCAGGAATCTTCTCAACACGCTCGATAGCGAACTTCATGTCCTTGGGGTCGAAATCGCCGAGCGCGTTGTCTCTAAACGCGCTCCAGAACTTATTGTAGTACGGAGGGGACTTGGCGTCTGGCACGTAGTCCACCGACAGCGCGTCTCCCTTACCTGGCTCGCCTGAAGGCCCTGGCGTGGAGAAAAACTTGAAGCCTTGGTCCTTATTGACGCTAACAATCTCGCCGGGTGCTCCGCTCGTTACGTCGCCAACCCATACCAGGTTTTCACCTGAGGTGTTGTGCTGGCTCATCAACCAGTCGAGCACGTGCTGATTCGCTACACCTACTTTCACCTCCGCCGTGAGCGAGCTAGGCGGAGTGCCGGCGAGCGTCATAGGATTGTCGCCCAAGTACTTCTGAAGCACAGCGTGCTTGCCGTTTGGCATGACAATGGCTTTAGTCGGCAACGCAGCTCCGGGCGTTACGTAGTTTGCAACCTTGAAGAACAACTCCTGAACCGCCGTGCGGAACGGCGTTGTGATGTTCTCGTCGTAGGCTGCTGACGCCACCTTCACCAGGTACTTGTTTCCGTCCTTTTCGGTCAGAACAATCTTGCTGCCAGGCGACGAGCCGGCTTGAGGATGAGTTTTCGAAAGAACGTTTGAGTCTATCTGGTCGATATCTGCGTAGTCCGGAAAGTTGGCGCCTGTCAGAACTGGAAGACCCGACGCAGGAGCAGGAGCAGGAGCAGGAGCAGGAGCAGGAGCAGGAGCGACGATAGGCGTAGCGATAGGCGCAGAGGCTGCGGTGACAGACGCTGACGCTGCTTGCATTTTCTCCAGCGCTTTAGCGGACGCTAACACCAAATTCAGCCAATTACTGTCGTTGGCACCTGCGTAATCTGACGGCGATACTAAACTTATAACTGCATCAAGTTCTTTGCCTGGTGTTTTGGAAAAATTATAATCGTTCCAAAAATCTTTTGCGTAATCAGGATCATCCGCCTGAGGTCCTGACGTCAATGCTGCGTCGAAAATGGATTTGACAGTAGCTGGGCTCAAGTTAGCTAGCTTAGCTACCGTGCTCTCAACTGTTTTTACACCAAGCACCTTTTTCTCTACTCCAGTAGCAGCCTGCTTTTTCTGTATCGCTTTAGCCAAAGCAATGGTGGACGCCAACCATGCGTCTTCATACGCCTGGGCTGATAAAATCGAAGCGGCGATTGAAGCGCCAAATGTTTTATCAAAGGCGTTGAGAGCGATGGCAACCTTATCACCAGCACCGGTGATTGCCGTCCATGAATGCCACCAATTATTCGCAGCGCCCGCCTTTCCAGGACCGTTTTTGAACGCGTCATCCAGCTGCTTGATAAGCGTGGGCGTTGTCCACGCCTCGAAGTCTGACGCTAGAGCGTCTATCTTTTTGAGTCCTGCGTCAGCCTTCTCAGCTTGTGTAGCGTTAGGAGGCAGCACGATGGAAGGCGCAACCGGGGCGGCGGGAGCAGGAGCAGGAGCAGGAGCAGGAGCAGCACTTTGCAGCGTTTTCAGCGCGCTACTGGCGGCTAGTACAGAGGCTACCCACGGGTTTCCATTCACAAGGCTGTAAAGATGCTCGATGTCATCAGCTTTGACTTTGCTTAGTGGATCTGGAGTAATACTTGGATTACCACTTGTCCACGCATATTCCCAAAAATCTAAGGCGTGATAAAAAGGGCTGTACTCAGTGACTGCGTCGCCGCTTGGACCATCTTTGTACGCCTTGTCAAGCATAGCTTGTAAACTGTCCGCAGATACATTGCTCGCTAGCAACACATTTACCAAGTCTTCGACTATCTTTTGTCCTGACTCGGCTTTCGCCTTTTTAGTGTCTTTAGGATCTGCCGACGGCTCCGGAGGTTTTCCACCCGCGAGCGCGTACACAAATGTATCAATATCCGGGACTTCATCAAGATCAGCAGGAGCAGGAGCAGGAGCAGGAGCAGGAGCAGGAGCAGCAGGCATCGTCACGATGGGCTGGTTCTCGCCTATGGTAACAGGGGCGATGCCTGCCGCCTTCTTCTTGTAAGTCTTGAGAGCCGCCATCACGAGCGCGAGCCATCCACTCTCTGCTGCTTCCGCGTAGTCTGCTGAAGCTGTAAGCTCGTCTGCGAGTTCGTTGTAATTTGCAGACTGCAATTTACTCCAGAACTCTTGCGCGTATTGGCCGTCTTTAGCCGGAGGCTGATTTTTAGCTGCGTTCTTCAGAACAGATGTCACGCTAGCTAGTGTCATCGGCGCTAGCTTGGCCTCGATATTTTCGACCGTCTTTGCGCCTAGGGTTTGCTTTTCTAACGCCTGAGCGCTGATAGGTGCAGCAGCTTTGGGCGCTGTCTGTGCTGGCTCCGCCGCGTGAACTTGCGCGGGATACGTACCTGGCTTGATCGGCTTCTTCAGCTCAGGCGCGCTCGCGGGAAGCTCGTACTCGACGTGATAAGAGCTAGCGTCAACAATGCCGTGCGCGGACGGATCGGCAATCTTACCATCGCCGGTCACAATCCAGGCGTGCTTGACCTCTTTGCCGTCCGCATTCTTCACCGTCCCGACTGCGAAGACAGCGTTCGGGTCTGTCTTCGCGCGCGCCATAAGCTCTTGACGTGCGTTCTCTGCGGACGCATGAGCGGGTGCCACGGCCTTTGGAATCTTCGCTTGCGTCTTATTGCCTGCGCTCTGCGGCGGATACCAATACACCCAATCGAGACCCGTCCAATGACGGTAACCACCGATCTTCGAATTCGGCACCGGCGTATACCCTTTGGGCGGCATCGCCAGTGTGCTCTTCAGAATGCGGTCTGCGGATTTGATGACGGCCTTGCTCACCGTCTTGCTAGTCTTGGCAGACTTGCTTTCCGGAGCTTTTGATTTGGGCTCTTTGACCGCGTTGAGATACGCCTTACCTTCAGGCGTCTGCGCAAACTTCTGCTTCGCCTCTAGACGTAGCTTGGCGTACGTAGCTTTCGCGGCTGCCATGATTTCGCTGCGCTGCTGATGGTCCTCGTTGGACAGCTTATCGACGCCGCCGGCTTTGGCCGGATACCACGTCTGCCAGCTATTACCGACGCGCTTGTGATAGCCGCCGAACTTGGAGCCGGGAATAGGTGTAAACCCCGCGGGTGGCTTCTCCCCGTTGCCCTTAGCGATCGCGTCGCTCTCCTCAAACTGAACGAGCAACCAAGCGTGACGAAAAAGCGCTGAGTAATCCACAGTACACCTCGCGTGTTAGACGCGCACCTGAACAACGATTGGCTCACGCTGTGAGCCGCGTGAAACGATAGACCAAGGCTTGCCCGGACGCCACGTTGGTGGAGGCTTTACTAGGCCTCGCCTGACGGCTTCTGCCACGGGACCTGCAAGGCTCTTGGTGATCTGGTTTATCGAGCCGCCGTGCTTTGGGTCTCGATACAGCGACGCCATAAGCGAGGCGTCATCGAAATCCTCGAACGGAGCCTCAGGCTCTTCTTCCTCACCGGGCGGCATCTCTCCACCCATGCCCATATCCATACCGCCACCCTCGCCACCTTGCTGCTGGTTCATGGCGTCCATGGACTGCGCTTGCGAGATGTACGGGTTGGCGATGACGTCGCCGGCGGACCCTGGAATAGGCTTGAGGTCGTAGCGAGCGCGGATCTCGTTCACTGACATGAACGACTCTAGCATCTTCTTGTCGATATCGAGCTTCTCGCCCTCAGTCAGCGAGTCAAAGCCGGTGAACTCGAACACGAAGGTCTCACCGTCCTTGAAGCGCGGCAGGAACTTGGAGTTGATCCAGCTCTCAATCGACCGCAGGCGCGGGCGCAAGCCACGCGCGCGGCTCATCTCATATCGCTCCGCCGGTCCGCTGCTGTTGAGCGCGGATTGGCCTTCGTTGCCGAACTGCATGTTGAGCGCAGCAACCGGGTCGACGCCATACGCAGCGCACACCAGCTTGACGTTGTAGAAAAGCCAGTTGGTGAACTCCATCTCCTTGTTGGAGTTGGAGAGGTTGACAGACTTGATGTCTTCCTTCTGCGACGGGTCGAGCTGGATGATCGGCATCCGGCGCTTAGCCGCTGCCTGCGAAAAGTTAGCGTCGAAGGTGCGGCGCATCGCAGAGAAAGCGGTGCGGTCCATCGTCGACATGATCGCGAGCAAGGACGAGGAGTGAATGCCGGAGGTGAAGTTGACCGCGTTGTAGTTTTCCGCGCGACCGAAATTGACTAGCACGTTCCAGAGCATGTGAAGCTCAGGGAATCCGTAGTCGACAAAGCGCATCCCGACACGCGGGTTGCGGATGCCGTAAATCATCTCCGGCTCGTCCCACTCTGCCACCACGCGATTCAGAACCCACTGGACGTAGCCAGACTCGCCCCACTGCCCGCGGTCATAGTACTGCTGCGAAGGCTCGCGACGACGCACAGACTGCGCATCGTACACGAACATTCCCATGGGCTCAGTGTTGCGGAAGCCAGAGGCCTCTAGGATCTCGATAGGCGCAGCGTCGTAAACAAGCGACTCGCGCATGAAACGCCGAACCGTGCCTTCAAAACCTCCTGACTGATACTTACCGCCGCCACGCTCAATTACGCGCTCGATTTCGGTCATCCGCAGCTTCTCAGCCTTAGTCGGATGCCGGCTTGTGTCAGCGAGCCTCAGTCGAAAGCCAAACGTATGCGCGACCGTCTGGCGCTTGGCAAACTCGCACACCTCTGCGACAGCGTGATTGATGACCAGTGCAGGCACTGACATCGACGCCAGCTTCTCTAACATCCACCACGGCATCCCGTCAGTGCCTGGATGCGTAGGATTGAGATTCGCGTCTGAAGTGATGCGACCTATCGCGTCAACGGGATCGAACGCGTAACCAGCGGGTCCCGGCTCCTCTTTCTTAGCCGCCTTGAAGAGCGCATCAACCGGGTCCGGTACGTCAAACGCCGGCGATGACGCCGTTGGCATAACAACCGCGCCCATATCGGGCGCACCACCGCCGAGGAACGCTCCTGGTCCTGACTTGACGATAACCTCGTCAGGCGCGGTCTGCTCCGCGGCCGGTGTCTGCGCCGTGTCCTGAGGAGGTCTAGCAGCGTCAACAAACGCCTCAGAGGCGCGGCGGGCTAACGACCCTGCCGCTCCCCCTAGAGACGCTGCTAAGCTGTTCAAACGGTCCATAATCGACATTTGGTATCCCCCAGTCAGCCCGCAGCGTTATCGTCGACGCGTTACCTTGGAACGCACGATGCTACCGGACTTCCAGAACATGGAAACGCCCCGCTCGTCTACCTTTACCCAGGTATTTTCTTCGCCTAGAACCGGCGCGAAACCTACAGGCGGCTTAGCCATACGAGTGTCCGCCATCAACTTGAGCAAGTCGGGGTACTTGCCGCCGATGAGCATATGGCGCGCGAGCTTGGCCTCAGAGGTGCCGTTGTACTCTTCGATGAAGCGCTTGAAGGACGCGCGCAAAGCCTCAGTGTCAATCGCGCGCTTAGGCTCGCCGTGCGTCACGTAAGGCAGCACAACGCCACCGCCAGGGGCCTCTAGCGCGAGCATCATAGCGTTGCTAGCATCCGCCTGTGACCGCCAAGTGCTGCCCTTGCTGACGGGCTCAGATGCCAAATCAGAGTAGTCTCCGTCCACAGCGCGTTCCCCAAGCGCTGCGCGAATCTCTCTTTCGTACATAAAGTCGTAGTACCAAAGCTCCGCCTGATTCTCGTAAGAAATCTGCTCGTACTGCATACCGACAGCCTTCTTCAGTTTTAGAAGCGCTGTCTCCGTCTCGTCTAGCTCGCGTAGAAACACAAAATGTTTATTTATTCCGCCTAGTTTCGACGTTACCTTGGAGTCGTTCTTTAGCTCAGGATGGTTCTTAGGGTCACCTCGATATACCTCTTCAACCGCATACGATCCGCTCAGGATCGTCTCATACTCGCCTGTGTGAACGCTCAACTTGTCTACCCGTAAGCCTCTAGTAGCGTTCCTGACAATATACAGCGTTGAGGCGTCACCAGTGCCGCCAAACTGTGTTAAAACTTCAGTTGATGAACTAGAGCCATCGTTCATCGTAACAACTAGCCCAGCGTGCAACGCTTTGACTGAAAACTCGTTTGTCCTCATGTTGCGGTAAAGTTTTTTAGGTACAGGCACCGCTGCGGGTCGTCTGTTACCTAAAATCTGAAGAACGGCGTTATTGCGATGAACTGAGTCATCCGGAAAGTTAGGTTTGATGTCGATGATGTATGGCTTGAAATTATTAGCTGCGGCAGTAGTCCCATCCTTCGTTATCTGTCTTTGCGCGTTATAGACATCGCGCACAGCTTGCTCTGATATGTTAGGCGCAAGTCCTTGCGATTTATGATCTTTGAGCAAGCCGACGTAGTTATAAGCGTCAAAATAGTTATTTCCATTGGCGTGCAGCCAAATGTGCGCACGAGCCAACTCTTCCTTGTATTCCATGGTGAACGTCTTCGGATCGCCAAAGTCAGTCGCCAAGTACTTAGCGCCGTCCTTGCCGGTAGCGAATGTAGCGCCTCCGAGTCCGTTGTCTCCGAGTGCGCTAGACAGCGCTGCGGCGTCCGCCTTTAGCTCGTCCAATAGCGCATTGTTTTTGGCGATGGACACGTTCCACTTTCCAGCAGTGGGCGACTTCGCCTGTACAGGCGAACTAGGTGCTACCGCTACCGGCTTTCCATAGGACGTACCGTATTGCTGTGTATATGTTTTCTTCAGCTCATCGATAGTCTTCTGCATCGCTTCACTGTTGATAATTTGTGACGAGGCAGCGTGAAACTCAGCTATTTTAATCGCGTCCTTTTTCAACTCTTCCGCACACTTGGTGTAAGCGCTAATCAGACGCTTGTTTGTTAGGCTACCCTTATGCTGAGACCAATCTGAGCTGTCAGGCACATAGAACTCGTCGGAAGGTGGGAGCGCGTCCCAAGCCTTTCCTGCTTCACCTTTAGGCCGCTGAGATTTCAACTTTTTCACTGCGTCCTCTAGCTTCGCAGAGGCATTGTTTCGATCAGCGGCCGTGGCCAAGAAGTCTATCTTGCTTGAGTATGGCAACTTTCTAGGACGAAATGCTTTCACATAGCTATCATTGGCAACATATTTGGAAGCGCCGGGGTAGCTTGCCAAGAGCTGCTGAACCGCGTGCATAGCTGCTGATTTAGACTCTGTCTTTTGCTTCTTGGTAGCACCCCATGAAGTCGTTACTTCTACTGTCTCGTAATTGAGCACGTCTAAGTTCGTTGGCGTTACTTCAGAGTCTTGAATTAGACTAAAGTCCTTATTGTCAAGCGCGTCAATGACGGCATTCCAGTCGCTCTTATTGGAATCCGTCATGTTGATATTCCATGGATACTTGAGACTACCTGACAAATTTTTGTCCTTGGCTATGTTTACTATAACGTCTCCTAAAGAGTACAGTTTTGGAGAGCCGGGCGCAGTAACCGATAAGTTGGTAACGTCTTTGAACGCGCTACCAACTGCGTGATTAGTTTGAGTGATACCAGTAGGCCCGGAATACGCCGCGCCTGAACTTGAGCTTGAAGCTATAGAACCTGGTACTTCAAAAAGCTCATGCACGTTAATGGTGGTCTCAGCTTTCGCAGTGAAGCAGTCAGTGATTAACGCCTTTCCTATAGGCGACTCGTAAAAATTGCTCTCGTATTGGTAGCCGGTAGCCCAGGTGTCGTCAGTAGCCGGCGATTGCTTGAAAGCTGCTTTAACATACGCAGCACGCTTTTTCAGGAACTCGTCGTAGGAGCTAGCGTGCTTCTCGTATTTTTTGACGAGCATATCAACCATTGTGCTTAGAGCTTCCGCGGCTTTAATCGTTGCGGCGGCTGCAATAACGGCTTGCTGCTCCGCGGTCAGCTCTATCGGTTTAGCTGCGATCTCTTCTTCGATCTTAGCCGCTTCGACGATGACCTTGGCGGGCGTTGCGTCTGGAATGATGTCCTTGACAGACTCAGCAGCCTTCGAAGAAACGTCCTTCGCCTTATCGCCCAGAGCCTTCAAGTTCTTGATCTTGGCGACTGCGGACTGGAGGTCTGTCTTAGCAAACACCGCTGTGGGCTCGCTTACAGCCTCGTGTCCCTGGTCGAAGATAACATTCTCAGCGTGCCATGCGCCTGACGCGTCCTCGTCAAGCTCGTGTGCTTCGCCGGAGTAGAGCGCTTCTTGATTCGGTTCAATCTTCCAACGCGACATGAGCGCTTGCAGGATCTCCTGCGGCACGTTGCTCGCGCTGTCGATGCTACCGTCAGCCTTGACGCGCATAAGCGAGTAGGTACCCGACACGTCACCGGGCATGACCTTGAACTTGGCCTGATGGTCAAGAGACGCGAACACCTTGTTGAACACGGAGTCTTCAAGCGCTGGGTCCGTTGGGTCCCAGTTATCTGCCTTGACCTTGACGATTTCGTACTGGTTGCCGTCAGCGTCGCCAAGCACAGCGATATTCGAGGTTTTACCGTGTATCGATTGCTCTAGGTTAACAATAATCTCGTGCCAAAGCGCCGCTTTATTACCGAAAAACTCTTTTAGCGCGTCATAGCTGGCACCTTTCACGTTATAACCAAGCTCGGTCAACAGCTTTCGCGCGTGTAACTCTAAGTACGACGTGCCGTGCTTCTCTAAAGACTCAGTTACCTTTTTCTGAAAGTCAGGATCAGGATACCAGTACAGGGTTTTCTTGCCCGTCTTCTTAAACCAGCCGTGCGAACGACTGCCTGGGATGGGCATGTATCCTGGAGGGGGCTTCTGAGGTTGCATAGTGGTCGCGCTCCTTGGCCGAAAGGTACTCGTGCGGTTTTACAATGGCAAGTTGTAGAGACCGCACGGCTTATCGGTATCAAATACCCAGCTCATCAACGAACAGCGAGAAACGCTCTCCGATAGTGATAGCCGCCGGGTACTTTGACTTGAGATGCTTCACGAGCCGATGGAACTTTTCCTGCTGCGTCTCAGTGTCGAAAACAACGTTGTACTGAATGACTGGCGGCGGAGTGTCCAAGCTAGCGCTGAGCTCGTCTTTTCCGGCGTCCTCTGGCTTTAGCTTTTCCTTGGACGGCTTGATATCCTCCGCGAGGACGTCAGCTGTCGAAAACGCGGCGATCAGCTCGTCAAGCCTCACGTCGACTAAAACGTCTGTGTCAAAGGTTGACGATCCTTGAAGCTCGCCTAGAAGCTCCTCTAGCTTGCTATCATCCCAGGTTCCCTGGATAGCAGGATTGTTGAGCGTTAGATTAGCGGCTCGCTCCTGCTCCTCGTCGAAGTCAACCACCTTGACCTCGACCTCTTTCTCCCCGAGCGCTTTGAGCGCTTCGAGCCGCTGGTGGCCGCCGACCACTCTGCCCGTTCGGATATTCCATACGATGGGCTGCATCTCTCCAAACACAGCCAATGAATTCTGGAGACCCTCTAGCGCGTGCTTAGTGATCTTTCGCGGGTTGTAGTCCGCTGGGATGAGATCGTCGATATCGATGACCCTAGAAGGCCAGCGCTTTACGAGGTTTGAAATAGGTTGTTGCGGCTGCTTTTTACCCTTAGGCATACTAATTCTCCTGATAATTACTGAGCGAGCCAATCGTTCAGCTCGTCCCACACCTGAACCTCGCGCACCTGCTCACGCTCTACCGCACGCTGCGCGATTCCGTCGTTGCGTACCTTAGCCGCGCGCTGCTCGTATTGCTCCGCGTCTTCATCGACTTTTCGCACGGGCTTCTGATCTATCGTCTCCGTAATCAGCGCGGTCATAGCGGTATTCATCGGCACGATATCTGCGAGACCGAAATGACGCTCGCCTAGTCGACGTCTACAACCGTCCCACGCCATGTAGACGCTCATTGCTCGGTCGCCAGTGTGTACGCTTGGATCAGGCGAGTAATGCAGCAGGTCCTGAATCCAGGCCTCTACCTCGTGGTGCACCTCGCGATAGTCGCCGCAAGGTATCGACCAGAGCTTAGCCTTCATCTCTACGCCGATGCCCTCAATACCCCACTTCGGGTTGTGCTTGTCGCCCGTAGTCGTGAACGGAACAACCTTACGCCGCAGGTCTGGCGGGAAGGTCAGACCAAAGCCGGAGAGATCGCCCTTTAGCGCGCGCGAAATAACTACCTGCGCGCCGTTGCTCTCGACGAAAATAAATCGCGGATTCCACTGCTCGTTCGCTAGCACGATATTGCTGAGCAAATCGTCGAGCATCCAGCGCCCCGACTTTATCTGTATCAGCTCTACCCTACCGACACTGTCCACCGCGATCACGCTGATAGCAGAGCGGTCACCACGCTTCTCGATATCTGCGAACGCCAAGTCTACCCCCACGTAGAACGCGCGCTCGTCGTTTTCTAGGCGCTCTGAACGCATCAGGGCTACCCGGTGCTCATCCACCATGCCAGCGAGCCTGGGGACCTTACAGCCATCAAACCACTCGCGCTTGAAGCGCGATGTAGCGTCAGACGTGGTGAGGCACTCGAACGCGCGCGCAGCTTCCGCGGGTGGAAGACTTGCGTAAGCCCTATCGAGCTTCTCCTGCGTCCATACCTCTGGCCATGTAGTCTTTCCGTTGTGGTCACGCAGCGGAAAGCGCGCGCTCACCCATCCGTCAGCAGACTTCTCAGCGCTGAGCGCTTTCTTGTATACCTCACTAGCCTCCGGCTTCTCGCTACGTAGCTCTCCCGTGTTTTTAGCCGCCTCTTCGAGCGACGCTGCGTCAGCCAGCGCTTCGTTCATTGAACCGGACGCGATGACGTGCATAGCGTCCTCCGGGTGCCACGCGTTCCCCATGAGGATCGCGATGTTGACCTTTGAGCCGAACAAACGGGTGAGCAGCGTCGTCAAAATCCACTGGAGCGTTTTCTCGCGCTGGTCTTGCGTACGCGTGTTAGCAAACGTCAGCACGTCATCAACCAGCACTACGTCGAGACGAGCGCCGAGGATATTACCGAACAGGCCGCATGACTGGAAGCTCGGATCGCGCGCGGTAGATTGTCTGTCGACTGTGATCGCGTGCGTATTCCAGACCGTGCCTTGACGACGGCTCTTTATCAGGTGCGGAAACACCTGATGCAGCTCGTCATACCCAGGGGTATGGGGATCGTCGACGTAGGCGCCTACAGTGCGGACGGACTTCTTCGCTAGTCCGTCCGTGGCTTGGACGATGGCGATATGCAGGTCAGGGTTTCGGCCTAACAACCAGAGCGGATACCCGACTGAGAACTGCAACGACTTGCCAGTACCCGGCGAGCCCCACATGACGACGCGGTTATTACCGCGCACGAGGCTGTGCATAGCCTCGTGGAAAGGCGCCTGAGCGATAGCCTTACCGCCGTCACCTTCTGCCTTCAGCACGTACTCGCAGAAAGTGGACGACTCGTACCTAGCCATGACCATACGCGCAGCCTTTGCAGCGCGAGCTTGCCGAACCAGCGCGTCAGCGAATAGCGGGTTGTTCTTAGCCTTCGACGCCATGTTTACCAGGCCGCCGAGGCTTAGATCATCGCTGGACTTTAGTACGCGTATGAGGTCTTCATCGAACATTAGCCACCCCATGGAGTGGGATCAGCTATATCCGAGGAGTGGTGGCCCGCGCCACCTATATCTCACGCCTTAACGAGCCTGAGACGAGACGCTAGATAACGAGTCATCGTGAGGCTTGGAGTCTTCCACTGCGCGTCAACGCTGGCTAGCATATCGACCACGCTTGGGTCGTCGTTCACTAGCGCCTCGAAAAATAATGCCCGCACGTTTTCCGCTGCCATGATTATCTGCTCGACGTGACCTTCAAAGCGCTTGAGGAACTTGCGCAGCTCGTCAGGCGCATCCACGTCACTGGGGCGCGCGTGTGACTGTATTGGTATCACCGTGTCATGTACCTCGTGACGCTCTGTAGCCTTGTAGGACGTCCGGCATACCGCATAGGAGTAGTGCAGCCTGAAGTCTATCGCGTCAATCAGCAAAAGGATATTGACGCCCAGGAACGACGCGTTGCCTGAGTAATACGCGTTTTCGGAGTAATACGCGTTTTCGCCGATATGAAGCGGCGTCGAAAAGCAGAGCGGGTTATTTGAAAAGTTTGACTTGTGAGACTTGCTGACGAGTGTTTTCGGTAGATACGTTTTCACGTTATGTATGATCGCAGCGTTCAAGTCGTGCATCGTAGCAGCTCCGCGCTTGAACTCTGATACCGCGTCATCTGCGGCGGTTTCCGCACATCTGATGGAGCCCGTTACGCTGTAGAGCAGTGACGTTGCCGTGAACTCTAGCTCGCCGTCTAGCCAAAGCTGGCGCCGCGTGTCGCGTTTAACTTGGGCCAGCATGGGCGTTGCCGCGTCGAAGAATTTTCGGTCAGCGTCAATATCGTGTCGGTCTATGCCTTGCCGGATCTTAATCAGCCCAAACACGTCGACCAACATGCTGATGGTGCCGTGCGTCAATTCATCGTTGACCGGTTGCCAGTGTCTAGTGCCGTCAGGCGCGCAGCGTGAAGCAAGGCTCGCCATAGTATCCGCAACCTCGTTGTACACCTCTCCACGGTGTCCTCGAACGTGGAGAAAGCACACTGACGAAAACGCGGCTACAACCTGTCGGATGCTGATAACTAGCGCGTGATTGCTCGCTACGCTGTAATTGCCGGAGATGACTCCTAGCGCGTAAGTCGAGTCGCTGATGATATCCAGGTCGATATTAGTACCAATCGCGTTGCGCAGCATTTTTAGGCCGTAGAGAATGGCCTTCAGCTCTGCGACGTTGTTTGTGACCGCGCCCTCACTATCGTTTGGGTCCATGTGCGTGTGCGGTATAATGCCGCCAACGGCTATCGCTGGTGTGCCTGCCGGCGTGACAACGCACACGCCCCAGCCTGATTGCGCTCGCTTTTTGCTATGCGCGCCATCGCAATAAAGCGCCCACGTACCTTCTCGACGCCACGCGGTCTGCGCCGGTATCAAAGAGCGTCTCCGGTGTCGGCAAATAGCTCTAGTTGCCGGTGCGCGCTGCTGCTCTCTGCAAGCGCTCGCGCCACTCGCATGAACGCGAAGCCAAGGTTTGCGCAGTCAGTAGCGTCTAGCGTGAACTTCCTCACGTCTCCGTCTTCATCGTATTTTCGACCGCGCAGGCAGTCTCCATCCACGCCTGTCGTAAGCGCGAGTCCAAGCACCTTGTTTATCGTATCTAGCGCGTCATTAGCCATGATCCACCCCTCCTGTTGCTCGCCAGTCACTGCCCGCGACTAGTGATAGCGCTGGTCTCAAGACCGATATTTTTGACGCTCCACGCATCAGCGGCTGAGTCAAAACACAAATCAGCTATCACAAGCGCTTCCACGTAGAACGCCATTCGCGCAATAGCCAGGTGATCGCTGTCTGATATTTGCACGCACACGTCTGCCGCGTACGGCGTCTCGCGAATAATGGCCGTCAGGCGATCCAAGTCCAGCTTACGGATCAAGCCCGTTACACGTCTATGCTCGTCAGTCACAATCATACTCCCCTCCGATTACGGCTGCGGCCGCCGATACTGCTGAAGAGTATCGCGTTTGGCGCGACAGCGACGGAGACGCGATCACCCACAGCTTCTCACCACCGTCGTATAGACATCTCGGAGACCAGTCAGGATCCTTCAGTATCGACCGAGCCAACGCGATGACGCAGCCTACCGTTGCCGGGTGCGATAGGTCTGGAAGCTCTGAGGGCTGCTTTAGTCGCAGCAGGCCGCGCTCGTAGACGGTCACCATCTCGTGATTGCACGCGACAACGACGCCGGGTGAAAGCACGCCGTGGGTAACCATGCCGACGGTCCAACGCCAATTCTTAGATGCTACGAGTTGTTTAGCAAGCAAAACTTCCTCCATTCCAAACAGGTAGCGATTAAGAAAGCTCTATCGCAGCGTCAAGAAAACTAAAAACGACGTGCTCTTTAGGTAGGCACAGGCTTTTATACGTATCGCGGAGCATTTTAAGCATCCCAGATAGTCCGGCGAACGACTCGCGGTTGCTGCGCATACTGTCCAGGTTGCGCGCGTAAAGCGCTTCTAGCTCGCGCTTGGCTTGGTCGCCCAGTATTGCTAGCCCACCGATCTCAACCAGCCTGTGGAGGCGCAGGCTGTTCTCTATGATACCGCCGTCCGCAGGCTTAACATCTAGCACGTCGCTGAGCGACATATCGTGCTCGGCGGCAGCTGCGACAAGCTGTCCTTCGCGGCTGTAGAAGTCTTTGAGCAGGCTAGTGCGAGCCCTTGCGTCTTGGTCTCGCAGATATGCGTGCTCTAGTAAGCCAAGAACGCAGCAAGCGTCTAGCAGCGTCAACGTGTCTACCGCGGTAGCGCCTTTGAGCATGGCAGACGCAGTGCCGGCGGTTGCGGTTAGTTCAGACGCTATCTCGTCAATGTACGGTTTCATTGCCTCTCGCAGCCTAACGGTTTCAGCGGCGGACGTAGCGTCCTCAAATTCCACAAGCGTCCATGTTGGACACTTGTCCTTCAGGCAATACGTCATGCTTGTCGTTCATGAAAAAATAAGAATCTTCAGTATAGCAACTGAGAAAGCAAACACAGGGGGAAAGGTGAGGATAGATAGAAATGTCCACATGTCATCATCCTACTCGAACCCGTCCTGAATGTATCAGAACAAGTCGATGAGTTTGTGCTTCTTGAGCTCGCCCTCGACCTCCTGAAACAGGAATTTGTCGAACGGGTAGCCGAGGCCGTGACCGCTAAACCAGCCGGTCACGGACTGACCTGGCGTGCGGCCGACGTAGTTGAACTGGGCGCCGTGCGACTTGGCAACGGCGTCCAGCTTCTCAATCTCTCCCACGGTCAGGAGCGTCCGGGTGTGCAAGAACATGAACTCGCTCATGCGTTCCCCCCGTCCTTCTCTTGGCTCGCCTCAGCGACCTTGCGTGCCCAGAAGCTGAGCTTCACAGACAAGCTCTGAACGTTGGTCAGTGTGGCTTCAAGCTGCCCAGCCGTCCACCAGTCCTGCGAGGTCCAGTGAGACGCGTTCTGCACGCGTGTGTCCTGAATATACTTGTCGATTGCGTCGATGGACGCACGCAACGATTCCAAATGAGCTTCGATATTCATCAGTAATCTCCTCCACGGTTTCCGCGCGGGCCACCAATTGGGTTACCATGCTCGTCCGTCAGCCAGTGGCGTGAGGAGGAGTCGTAATCTCGAAAGAACTCCACGTCACGCTGAGGGACGCGCGGCACGATGCTGCGGGGCTGGTAGCCCTCGCTGCCGTCCTCTCTGAGATGGTTGGGAAGGGGGTTGCGGTAAGTCTTGTCAGCCATGAGTCATTTCTCCTTATGCTTGAGCCAAGCGTCGAGGTAGTTGTCTAGGTCTTCGCGGACGAACGACACAGCGTCGTCCATCTGGTTGATAAAGTCCTTCTCGGACTCAACGGTCACAGCTTCCATCTTCACAGGGACTGCGTCAGCCATCGTCTTGCTGTAGTCGAAGTAATCGACCCACGGTACGACGACGTACTGATGCTGGAACTCGTCCCACGCCTCGCCCCACTCGACGAGGGAGGCCTCTTCGGCTGCGGCTGCCGTAGTGACAAGTCCAGCGAACCACCCCTCAGCTAGCTTCTGAGCTGAGCAGATGTAGGTCGCGCAGTCCTTTGCGAACACCCAGGCTTCGTACAAGTCATTGTACGGAGGCGGATTCGAGGCTTGCGTCAAGTCCACCTTGATGAACTTGACGCAAGCCTCGAATCCGAAGGGCTTGAACTCTTTCTTCATCGAACGCCCTCCATCGCGGCGATTTCTTTGAGTCTGGTGGTGACGTCATCGGGCGTGAGCCACCCATATGACGTGCCCGTGAACGCGCCGCTGCTAAGCACGGCGAGCTCGTAGAAGCCCTCCGTGCCGCCAGCGGAATTGCTGTGGCGCACGATGGACGCGCCGTAGCCGTTTGGGTATTCGACACGGGCAACAACGCCGTCAAACAGCGGCTTGAACTGAACGCCGTCGAACATAGGCTTGAACTGAAGGTCATTGAAGGTCATGTTGTTCTCCTAGATTAGAAGGGCACGAGATGGTCGAACATCTCGCAGTCACTCTGAGCTGCGGGAGTTGAGCTTTCGAGCTTACGCGGAGGCTTGCGCCTTGCTGTCCACGTGCCGAGTGAGGCTCGCTCTACCTTGAGCTTTCGCTTAGGCGGACGCCACCACGTGCGGTTGCTGTAAGCAATTCGGCTGCATACTCGAAATTCGTAGCGGTGCATCTTCTCCCCTCGCGTCGTTACCTCGTAAGGTATAGAAGCAAACGTTTTTCGCGTCAACAGAAAAAACGCGTTCGGGGCTGTTTTTTCTTCGAGACGTCCTGCGCCACTTCGAAGATGCGGAGCAGCTTCGCGTTGGTGGTGCCGAGGAGGGCCTTCTTTTCGGCGTCTCCGGCAGAGACGAGCCTCCAGAGGAGGTCCTCGCGGACCGCGGATTCCGGGTAGGTCAAAACCTATGCGACGCGGTGACGTTCAGTCACGTGCGCTAGCGCGTAGTCGCCTCGATTGAACGGGCTGAGTCTAGAGACCTTAGCCGCTGACGATCTTGGCTTCTGACGCGGTGTATATGCGAAAACGCTAGGTCGTAAACAGGGCCGCAGCTAATAAACGACGGCCAAAAATACGCTAAAATGATTACCACTCGATCAAGGGTGGCTGAGCGCGGTCCTGTATCGCCGGGATGGACGTCGTGTTCGCTCCGCCTGTGTCCCTAATGGGCGGGTGATCGAATAAGAGCAGGTAGACCAAGTAAGCGATGAGAGCGATGAGAGCGAAGAAGACCAGGTTCACCACGATAGCGCCTATGGACCTAGCCTTTGTGAAGTCATCTTCTAGTCTCATCGGTACTTCTCCAGCTTCAGCGGTCGATGCTGCTCGCCCATATAGCAGGCGGCAAGTCTTCCTCGCTGCGTAGCGAGCAGGATAGAGATCGTGATGAGCGTAAGTCGAAGCGTACTCATTACATCTCCCGTCGTGTAAGGGCGGTCTGAGCCTGTGCCTGTCGCCGGATGCTCCTGTCAGGATCAGACCGTAAAAAATAAAAAAGAGGCGCCTCGAAAGGTGATGCTGTCTTTGCGAGGCGCCTACTTGACCGGCGGTCTATCGCCGGCGAGGGGCCGTCACTCTGTTAGCACTGCTCAGCTGACTTGTCACTATCCACCAGCATCCAGTCTAGCTCTGGCGTCCTTCGCGTGCGCTCGTAAGTATAGGTCCTGACGATCGCGATGTGGCCCGCCTCTACGAGACGCGTCAGCGCAGCGTGAACGCTTACCCTCGTCAGCCCTCTAGGCGTGATGAGCAGCGAAGGAAAATATCCACGTCCGTTTTTATCCGCAGCTGCGTAGCAAAGCGCGAGGACCGCGATATCCAGCGGGAGCAGAAGCCGCAGGGCGCGTGCGTCGCGCATAATATGTTTTTCAGACGTCACGTGTCTTCACCGTCTTCATCATCATCCTCATCCTCTTCAGCGTCTTCAGCATCCGCGCCGCTCTGATATTTACATCAGACTGCAACGGCAAAGCCTCGAAGACGAAAGTCCTCGTGGCTTTTCTATTTCAGGCAATTCTCCAAAAAATTTGGAGAGTTCAGATAAAGTTACTGCCTATCTCGTTGCGTCAGATCGAAGCAAAGACGAAAATGCTCAAGCATGTAGTGAAGCTCCTCAGTCATCTTATGCACTTTTGAAGCTGCTTCTTTTGTATTAACGAAACTTTCATCTGTCGAACGTGCGAGCACGGAAGCAGCAGTTTCAAGAGAATAAGCCAAGTCACAAGCTTTTTCCAGATTTGCGTCTTTTAGTTCTTCGTGAAGCTCAAAAATTTTCATTGGTTCTTTCCTATGAAATCGATAGCGCGTTATCGAAGATCCATTTTGAGCAATCTTCTTCTGAGTAAAGAAAACGCATCCGTCCCCCGTTAGTAAGCTGACACGCTAGAAGAGCATCGTTGTCTGACTTAAAGCCGAGTGACTCTGCCCACAATTTTCGCATTCGGCTACTCCAAAATACATACTCTATCAATAGTAAACACTCTTTACCATTGACGGTTACTTTTGCCGGATCGCCGTCTGCCTTAGCCGAAATGTAGTCATCCACAGTTAGATTAAGCGTTTTTAGAAATAGCACAAACTTTTCATTCATCTTCATTTCTGAATCTCCTCAATCGAGCTTGTGTAATCTTTTATTTCTGCCACCATTGGCAGCAGCTTTTCTTTCCAAGCTCGGAAGTACAGCTGAACATCATCCTGTCCTGTGACGGCATACCTGTTCAGCGCTGTTACTGACTCCTTGGTCAGACTAACCAAATGAGCCGTCAACGCCACGTACAGGCGAGCAAGGTTCTGCTTGTCAGCGTCATCCTCGTAGCCGCAAGTCTCGTACAAACTTTCTAGGTTGGTGATGTTGTCGGCCAGATCCTCGGAAAGAACAAGCATACGCTCCAGCCTGTGAATCAGTTCGATGACTCTCATGATGGGTAATCCAGCTCGCCTACCATAGCCTCTAGCCACGCCCTCTCTGGTATGACGACCCTGTCCTTGTTGATCAAGTTCCACATGCGGCGGACCATGTCAGGACCCAGTCTCTTTTCCCCTCTGGAGAACTGGTAAAGGCCTGAGTAGGAGCAGTCGAGGATCTTAGACACTTCGTTGAAGTTGCCATACTTCCGAAGCTCCGACAGGATCCAATCCCGTCCGGTCCATTCCTTGGGCTGCTTAGCTTTCATCACGTATCCAAGAAGGTCAGGAGACGAAGCTCAGCGCCTGCGTACAAAGCTTTCAGGCTATTGTATAGCTCCTTGCCTCTGTCAGTGAGGTCGTCGTAGGTGCAAACCCACTGGTTGTATGACCAGCCAGTGGCGCCCAGCGTCACGATAGCCAGGAAGGGTCGGGACCGGTCGCGCGTGTGATAGTCCGGGTGGCCGTCGTCCCGCTCCCATTCGAGCAGCATCCTCGGGAAATACTTTAGCCGAGTCTTCTTGATCTGCTCGTCGCGGGCACGCCATTCATTCTCTTGAGACACCCACGGCTCGCCGCTGGCGACGTTGGACGGATACCGTAGGTCAGACAAATCGTCCCCAAGAAAAACCTCGTCATACGTAAACGATTGCTCGCCGCCGCAGCACGGCATCCACTTGTTGCTGATGTTCTTGTCAGCCTCCCGGTCGATGACGACCAGTCGGACAAAGATACCGCCCTCTCGTGTCGAGGGAAGGTGCAAAGGGAAGTTGACAAACCCAGCCACGGCATTGGTTCGCCGACGGGACGGCGGCACCTTCTCCTCGTCAGACAAGTCGCCGTCATGTTCAGGATCAGTCATTGCTTTTCTACCTTTACCTTAGTCTGTTCGTTGTACACTTTTGTATACAACTCATGAATGTTTGCTCTAGCGTAGCTATGTGCTTCAGTCGAAGTATTACCTTCAGCTACTGATTTCAAATAAAGATTATTGTAAAGCCGATGATGTAATAAGTGTCTGTCAAGGTCGTTCACGGCGCCGCCTCTAACGCGGCGACCAAAGCCTCTGCTTCGCTGGAGTAATACGCCCTTGCTCCCGCAAGACGATTGCGCCCTAGCGTGTCAACGACTTCGCACCTTGCTCGGCTTTGGCCGCTCATGTCGGGCTGAGGATTATCCCACCAGCGGACGTACATCATGCAGCCATAGGCTTGCCTGACCAACGCGAGCAAGCAACCAAGAGTCGCTGGGTCGTCAAAGTCTGGCATGCAATCGCGAGTAACGCTATAGTGCTTCTTGCGAATCCAAGTCATCGGACGAGCCTCTTCAAACGGTCCGTCTTCTATGGACATGTACATGCAGGTTTCGTAGTCCCACAAAAGCCTAAATCGGCATATGCCATCTGCCTTGTATATGACCCGCATGCCAGGCATCCACCGCCAATGCTTGCAGGCCGCAGCCCTCGTCGCCAGTTCGGTCATGGCGCAACTCTTTCTTTGAGTTCATAGTAATAATCCTTCAACATAAAACGCAGTTGTTGCATCGCTTGCTCCTTGGCTAGACGTACAACGCAATCATGGTAACCAATAGCTTGTTTGCCTGTCGGTATATGCGTGATGCGTACAGCATGCGGTGGGCGCGGTGTTGGCCCCACGAATCCATTACCGCGCCATACGTCGACCTGTAGATCATTGGCATCAAGCTCTGGCATCTCAAGTTCAATCATCACTTATCCCTTTTCCTTGGATTAGGCTTTGGATGCGGTACATGAAGCGAGAGCGTGCGAATGAGGGCTGGAACTAACGCAATGTCAATACCCAGCACAAACTCGGACTCGCTATCGTCAGGAGTCCCTAGCCAAACCTCAAGTACGTGGCCACTTACCATGCGAGTTTGGAATTCAATCTTTGACTTCATCTTTCTCACTCTGCGTCCATCCATCGAACAGGCCAAGGATGCGTGGAACGGCGAGTCAACCATCTTCTAGCAGCGTCTTCAGGTGTGACAACCTACTGAGCGCGTTGTCGCGCGCGACACGAACTGCTTCTGTCCAGCTGACACACGACGACGCGTGGCCGAAGTCTTTGACGAGTTGATTTTCTAGCATAACATCGACAGACGCACCCCAGCCATCCCTGTCCACCCATTTCCACACGGTATAGGTCAACGCGTCCGTGCGTTTTACGGCCATCAAGCCGCCGTTAAACCATCGCCAGTCTCCAGGGTCTTGAACAGTCATTTGACGTCTCCTGCGCGCAAAATATAGGTGCCGTCGTCGAGCAAGACTGGCCACTGGTACGGCATATCCGCAGGCTCGCTAAACTGCGAGTAAAACACCGCATCCTTACGCCGAAGGTTAGACCTGTGGCTTGCGTGCAGCTTTTCGTCCCCCATCCACGGCGGCATAACCGGTCTGTCCTGAGTCAAACGCGACGCGAAGAACTCTAGTAGGCTGTCCTTATAGCCACGTGCGCGCCATATCTGGCACGAGATCAACCCGTATTGCGCCAGCGCGGTTTCGTAGCCGCGCCACATCTTAGCCGCGGGGTGATTCACCCACCCCTTGGTTGCGCCGTCAAGCGCTAGGAGAAGCTGCTTTGTCTCGACGCGCTGCTTTCCGAGCCTGCGATAATCCAGCGCGTCAAGTGATTTTTGAAAACACGAAAATGGTAGAAAAGTCTGCATGGTCTAAATGTCCGAAAATTATTTGTTGAGTAGTATTTTTGAAAGGTTCCACGTGCTGGCAGGTACTTCTGCTGAGCAGTTAACAAGCTCGACGTAATGCTCTGAAAACTCGTGGGGAGACCATTGAGCGACGATCGTGAGCTTTCCGCCCTCGATGGACGCGGTCACGACTACGCCGTGAAGCAGAAAGTCCACCTGCCCACCGATATTCTCACCTATGATGGCAAGCGTACGCGTCGAGTCGATCACGGCTTTTTCGCTACCGCGCAGCGCTCGTCAAAAAGCACGTCCCACGTGTAGCTATCGCGGTCGCTTTGGATAGCCTTTAGCGTCAACACGCCGTCGTCGATGACAGCTATGACAGCGATGTTGTGGTCCAGAAAATCAATCACGCCTTCTTTGTAAGGCGCTTCGACAGCCACGACTCTGTTCGCGTTTTTGCTCATATCTAGCTCCTCGGGACGATTTGCCCCTGACGGCTTAGGTATAGAGAAAAACGTTTTTCGTGTCAACGCAAAACGCGCAGCTAGTCTAACTCGTAAATTTCATTGAGCTTACTACACCCCTCGCAGCGACACGCCGGGTGCGGAGTACGGCAAGCCACGACTGCGATATCCATGAGACGCTTTATCTCGTCTCCAAGGTCGTCGTTTTCAGTGCGCAAGAACTCTATGACCTCCTCAGCGTCTGCGAGCTTCTTTTTCAGCGTCAAGATAGCTTCGTCGTCCTCCTTTGGTGCAGCGCCTCGAAGCAGGTTTCTAGCGATCATCGTTTTCATGCGCTTTACCGCTAGCGTGACGTCATCGATTTCTGACGCGCTAGGCGTAGACGCTCGTGCCGCTTCCGAGGTCACGATCCCCAACTCGCGAGCCACGTCTAGTCGATGATTTCGCAGGCTATCGTTGGCATTTTTTAGCGCGACAACTATACGGCGCACATTCGCTGGCGTAGGCTCTACTGACGAGCCGCTGGCGAACACGATATCTAGCGCAGCCATACGCCAGGCAGCGATTTCCTCCGTTACATGCTCTGAGCCCTTGCAGTTAGCTGTATCCCACGCGTCTAACGCGTCCTGTAGCACTTCGTGAGACCCAGACGTTACACGGCACTCCGGACACTCAAGCACCCATCCGTGAGATTGGCGAAAAACAAACGGTGTAGCACCGCAAATTCGACATCCGTTTTTAGCGCTCACGTATACCTCCAGGCCTCAAACCCTAAGGTGTTAGTCAGCCTGAAGGCAAGAACGCACCCCTACGACCGATGTTTACGCCATCCCTTGCCCTTATGAACAGGGTCCTTTGCGATGATTTCGTCGAAGACGCTGCGGGGTAAACGCCACTGGCGGACTCCGGTGCGCTCGATACCGGCTTTGACGAGCCGCCTGATTACTGAGACGCGGCAGTAGCCCATGATGTCGGCGTACTCGCTCGGCGTCATGGAATCTTTGGCGAGAGCAGCAGCCTCTTCGAGGCTGTCAGTAGCGACACGCCAGTGCACCCGCTGCATGTTTATTGGGCGGGTAACTCCTAGCCTAGCTAGCATCTTCTTCATGACATGGGGGTCGACCTCAAGACGAAGGCAGGCCTGGTGAAACGTCTCTGTCTTGTGCCACTCAGCGACCGCTCGATCGATCTCCGTCATAGAGTATGTACTGCGAGCAGACCGATCGTACACGCGTTCGTCATGAGTATTTGGCTTCTTGGCCTTGATGCCATTACCCCTGCCCCTGCCTTTGATGATGCGACGCAAAGTCGCTGGGTCATAGCCAGTGCGGATGGATGCCTGCTCCAACGTCTCGTAGCCACGCAAGCACCCGCGCTCGATCAGCCCCAGCTTGACGGCCCGACGGATGATGGCGTTGTAGGTGCGGTCGAGCTCCTTGGCGATGGCCTTCGCCCCACGCGACTCAAGATGCCATGAGAGAAAGCGATCGTCGCGGTCGTTCCACGGCTTGCTGCCGCCTGCTGTGTACTTGCTCTTCAGGCCAAGCAGCTTAGCTCGGCTCCTGATAACGTCCACACTCACGCCGAGTTGCTTCGCCAACTTCTTGATGGGCGTCTTGTCCCAATGCGCTTTGACGTGCTCAGCGAACTTGTCATCAGTTCGGCTGATGCAGACTGGCAGATGCTCACGGCTCCACGCCTCCGTGTCTGACATGCGGAAGCGTCGCCAGAATTTGTGCTTAGAGCGGGACGCGATGCACTTAGCCGACCTGATGACCTCGACCTGCATCGAGCATCGAGCGCAAACGACCTTGTGGCAGGGAGCGCCGGTAGGTGACGGGGGCGCGTCGCCTACTGACTTCCACAGATGCTTGGTAGGCATCTTGACGCGCCACCCGTCGACACACAGAGGTAGGGGGTCACGGACAGGAAGTAGCTTCCCTTGAACGACCCGCTCTCCGGCTGTGTAGCTGGGCCGTTTGCCGGCCTTATGGCTGACCTCCAGCCCGCACTTTCCACAAGTCGAAAGGCTCCTGCCCTCTTCAGCAGGAACCGTCATCCATTGATGGTGAGCCTGCTGAGACGGCATCAGCCCCTCCACCCCTGCTTGCGCAGTTCGCCGGCGACGTCAGGAGGCTGCCAGCCCTCCGGCTTTCTCTTCTTTCCCTTCTCATCCACAGGCCCCGACTGCTTCGCCATGTTGGCCTTGTAGACCTCAAAGGCGACTGGCTCGCCGTCAACGCCTAGCTCTTGGCGGGTGCCTTCAACCACGAAGTCGAGGTCAGCGAGGCCATCGACGATCTCTGGGAGGTCAGGCGACACGAACGATACCTCGTCGACGCTGAGCATCGTTTGGTTTTTCAAGGTACGCACCCACTCAGCATTACCTGCGAAGGCAGCTTCCAGCACCTCGAAGTACTCCTCGGTGACGAGCCGCAAGCGATGCCTGAGCACGTCGCTATGTACGACAGGGGCCGGTGGCGTCGGCCTGCCGATCATCCACTGGAAGTCCTTCACCTGGTTCTTGAGCGACTTCATGTCGAGCTTTGGCTTGCCTGGCACGTTGCCCAGCGTAGCGAGCTGAGCCTTGCTGGTGTCGACTTCCGAAGACACTGACTGCGCGATGAACACCCTGGCGTCAGCGATAACGTTAATGAGCGCGGATATCGCGAAGTCATTTTCAGGCACGAAATGCACAAGAGCGTCAATAAGGTCAACTACAACAGTGCGCTGCTTATAGTCAGTCTTGGAGACGCCGTCCGTCAGCGCATTGACGATAACGTTTCGCTGCGCTGTGCTGACGTCTTCAGACCAACCGATACCCGGATGCTTTTCTAGCACGCGCTCAGCGCACCAGATGGCCTTCTCGATATCCTCGACGAACTTGCCCTTGTGAGGGGCACGGCAGGCGTACTTCAACGCATGGCCAAGCCATTGGCTCGCACCGTTGAGGATGTCCATGGCGACAGCCACTTCGATGGCGCCATGGTTGTAATGCTTGGGATGGTTAACGTTGGACATTGTTTTTCCTCTTACCCTTGCTTGTGTTTTTCCGCGTGTCTGCCGGTCACCGCTCGTTTAGACAACGGCACCCACGACATACCGTTTGCGATCAGACTGATATATTGACGTGTCACGCCGTATCGTCGAGCAATCTCGGCTTGCTTTATTCCCTCAGCAAGCTGCTCGCGGATAGCGACAACGTCTTCTTCGCTCAGCTTGGTATTGGAACGGCGGCGTGTCTGTCGCCTGTCCTCCGGCATAGGGGCTCTAGGCATTACGCACCCTTCACACGCTGCTCGTCATCAGGCTTACCGCCCTTTATGAGCTTCAGTTTTATGCCGCTTGCAGCCAGCTCATTTTGAATGGACTCCGCGATAGGCTCTTCTGACAAGCGGCGCAGGATTTTAGCCGCGGCGTCCACCTCTCGTATTGCCTCAGCCACCGATATGTCTGACGTCACGGTTTCGAGCGCCTTAGGATCTCCCATCAACAAACGCTCTAGCTCCATCTTCTGACGCACGAGACTTCCCACGTCCTTCGTCATCTCTTTAAGCTCTCGCAGCGTCTTCCAAAGCTCTTTCTTGTCCGCCGCCCCCGGCGCAGTACCAAGGCTAGCAAGCTCAGTCGCAAGGCGCAGCGTAATAGGCTGCACGTTCTTGAGCAGGGTCAACAATGATGAAAGCAGGATCTCGGTAGCTAGCCCGACACCATGCACCAACTTACCCTCTAGTGCCCTGACCGCAGTCGCGTCGCGATTCGCGCTTAGACGCTCAGTAGGAGACCCAGCGATCTTCTCGTACTTGCGCTCAGCCTCAGTTCTAGCAGCCCGCGCTTCAAGCAAAAGAATATCTCGAATCGCCGGTCTGTTTAGCTTTTTATTGCCGGAAATAAACGCGACGCGCGCTGTATTTACCTGCACGCCTACAGTTTTTGCCGCCTCCGAATAATTCACTGGCGTCTGACCGCGGAACGCTTCGACTAGCTTCCACCATTTTTCCAGCTCCAAGTCCCTCGAACCAGGTGTTTTCTCCAGTGGGGCGATATCCTCTGGCTTGGCAGGATTCATCGGGTCTTTCGGCGGAGTCTTGGCGCTCATCACAGAATCCTTCTAGGCTCTCTACCAAGCAGACTCTTCATCGCGATAAGCGCCTGGCCCACGCGGGCTACTCGACTTGGACCGTACAACTCCAACGCACCACGTGTGCCTATAGGACGGCCGTCCTTACCCACCACGTCTTTGAGCCAGTCAATACCGCGCACGAAGTCATCAGACCGCTGGTCTACGAGCTTTCTACGCTCAACAGGCTCCGTCGATACTTCAACGTCTCGCAATAAATTGTGCACCAGGAAGCCGCTTACATGCAGCGTGTCAGCGATGGTGCGCGTTGAGAATCCGTTTTGCTTTAACCATTTCGCTGCGTCCTTATCGATAACGACTGACGGCGGTCCCGGTCTCTTTGGAAAATAGACATGTCGCACGCCGAGGTCTTTTGCGACCACGCGGCACTCCTTCAACAAGTTCGCCGGGATGCGCTTCTCGCTCACTGTAGGCGCACCTGTCAGCGCGAAGGTAATGAAGCGTATGCGAGCGCCGCCAGCGGCTACACGCAACAAAGCGCTGCTCACAGCGCGCACCAGCGCGAGCGGAAAGCCAGCGTCTAGCGCATTTTTGAAGCGCGACGCGCCCAGCTGCTCTGTAGTAGCACCTGGCGGTCTGCCGCGCGGGCGTGGAGGAGTATTCTTTACAGTCTTTACTTTGCTCGCGATGCCCATAACGTCTCCAGCGTATCAATCCATCCTACCACGTAAGGCGTAGACGCGTCAGTTACCACGAGCGCGTCGCCAGTCTTCACCGGGGCTAAGTCTAGCCTCCAGCGGCGCTCAGACGATACACGAACACTTGGTGCAGGTATAAGGAAAAACGTTCGCCACGTAGCAAGACCTTGCGGCGATACCGCGAAGAATATGTCTCCTCCGGTGTCGCGACCAATCACCATGCTGGCTAGCGCGTCAGAACCCGTCTCTGCTCTATCGCGCTCAGCTTGCTTGAGCGCAGCAGTGACGTTGACGCGTCGTCTATGCTTGCACTCTAGCCATAGCCGCAAGTCGGGTATGACTACGTCAGCTTCTATAGCGCCACGCGACTGCGTCAGCCCTCGTCGGGAGTCCGTAACGCCGTCCCACTTACGTAGCAGATTTGCTACGGTGCGCTCGAACACTTTACCCTTGCGTCGCGAGTCTGTCATAACCAGCTATCCTTACGCGTTCTTGCTGCTCGCAATTTAGGAACCCGCTTACCGCAAGTCGCTAGCTCTTTCTGCGCGAGAGATATCACGTCATCGATGTCTTCCAATGTCATGGGCGACGATTTCGTCAATTCAACATATTCGCGGAATGACTCGCTCTCTGAAAAAGCGTTGGCGATAGTCTCGATGTAGCTCTTGGCACGGCGTAACATTCTTGCTCTATCGCCGACCACGTCTCCCGGTCGCTCGTCTGCGTACTCCTCATTGCGCGCCTTCTCATACGCTGTGACCACGAATCTATGCACCATCACTACTGAGGCGTTACGAGCGCGCGTTGACTCGCCTATCCTCGCTAGAAGCGGCCAGTCGTTCGCCTTATCGCCACGCTTCGTGTCTATAGCCTTGCACAGTGACGCCAGACCGTCGAGCGATATGCGCAGAGCTAGCGTAGCATCCCTGTACCCCATCTCACGAGCACACGTCTCTGTCTGCTCGCGCTTGAAATGCGCCTTCATGCTAGTGATAATTTGCTTACACGTCGGGCAGGTCTTCACGAGCTTGAGAAAGTCCTCTGCGACCGCTGTGATATCGCTTATTGAATCGCTCGCCATGAATAGCGCTGCGTAGTGTTCACTGTCAGCCTTTTCAATCAGCGCTTCTTCGCCGTGATTTCGCATGAACGATATTCGAGGCGAAAACGGTGGGCTTGACTTGATTCCACAGTAGCTAAGCGCGATGGAGCCATCTTTGCGGCTGGATACTGTTATGTCCGCGATCGCCCCCAACGGCCTGTCTTCTATCGTTAGCAACGAGTAAAGCGGCACGCTTATGCTTAGCGTGAACGCGCCTAGATCGCGCTCGATAGCGATCTTTTCTGCTTGATGCGCTGTAAGCCTCTCTCCGCGTGTCGAAAATGTACGCGTCTCGAATAGCGCGCGTTCTAGGTTAACGTTGTGCAAGTTATAGCGCTCAAGACGCTGCTGCACACTACTCATGACCTTGACCAGGTCCTCGAACGAGGATGCGACAAACGCGTGTCGAATGCCTTGCAGCACGGGAACCGGGTCCGCCCAGTCAGACACGTGCATTTTGTCAGTACCATCTTCCAGCGTATAAAGTATGCGTCTCATCTATAGATCCTCAAGGTTGAATTATGACTGAAGAGCCCCACGCGACTGGTGGGTTAGTTCCGCCTAGCATCGCCCAAATCACTCTGGTATCCGCAGGCGGCGTTGCTGGCGCCGTTCCGTACCCGTCTGTAATGTAGACCAGAACATTAGCGCGCTTGTTTCTAGGCAGCTTAGCGTGCGCATCAAACGCAGGTCGAAAATCAGTACCACCGCCGCCCCGCAATTTGATTTTATCCACGTCCTGCACGCTTACCTCGCGCAGCTCGTGCATTTCTGCGTCACACTGTCCCCACATCACTTCACTGCGCGTGGTTTCCAGCACGCCGCGGACTTCAGCTAGCGCGTTTTCTAGCAGGCTAACCATAGAGCCGGAGGTATCCATGACCACCATTACGCGGACCTTCGGCTCTACCTGTCTAGGCTGCAAAAACTGCCCGTACGTGCGCCGTGCGAATCTCGACCAGTCGTTGCGCGTATTGCCTTTGACGCTCTCAGTAGCGCGCCGTACCGCGGTGCGTAGCTGCGCTCTCCAGTCTACCTTCGACTTTTTACGCCGTTGAGCGTCTAGGCGGATGCCGCTGGGGATCGTTCCTTGCTGCGCGGCGCGTGCTACTGAGTCAGTCATGCTATCTACGAGCGCCTGACTATCCGCGGAGGACAACCCAGCGTACTTGCCCATATCGTCGCCGCTGGTATCGGCAGCGTCACCGCTCTGCGCGCTACCGCCCGTGCGCGTCTTAGCCGCGGCCTGCTCAGACTTGTCACTTGCGTCGTCAGCCACTCCAGCTGAGGCGTCGATTTCGTCCTGAAGCTCTTGCTCGATCTGCGTAGGAGCGCCAGCACCTGATCCGCAACCCTGCGCGCTCATAGGCTGAGCTTGTTTCGCCTGCTTGCCCTGCTTCGCGAGCAAGGCCGCATAATAGTCCTCTGCTGTTAGATGCACAGGACAACCGATCGTCTCTGGGAAGACCGGCTCGCCTGGAAACTTACATCCCGCGTCACGGAGGTCATCGTTGATCTCAGCATCACACGCGATATTCCAATTTCGCGCAGACTCTTGCCCTACGATACCTAGCGCCTTGGCTCGCGCGCCGTGCTGCTGCCAGAGATGAAGCAGCTCGTGCAGAAGCACGGTTGCCAGCTCTTCGTGCTTCCACTTCCCGACAACGTCTTCATTGAGAATCACTACCCACTTGTCACTGACGCACGCCGCGAAAGACGGATCGGGAACTGTGACGAGCAACGGGGTAAGCGCTGCCAGCTCCACGCTCCAGTAGGGCATCCGCCTGGACGCCGCCACGAACGCGCGCTCAACCAGCGCCTCGAAATCTTTATTTGTGCTTATCTTCATGTCGATCCTTGTATACGCGCAAACGTTTTTCGCGTCAACTCATATCTCACGAGCGAGCAGACTTTGCGAGCACGCCAATCGTGGTCAGTACCTTGCGCAGGTCCTTATCGAGCCTCGCAATCTCGTCGACGCGGATGACTCCTCCCAGCATCGATACAGCGTTCACCAAGATGTCCCGGCGACGCTCGAAGGTGCCCATGAAAGCCACGAACCTAGCCAGCTCTTCGTCGCGCTTACCAGGCTCCATGGACTGAAGCTGAATCACTGCCGCCAGAAGGAAGGCCGCTGTGCGGTCGAGACGCTCTGCGCGATGCTCAAAGTCTACCTGACCTCGCAGCCACATCTTAGCGTCCGGAAGATCCGCGTCCCTCAGCCACGCGCGGAACTCTGCGTAGACTGATTTTCCTACGCAGCCGACCTGAAACGCGTCCGCGTCGTCGTGGTCCAGCTTGTGAACCTTGCTGCTAGCCCTAGCGCGCGTGAACATATCCCAGGATCGCGGACTCGCCCACGCGCCAGCAGCGTCCTTAGACGCCGGCTCAGGAAGCACCAGACGTCTCGTGGGACGCGCGCTGAGGAACCCGATGACGTCTGCGCTAGCCGCGGCGAAGGCTTCAGGCCACGCGGCCATCACAGCGTCTTCGCGCTCCTCTGGCGTTGTGGTAGGCGCGGCAGCGTCGTTGACGCCTTCACGAAGGACTAGCCACTCCGCCCACTGCTCGAAGGCGGGAATGTCCGCCGTGAGATGACACCAGCGATTCGCGAACGCCATCGGCAGGTCTACGCCTCCAGCGGCGCTAGCGATATCCGTAGGGTTAATCGCGGAGACAAACCGCGTGCCTTCACCCAATGAGAAACTACCGCAGGCGCGCTCGTTGACGACGCGCATGAAGGCGGAGAACACCGGCGGTGGGCAGGTGTTTAGCTCGTCGAGCAGTACAATAGACCTACCCGCCGTGGCTGCACGCCGCGCCCAAGCAGGTGGAGCGTAGTCCATCTCGCGGACGGTCTGGATCCGTCCGCCAACCTCGACCTTGTTTTCAGTCAGGAACGGATGCCCTTGCGCCTCTACGCTCTCCATGAGCGAGAGGACTAGCGTTTCGACATGCACGCCGAGCTGCTCACCGAGCTGCTCGATCATCGCCGTCTTACCAATGCCTGGAGCGCCTTCCAGCTTAACTGGCACGCCCCATCCGCGCCGGGTGGGGGTGTAAAAAGCTGCCTTCAGAATGTCAAAAGTACCCATGTCTCAATCTCCTTGTTCTAGGTGACGCGAGCCTAGACTAAAGCTGCGCGTCTGTAAATAGAAAAAACGTTTTTCTCGAAGGTGTTACTTGGCGAACTTCACCGTTGCCACGGCCGACTCGTTGCGAAACTCTAGCACTTCAGGTCTCGCCTTGGCGTAACCTGCGAGACCTTTGGAGTCCCACGAAGTACGCGTGGAGACCTTCACGGTCCCGTAGTCAGTCTCCAAGTCTCCATTCTCGACTGCGTAAGCTCGAAGCTCTTTCTTCAGGTCCTCGATCTGCGCCTCAAGCGCAGCGATTTCCGGATTTGCTTCATAGATAGCAGTCAGCAGCTCTTGCAGCTTTGCTGCTTTCTTAAAGACCTTCTCGATTTCCTTACCCGTCATCTTAGCGCTCCTTGGTTTCCGTTCCTTACAAGCCGATTATATATGCGCGAGCGCAGTCGTCAACAGAAAAAACGTTTTTTCTGTAAACAATGTAAAACGCAAAAAAGCCGGGTGGTTACCCGGCTTGTTCATAGGTGAAGACTACAGGCTCAGGTCACGTGTACGCGCACAGCCGCCTTGCAGCGCGCGGCTAGCTCGACGTTTTGCGTAATCAGTACGATGAGACATGAGGCTGCGCGCTCCTCCAGTACCGTTGCCACAGCGTCTACGCCTGCGACGTCGAGCGTGTCAAACGTGTCGTCGAAGAGCAGCGGTAAGGAAACGCTCGCGGGCGCCGCGTACAGATCCGCGATAGCTAGCATCAGCGCGACGTCAATGCGTCGTCTCTCGCCACCGCTGGCGCCTGCGTAGTTATCAGCGCCCAGACCTTCAACTGCTACGCTCAGCTTGTCACTGACGCCTCCGGTCTTTTTCTCCTGATAGGTTTTGATGGTCAGCGCCATCGGCGCGTTCATGCGACTGAGAGTATTATTCGCCGAGGCTTCAATGGCGCGCACGCCTTCCTCGAAAAGTCTAACGCGCGCGCCTTGTAGGCCAAGCACAGAGTCCGCGAATCCTAGCTTGCGCAGGTCATCGTTGATGATCGCGAGCTTGGAGCGGCGCTCTTCGATGCGTCGCTCTAACTCCTCCACTTTCACCTCTAACTTGTCGATCGTCTTGATATGGCTATCGCGCACAGACGCGAGCCCTTGCACGCGCAGTATCTCACTGTTGATCTCATTAGCAGCGCGCGTCAGCCGTTGTACCAAGGCCGCGGCTGCGTCACGCGCGATCTTGGCTTGTGTCGCCGTTGTCTTGGCGCTATTCGCAGCGTCCCTAGCCTTTTTCACGTCCGCGTCTAGTCGTGCTACGCGGTCCTCGTGAGCCTTGTGCGCGTCCTCGTTTAGGTCATAGGGCCTACCGCAGGTCTCGCACTCCGTTGGAGCCTGTTGTCCGTGCGTGTAGTCTAGCTCCGTGCTCAGCTCCCTTAGCTTAGCCATTGCAGCGCCGAATTCACGTTGCGCAACGCGGTCTCCGTTTAGCTTTCTCGCCTCATCCTCCTGAGCTGCGAGCAACTGCTTATAGGTATCGTCGAGGCGCTTTCGCAACGCGGAGTCGTCTACGTCAGCGGCTATATCTGCGAGCTGTTGATACGCGTCCGTCAGCGACTCGTTTGCCATCTCTAGTTGACCGTTGTCACCTGTCAGAGCGCTCTCAAGAAGGTCCTTTTCACGCTGTTTTTGACGCTTGTCATCGCGCAACGAGGTAAGCGCTGCGTCAAAGCGTCCAAGGCCTAGAAGACCCTCTAGGAGGGCCTTGCGCTCGCTGTCTTTCGCGTCAGAGAACCTATTGGCGTCGTAGGAGGAAAAGACGCACGACTTGCGCCAGCCGTCAAAAGTGAGCCCAAGCCTTTCTTCTAGCCTTTCTTGACCCTTTTTTGAGCCTTCTGAAGCGCCTTCAGGAGCGCCGTTGATTGACCACGCCAGCTTGCCGCTTGACCTACTGATCTTGAGTCCGCCTAGCTCAACCTCGACTGACGCCTTGGCGCCGGGGTGCGTGTCACGCACTGTTTTGCCATAGAGCGCCCACGCCAACGTCTCAACGTATCGCGTGCTCTTACCAGCACCGTTATGGCCTGTGATCACGACTAGTCCGGTTTTCGGAAAGTCTATATTGATGGCGTCATGGCCGTAGAATTTCGACGCGCGTACTTTCATTCCGCCCCCCGATAATAGGACAGCGCGAGCTGCGCCACACCGTTCACCTCGTCTTCCGGCGCGACGGTCTCAGCGTGCGCCCATATAGCCTCTTCAATCGAGACGACTGACGATGCGCGTGTTTTTACGTCATCCGCCTTAGCTATTTCGTCAGCGCGCTCTTTGTGCGCTACTACGAGCACATTTCCCGGCAGCGAGCCTTTATCAATCTTGCCGATTTCTCGCGGATGAACCTTGAGTTTAACGCGCGCCCGAGCAGTCTCTTGCAAGAGTTCGAGAGCCTGCTCTACGGAGTCTGCCACCAGGAATGTAGGAATATCCTCCACTCGTTGCGGCGTGAGACGCGTGACCTTGTCACTCTTAGGGTCTACCTCCGCGCAGCTGATCCATCCGTAGTAGGTATGGCCTTCGTACTCCGTAGCGTTATCCCAACCCGTCGGACATAGCGCACCTATCTGCTCTACAGCTCCGCTCGTCATGCGCGTGTGCCAGTCACCGACATACATTCTCGCGCCGGGCAAGCACTTCGCGAGCAACGCGTTAGCCTGAGCGATAGTGAGCGCGCCCTCAGATCCAGTAAGAAACGGGGGTGTTTTCTCCGTGATTATTCCGCAGTGCGCTACTACAATATGCGTTTTGTACAGAATATCGCTGTTTGCGTCAGTCCAGTCCTTCATTCTCGTGCCTCTTGGCGGAGGTGGGAAAAACGCGATATTCACATCTCCTACGCTGCGCTTCGTGGGCGCGTCTACGACCGACACGTTGCTCAAAAACGTTAACGGCACGCACGCGTGATCGTTTGGCGCATCCGTAACACGATCGTGATTGCCTACTAGCACGATGATATCGCCACCGCGCGCTAGCTCACGCATCACGGCTGCCACCACCTGTGGCGTAGGCTTGGCTACATCGAACAGATCACCACATACAATGAGCGTGGCCTTTTCAGCCTTAGCTATCGCGATCGCTTGTGCCAGTGCGCGTAGGTGATCTTGGCAGCGGTCATTGACCCCGCACACTGACGCTCCGCCCTGCAATGTGTGATTCCCGACGTGGACGTCTGCGACAAAGAAGAAACGCTTCATCCGTTATCCTCCTCGTCAAGCACGACTTCAACGTCTTCCGCCACATCCGCAGGCTCGTCTTCCGCGTCTTCGCCTAGCAAGTCTTCGGGCCGATTAGACGGCGCAGACCTAGCGGTTAGGAGCATGTCGAGAACGCGCTCAAACAACTCTGGGTCAGCTAGCGCTTCTTTCGGCGCGTCGCCCTCGCCCAGCGCGGTGCCGTCTACGAGCGCATAGGCTCGCTTCCGTTTCTTTATGACTCCTGCGTCGAGTGCCGCAGTGAACAGGTCAGTTTCCTTGTCGATACCGCGACCAAATACAATCTCCCAGGAGCCTTCGCAGAATGGTGGGGCGAGCTTGTTTTTGACCACTTTACCGATGATTTTCTCGCCTACCACTGAGCTGCGCTTCGTGATCCTACCTCCACGCTTTAGCTCTACGCGAACAGACGCGTAGAACTTGAGCGCCATGCCGCCTGGAGTAGTTGTGGGGCTGCCATAGACGACGCCAATTTTCGATCTAGTCTGATTGATAAAAATCACCGTCGAGTTCGCTGCGTGCACCTCTGCCGCCAGAACTCTGCACGTCTGTCCCATCAACCGCGCCTGTAGACCTACGTGCGAGTCTCCGATCTCGCCATCAAGCTCTTTTTTAGGAGTGAGCGCCGCAACTGAATCGATGATGATTAGCCTAGCCCCTGCGCGCACACCTACTCGCGCAGTCTCTAGCGCGTCTTCACCATTGTCTGGCTGCGCAACCGCGAGCGTCGGCAAATCCACGCCTAGCGTTTCCGCATATGAGAGGTCGAGCGCGTGCTCCGCATCGACAAACAACACGTCGAGTCCAAGCGCTTGCGCCTGTACAATAGCCAGCAGGCATAGCGTCGTTTTTCCGACGCTTTCAGGTCCGTATATCTCGACGATTCTTCCTTGCGGCCAGCCATATATTCCAAGCGCTTGATCGAGCGATAAGATGCCAGTCGGGATCACCTCGATACCTGTTTCCGCTTTACCAATCGCGGAGACGGCGCAGCCTTTCTTTTGCTCGTTCATGCGAGCGACGAGATCCTTAGCCATGAAGATACTCCAATACAAACACGCCCTCATTTCTGAGGGCGCGATGTTTTGACGGTAGTTTACTCAGCGATTACGGCGTTCAGTCGAGGTCTAACTCTAAGTCACTGAGGTCATCTGAAGCGGTGCGCGGCGTGCGTGTGGGCTGCTTTGTAGGAGCCTTCTGTGCCACTTGACGCGGAGCACCCGCGCCTGAGCTGCTGCTTCGAATGCCAAGGGCTTCCATCATCTCTTCCATGGCCTCGCGTGTAGGCAGCTCGTGCGTCCACGCGATGGACTCAGGACGCGCTCGCAGCCAATCGATATTGACAGGCCCACGCTCGTCGAGAACCGCTCTAATGTCCTTGTACTCCGTCTTCAGGCCAGTGCCTTGACGAGTGACGGTCACCGGGCAGCCGGTCCGCTTATCGGTGAAGTTGACCGCGGCACGACCGCGCAAGATGCCGAGAAGCGCGTCATCGATGGTCTTGCCATACGAAAATAGCTGCACTCCCAGCGCCTCTGACTCGTTGCTCGTGACGTCTACGACCTCCGCCACCACCTTGAGCTTCGGGCGAAGCTGTTTTGCGGTCTCCTTCGCCACCGGATCAGGTGAAGCGGAAAGCTGCTCCCAGCGCTTGCAGATCGGACAACTGCGGCGCGACCCATCCTCCATCGGCACTGATGCAGGACAAACGATCGGACGCTTGAGCGACGGCGCGCGATGCTCCTTGAAGCGAACCCACGGCACACTCTCGCCGGGGCGCGGGGGGAGGAATCGCAGCACGGTCTCGCCCTGTTCGAGCTTGATCCAGCTCGCGCGAGCAGCACCAAACTCTTCGTAGGTGCTGTCGTGGTCCGCGGTCATCGCGGTTAGATCGCTGTCTCCAGCGAGCATATCGAGTTCATCATCATTGACAGGTGGCTTTTTATTTACAGGCTTCAATTTTCATTCTCCCTTAGCTTAACGCGGACGTCGCCGCCGTTTGCTCTCTCACGCGTCAGTCGCCAGCGCGCGCTTGTGCGCACCGAGACTGACTAGCATGTCCTTTTTTGATCGCAACGCCTCAACTACGGCGTTGATTTTCGCCTCGTTATCCTCAGCGGTATGCAGGGTCTGCGTAGCCTCTACCACTGATGGATGCTCGCTGACAAGCGCCTTGATATCTTCGACCGTCAGCTTAGCGCTAGGTCCTGACTGCGCCTTCACTAGCTCGCGCGCCTCAGCCTTGGCGAGATCGAGCCCTAGCTTAGCGCTATTGATGCGCGTCTGCGCCTTGGCGCGATTGTAGAGCCAGAAAGCGTAATCACCTGCGAAGTGCGAGAATTCCGTCTCTAGGTCGTCCTCGTTTATCGTAACGATATCAGTCACCTTTTTCGGTAATGCTGACACCTGAATATCGTCAAAATCCTCTATGTTATTTGACACGTAGCTTTTCCTCTGAATCCGCTTTTTTAACCCATGTTCCAAGAGTGGTGAGAAGCGCGAACGCGGCTACAGCGGACACGCATACCGACGTCGCGGACAGCGTCGTGGTAGACGCCAGGTTGGCTGCGAACATGCTTGATAACGCGATCCGAATCATCCGGCCCTCCGCTACTCGTAGAAGCTCAACCGCTTCTGAATCGTGTATAATGGCGAACGTTTTTCGTGTCAACATAAAACAACGCGGACCGCGCTTTCTAAATCTTAACGCTCTCCATAGACCCAAACCTGTCCCCTACGCTAGCGTCTACCTCTAGCGGCACTGCTAGGCCAAAGCTGGTCATAGTCTTGGACACGATAGCCAGCACCTCCTGGACGGCTGCTAGATCCACGTCAAAAACAATCTGATCGTGTACCTGTAGCACGGGCCAAGCTGCCTCATCTAGGCCGTGCCTTGTCAAGACGCGCTGACACTCGTACAGAGCTGCGTTGGTGATCTCAGCGCCACCGCCTTGCACAGGCGTGTTGACGGAGACGCGCAACGCGCCGTTGACGTCTGATCGATTGCGCGAAAACGCTTCTGGCACTGGTCTCCATCGTGACAATAGGCCGTCTGAGTCTGACCCCTCTGATCCAGGTCGCCAACGACGGATCCAAACTCCGCCGGTCTTCCGTACCTCGTCGTGACGTCCCTTGATCCATCGCGCCAGGCCGGCAAACGAGCCCAAGATCGCAGTCCGGGTATTCGCAGCCATATCTACGGTGATATTGAGCGACTCAGCTGCGCTTTCATCGCCCTTACCATACAAGAGAGCGAAGTTGAGGGTCTTGGCGGTGTCTCGAAGCCAATGCTCTTTGGTAACAGCAGTCGGATCGACATTGAAAATGGGTGCGATTAGCCGTGCGGTTGCAAGATGGAAGTCTATCCCAGAGCGCAGGAGCCGAAGCATCTCCCTGTCACCGCTCAGCGCCGCTGCAATGCGAATCTCAAGCGTCGAGTAGTCAAAGCCTACAAGCGTGCGCCCAGGTGACGCTAGAATTAGGTCTTTTACTCGCTTACCGTCGTCACTTTTCGCCTTCGGGATATTCTGCAAATTAGGCTCTGCCGACGAAAAGCGACCGGTCTCTGTGCCGTGTATCTTATAGCTCGTGTGTATCCTGCCGTCGTCTTGAATGAACCGCTCGAATCCCCAAGCGTATGTGCCACTGAGCGTCTTCACCTTGCGGTAGTCGAGCAACGCCTTAGCAGCCGGGTGTTCGTTCGCCAGCTTTGCGAGCGCGTGCTTGTCACAGCTAGGCGCACCACTGTCCGTTGTCCAAGGCGGTGTAAGTCCGCACGTGTCGTAAAAGAACTCGCCAATCTGCTTTTGGCTGTTCCAGTTTATCTGCGCGTAGCTGTTCAGCGTGCCTAAATGCTCGTCAAGGCGCGCTTGAAAGTACGACTGCAAGTCTCGCGCGTGTTTACGGACTACCGCTACACCGCGTCGTTCCATCATCGTGACAACGCGTTCGAGCGGCTGCATATGGTCGTACCACGTGCGCTGCAAGATTTCGCTCTTCTCGTCTTCACCAAAACGTCTTGCGATATCGTCCGCCAATAGAGCGGTGGATAACGCGTCTTTCGCGTTGTATTTCAGGAGCAATCTAGGTCTGACGCGCCCGTAGGCATACGCGTCTGGTGACTCAAACGCGTGTGATCGCTTCAGGTCTGACGCGGCGTCTCCTGACGCAGCTGCTGCGCGCTTAGCCTCAGCTACTACACCAGCTCTCGCTTGCGTTAGCTCCGCCGCCATCTCAGCCTTGCCACCACCCATGCCTACAAGGTCTTGCTGTACCTCTAGGCCTACTAGCGCGTCACCCTTTAGCAGTCTGGTAGCTAGCATCGTGCATAGACCCAACTCTGGCGCCTCGTCGATACCAAACCAGCGCATGATCACTTGCGACTCAAACTTGGCGTTGTGCGCTATGACTTTACGCGTGTTTCCGCTCTTGGTCTTGTACAGCACACGAAGAAGCGCGTTCGCGGTGTCTGATCCAGGCGCTAAATCGTCGCCGTAAAAGCACCAGCCAACGTCAGGAAACGCGCTATGATAGATCGACAAGCTCAAGAGCTTGAAGTCAGTATCGTAGATGCGACCGCTCGTCTCGACGTCATAGCTGAGACTGTGGTCACCAGCCCAATCGGTGAACTCGTCTACGGCATCTGAGTCAATACGTATAGTCACTGCCGTAAACGGCGGACGTGGCGGAGTAAACCGCAATGAAGCGTCCATACGCGCTAGCGTATCGCGCATCAGCTTAGTGTTCAGCGCGAGGTCACGGACGCTCGGAAATAGGAACACTGGCACGTCAATCTCACGTAACCATGCGTAGGCTGATGGCGCGCTGAACGCGTCATGAGACCTTCCAAGCACGCCTTTCGCCGCTGTCCTGCCGAACACGAACACGCGTGACCACTGTCGAAACTGAAGCGTGCGCGCTAGGTACGGCCTACACGTGCTCACCCAGTTGTTGTCTGGCTTAGACTTGCCTACTGGGCATTTGACGGCGAAGTCGTAAACAACATCTCCGTGCCAACGCGCGTTCAGCTTTTGCCGAATATCGGCTGCTACAGGACCGCCGAATAGACCTCCCGTAGCAGCCTCCGCCTTAGTCGGCCAGTCGCCAATAACCAATATCGCGGACGCGTCTTCGTCGCGCACCTTAGGAGGAACCAAGAGCGGCTTTACGCAGCGCTTGGCGCTATCCTGCTCTTGCTCGCTTGCGTCGCAAGCTGAGCATCCTACTACGCGCGTGGCGGGCGTAGTGCCCTCGATTGCCAACCGGTCGAAGTCAGATCGGTTGGTGTAGAGGTTAATGGACTGACCCGGTCTCATCAGCGCGTCGCGAGGATGGACTTGATGCGGGGCACGCTGAGGCCACCGACGTTGGCCTGAATCTTCGGACTATAGGGCGCGAGATCCAGGATAATGCTGAGCAGCTTCTCAGCGTCTTCAATTCCGTAATGTGCCGCAGCGATATGCACAGCTGACCGGAAGTTAGAGGCTGTCCGCAACCCGTCCGGGATGTTCTTTGGGTCTACAGCGATGTCGTCTTCTGACGCGTCCTCTTGCGCCGGATCGACTACCGCCGCCGCCGCCTTGCGCAGAACCACCGGCGCAGGCTTCACCACGGGCTCGTCGTCGTCGAGGCCTGCGTAGGGATCCTCGTCAACCGTCTTAACGTTTTTCACAGGCGCAGGCGCAGGCGCTACGTCGCGAGCCGCGGGTCGCGGGAATACGACTGGAGGCTCTTCCTCCGTGGCTTCCTCCTCGACGGGAGCAGGCGTCGTGACCTCAGGAAGCGGGTTTTTACGAGGCCTTCCGGGCTTACGCTTTTCAGGTGCCGCCTCAACAACGGGAGGCGCAGGCGCTTCGTCAGTCTCAGGCTCTGAACCGTCATCGGCTGGGGTCTCGACCACGCTCGCGTCACGATTCTTTGGCGGACGCCCACGTCGCGGCACCACGGTGTCCGGTGAAATCTCAGCGCGCAGGTCCCGCGCGATGCTACCGTCACCGTTGACGAGGCTGTCGAGCGCTGTAGTGATCTGCGCCTTGTTCATGCCGGCGACGTCGAAGTTAAGGCTCTTCGCAAGCGCGATGGCGTCAGAGAGCTTGAGCGACGCCACATCAGTAGATGCCTTTTCAGGCACGTCGACCGGCGCCTTAGCCTTCACGGTGCTAACAGGCGCGGCAGGCGCAGGCGCAGGGGCGGCGGCAGGAGCAGGGGTATAAGTAACAACTTCAGGCTGTCGCGGAGCAGTATAGGCTGCCGCGACAGGCGCCAGAACTACCGTCGGTGCCTTGTTGATAGCCTGCTCAGCCGTCAGCGCTTCAACGAATTCACGCAACTGCTGTGCGAGCTGCGCGGGGCCTCCTTCAAACTCAAAACTCATCTTCATGCTATGTCTCCAGGTCCGAAACCTGATGCGAGTATAAATGCAAACGTTATAAAGTCGACAGAAAAATGCGTCACCTCAGAAAAAAACCTCGTCCGCGGTAATCTGCGCCAGACTATTCGCGGGCAGGTAGCGCAAGCGCGCAGCGACAGCTGCTGCCTTGTATCTAGCTCCGCCGCCTAACATGGCAGCGATATCTTGACCTGCTGGAAAGCGTATCGCGCCAGCTCGAAGTTCAATGCCAGCGTTGTAAGCAGCGTTGATCAGCTTCACACGCGCGATCATGTTTTCACGCCAAGCGTCACCATCGAGCGCCAGTATCACGGTCCTAGTGCTGCGCGTCTCGACTATGGTGCGCGCGATGACGCCTATCTGGCTCTCCGTAGGCTTGCCTAGCGTAGCGATGCCGTCAGGCCATACGGCTAGCGCGTCGAGTACGCCTTCACAAATGAACAGTGGAGCGCTAGTCCGCTCCTCAAAGGCGTCGAGGTTATAGACGTTGTCGCGACTCATGCCAGGCGGGTACTTGTACTTCGGGCTCCAAGCGTCATCAGGAGCAAACAGTCGCGCGCTGTACCCCGCTAGCTTACCGTTGCGTGACCATATTGGTATGATGACACGGTCCTTGATTTGAGGCGACCACCCTACACCTGCCTCGCGCAAAGTACGCGAAGAGTATCCTCTTGATCGCAGATATCCGATCGCCTTTGCTGCCGCGGGATGTTGCTCAGCATCATCCGCGCTTATCCAAGGCTCTGGCAACGTAAACGTTTTCGGTCGCTCGGTCATCCCGGCGTCGACCGCGGCGTTTAGCGCACTCCCTATGTCGCGCAGCTCGTCGCTCACGCCAGCTACTGAACAGCGCCAGCACTTGTAGTAGCCAGACGTGATATTGACGGCGAGGTTTTTTCGTCCGCTGTGTCCTGCCTCTGCACATGCGGGACACTCGACTCGACGCCATCCGCCGTCGTCTATCGAAGCGCCGCGTCCACCAAAAAGGTCATAAACGTACGCGTCAATTTCACTTTTCCGCAAGACGTGCCCCCTGGTCGTCGTTGCCGTAAAGACCGTTGTAGCGCGTGTCTTCCGCGTCAAGGATTGACGTCTCGTAAAGACGGCTGACGGCAAACCCAACAGGCTTTGGTCCGATCACTAGATGCGCGTCGCCCTCGCGCCACTTGAAGAGATTGATCGTCATCGTGCGGTCTGGCGTCTTGCCAAGCGCGTTGACGCTGAAAAACGCGTCGAAACGACGCTCTTTGTGTTGCGAGTCCGCAGCGTCACCAGTACCCCAATACATGCCACTCTTGCGTCGTGTGGTAGCTGAACCTGTCCAGATAGGGATGTTTCTGTCCGCTGCCATCTGAGCTAGCTCGTCTGATACAATCTCGCCCATCGAATAAGAGCTGCCGTGCGCTTTAGTCACTGAGGGGTGAAAGCGGTCTCCATAATCCACCATCAGGATATCGACCTTGCGCCCCGCGCGTGCCTCCTCCTCTCTGAGCCAGTGCTCGATATCGGTTGGCGTCGGCTTCTTTCCAGGCGGCATGTCGAAGTGCTTGACGGCAAACGGACCGATGTTGTCGCCGTGCTGGTCATAGTACGAATCTAGGATCGATGGGTTTTTGCGTATCGCTAGCACCGGAACGCCAAATAGCGCTGCTTCGTATTTGGCCGCTACCTGATACACGCGCAACTCAGCACTGGCGTACGCGACAAACTTTTGCTGTATGCCAGTGAGATATGCGCTAATGTGTATGCACGCGGTGCTCTTGCCGTCTCCCGGTCCGCCAAGGATGCCGCCTACACAGCCCATAGTCAGTCCGCCACCCATGCCAGCGTCCAGCTCCGCGAATCCTGTACGCATCGCCTTGAAGTTAGTGGCCTCCAGCAGCGCCGCCTTTCTAGCGGATCTCGATGACGCAGACTTTCCTCGGTCTTGCTGCTCGCCGATCTTGGCGGCTGAAATGTAAGTCTCGACCGCCTTGTCCGGCATCGATCCACTCGCCCACGTCTCTAGCAGCTTGGTCGCAGCCTTGTCTTTCGCGTGCTGCCTAACTGCCTGCACTACAGTGCGAAGTAACGTTTCTGGATCGAGCGTGTCCAAGTGCTCGATCCCGTACTCTAACCACTGCAACGCTCGCGCGAGCGCGCGTTGCGAAAGCGCGCCGTCCTGCTCCAGTATCTCCGCCCACTGATACAGCATATTTATGCCGCCTGGGACGCCGCTGTCGGACGCTGCCGCCTTAGCCAGGATCAGCGTATGCTTCGACTCCTCTGACGCCAGATGGTCACCTTCCAGCAGCTTTCCGACCATGTGCCACGCTTCTGGGCGCGTCACGACGAGGGCTAACATTGCCCGCTCTATCTCTGACGACAACCGGTACCCCGTTTTCGGCTGTGCTCGACCTTTCATTCTGCTTCTCCTGTAGACGCGCGCTAACCATGTCCACCCAAGCGCGCAAATTAGTCGGGAACGCGGCTCCACGCAGTGTCGCGTCGCGCCAGCGCTTCTCCAAAGATTGCTTTTCAAATTTCGCAGCGCGTGCATCAATGACGTCATCAAGCAAGATAGCTCGTCCGCCAAACGCGTGCGTGGTCTCGTTTCTAAATTGATTTCTCGATATCCTATTTCTAAGCGATGAAATAGAAACTAATTGGTGCATCGTTGGTAGAGACTTTGGCGCGTGAAAGTACTGATGCGCAATAGCGCGCCACGACATCCACTCAACAGGCGCGATACGCTTTTCAGCGAACAGAGCTAGCGCCTCGTCTAGCGTGTCACGAGTGATCGCGAACTGTTGCTTTGCTGACGCAGGAACGTTCATCTGAAGAACTTTCCTGCACGCCCAAGCCCAAGCCCCACGCAGCAGCCTTACTCTGTCAGCCTGCGCTACGTCAGTCACGAGAGCAGAGTGCGGCTCAAAGGCCAAGACGATCTCAGGCTCAACTCTACCCGCGCCAAACGCGTTGCAGCGCGAGTGCCACACGTTATTATCCACGTACAGTTCTCCTGCCAGCTTCTACCGCGCGTGCGAAAATAGACACGGCGCGACCATAGCTCACGCCCATCGACACCGCGGTCTCCACTAACATACCAAGAGCATCTGACTCGTCAATAGCAGGTCTAGCGCCTACGAGAAACGAAAGCCTGTTAAGCTCAGTCTCTGGGTATCTAGATTCGCGTAACTGCTTAGCAAACGCCTTCAATGTTGCCTGAGACCATGCTGACGGGTTGCGAATCTTTTCAGCCTGTGTCCGTTTAGACACGAGCGTGGGTCTATTGACACGCGTAAGAGCAGCCATGAGAGATGACGGCGGCTTAGCGAAAGTGAAGACTTCTGCGACAGGTCGGTACACACCGTTTCGAGTGCGCGATAAAGGCACTACGGCGGCGCCTGACGCACCTACGACGTCCACACCAGGGTGAATAGCGTCGCTTGAGCTACGCGCCGAAAAATCGCTGCGAGAAAACCAAATGTGTATCCCGTTTCTCGGCGTTTCAACAGACGCGCAAACTGGTATCTCGCCGATATTTCGCTGATACCAATCAACTCCGTCCACGCCGTTTTTGCGATCCAGGTCGAGCACAAAGACGCCTGCCTTCAGCATCCCGATAGCGCCCGGAGAACCGCGCGTCGAGACATCCGCCTGCTCCGGATCTAGCGTCGCCTTGTCGCGCGTCCACTGCATTTTTAGACGTGCCTCTTGGACATCTTCGTACGCTGGAACGACGCCTATTCCTGCGTAACATAGGAACGATAGAATGCTTTTCCTATTGACCGCACAATGTGAGGTCGGCATAATACTACACGGCATGAGGAACCACGCGAAGGTCTGAAGCCAATTAAAAGGGCGGTGTCGTTGGGGCGGCACTGCCCTTCTTGCCATCTATTAAACTGGGTCGCCTTGTCGAAGTCTAGTGCAATCTTCTGTCACAGCGTGAACCAGCGTAAGTCTTAGAATATAAAGAGAAAAATAGCATCGTTTTTTCTCTTTACTTTTGAAGCAAAATAAGGTAAAATTGTACTCTCCAAAAGAGGGTGGTTAGAAACCAACGCATTTTCGAACCCGAAAATAGGCCACCGCGCGTTTTGCGGCGCACTATCGCGAAGCGCTCTGTCTAAAATCCGGTAATTCACTTGGTGAAAATTGATTTTCCAAGACTAAATTACGGATTTCTTTAATCAGGACTGCTGAAGCGTTCACGTGCTCAAGTATCTTCTGAACACGCGGTCCGCGCCTAGCAGGCTCGACGTGGGCGAGGTGTGCTTGATGATACGCTTCTCGAACACTGTCTAACGTAATGTCTAGATACTCGATGAGCTGCTCTGTCGTCATGCCGTTGCTCCTGGTGCTACCCAGAAGATAGTATCCGGCGTGGCCGCGAAGTCCAGATTGTGTATGACTGCTGCGCGCTCCAGCAGCTCCACCGCCCAAGCTACGCGATCAGGGTGCTTTAGACGGATGAACAGCATGGCGGCGTTCTTATCCTCAGACGATACGGCCATCACGCCCACGCTCATGTCAGTGCGCGCGAATACATCGTGCACAGTCCTGATCGCGTCTTTCACGGTGGTCTCGTCAGAGTCTTCCAGCTTAGCATCGTCCATAATTTTATCGCTCATAGTCATCCTGCCTTGGTCCTGCGGTTATTTTTTCAGCGCGTAAAAGTATTGAGGTCAAATCATCATCGTCTATAACGTGCACGGATGAAAATCCGGCAATTACGTCATCGATAATTCTTGCTAGGCGTATTTCCGTCGACGCGACGCTTAAAAGCCGCCTGTAGCACTCAAACTCTGCGTCATACTGAGGTCTATGCGGAAGCCTGATTGATCGCCTCGCCGCTCTAAGCAGCTTGACGAGATCCTCTGACTCTAGTCGCGTGGTCCTCGATAAAGCCGAGGCGCATAAACGGTTGAGTCGGCTATCGTCGCTGGCCTCGTAAGCTCGCACTGCGTCTCGGTACGTTGTCATTCACTGCCTGCTTCGCCAGCATCACGGTACACGCGACCTTCCGCTTTCTTTTTGCTCGTGTGCGCCGACGCCTTGAATAGGTGCCACTTATCGGGTCGAACGCTATCGCCTACCCGCACGTCATGGCCGCGCGAAAGGTACGTTTTAAGACGCTCTCGCGCGTGCTTGCACACCCACACGCCTTTGCCCTTGGACACGTTCTCACACCAGTCGTAGACGTCCCAGACCTGTCCTGTGCTCTTGCTCGCGGTCTTACGCAGCACTCGGCCGGTGCCTTGAACACTCATGATAGTAGACGCGCCTGCGCGCGCCATGATTACAGCCGCAAGCTCAGGTACGTTCACACCGACGTTGAAAACGCGCGAAGCGAGCACGACTGAGAGCTGACCGTTGTTAAGCCGCTCGATAATCGACAGCCTGACGTCCCGATGAGTGGTACCGCTTACGAGCGCTACCTGAACACCTGCTTGCTTGAACTTTTGGTAAAGTATTTTACCGTGATCCAAGTGCTCGTAAAGAACGAGCGCCGGCTTATCAGCGACGTCAGCGATCTGAACGATAAGGTTGTTGCGCTCTTCTGACTTCACGATCTCTAGCTCATAAGCCTTGTCGTACTTACCGAGGAACACGTCAGGTTGCCGGAAACGCACCATGCGAATATCAGCGCGGCTGATGTACCCCTCTTCAGCAAGCTCGCCTTCCGTCTTCTTGTAGCATCTCGGTCCTAGCAGCGCGGCAAGCGCCATAGACTTTCCGTCAGAGCGGTCGAACGGCGTAGCGCTCAACGCGAACCGCCAATACGCGGGGCAAGCCTTGACGACGTTCGAAAACGTGTCCGCCGGCACCATGTGCGCCTCGTCTATAACAAGCATCTCAAACGCAGAGAGCGCGCGCGTCGCTGCTACTGGAGCCTTCTTCAAGGCGGCGTACACGGACTGAAAAGTGGCGCAGACAACGCGGTTAGCGGCTCCTAGTTTAGTCCCAACCTCCTCGCCTGTCTCTTCCATAACGCAGTCAGCGGTTGTCTGCGCGAGAACCGCGTCACCTACTAGGTACAGCGCTCGACCAGGAAGCGCCGTAAGCAGACCAGCTGAGATAAGCGTTTTGCCAGAACCTGTAGGAAGCTCCGCGACGGCAGCTTCACTTCGGAAGAGCGCCGCCCACGCTTCTCGCTGATAGTAGTGCAGCTTGGCATCGAGCGCTGGGTGTAAGGTAGGCGTCCCCTCTGGCCTTACTCGTAGGTCGTTGACCGTGATCGTCAGTCCTTCTTTCCGAGCGGTGTGCAGCACGATCTTGAAAAGACCACTAGGAAACGAGCCCTCCATACCTCTGCTGCGAAGGTAGTTTATTCGCTTGGAGAAACGGCCTTTGCCCTGCTCGAAGCAAAGATATTGAGACAGCCACTCCAGCTCGTTTCGACTGGAGAACTTCACTCGGCATGTCTGCGTGTCTCTATCGATAATCATGGAGCCTCGTTTCGCGCACGTGCGGTCCTGTACTTCTTACGTCGTGCGCGTAGCGCAGCCTCTGGCGAGGTCTGCGGAGGCACGATGGGCTGCTCAGCGTATGACCGCTTACGTCTGCCGATATAGGCTAGACGCGTCGCGTTCCATGCTAGCAGCTCCTCGTACGGCACAAACACTGACGGAGTACGCCCAACACCTTTTCCGATGCGCCTACAGGTCAGCGAGCCTGCGTCGATCGCGCGGTATATCTGTCGCGGCTGGACGTCCGCTATACGCGACGCGTCGCCTACGCTCACCCAGCGCAGGCCGCGCGGCGTGTCGGTGATGACGCTGACGGACACCCCTGCGTCCGTCAGCTCGTAGCTTCTACCTGCGCGCTCGATCTTCATCGGCAAATCTCACTGTTAGGACCGGCGTCGACTCTGCAATCAGAGCTGTCTCTGCATATACCTTGTGACTCTCCATAGGCGTCGAAGCATATGCCGTCTATATTCGAGCGACACGAAACTGGTACCTCGTAACTCCGAATGGTACAAATCTGAAATCCTCCGTCACAGCTCCAGCACTGCGTCTTCTCGCGCCGATCGCAGTAGAAGCAACTGTCTTCTCCGCCTGCGCCAGTATCGCATCCCCCGAAACCGGTCGCCGCGCTGAGAATCAAAATTAGTCTCTTCATATCCACCCTCCTCATCACTTCAAATAGCAACCGCGAGCGCTGACTGAATCGTCAGCAGGTGATCCGCGAGAACGTCTACGCGAGATCCAATCAGTGACCTGTACGAGTCTAGCTTAGCCGCCAGCTTTTCTGCGCGCACCTTGCTGACGTTGACGCTGCGCGTGGCGGGGTCCGCGTCCTTTAGCACGTCCTCGATAGCTGCGACAGCCGTACGATAATCGCGCTCCAACGAAGCGAAAACCGCGTCGATCGTGTCCTCTGTGGGTAGCGCGTCAATCGTGTAGACGCGATGCTTAGAGGCTTTCATGATAGCGTCCCACAGCTGTTTATGCGTGTCCCGCTTGGCAGGTGGCACGTAGTAGAATCCGCCCGCGTCACGCAGTGACGTAGCGTTGAAAATCCGGTGGTGCAGTCCAGACAGCCACGTCGAAAACTGAGTAGCCGCCAAGGTGTCTGACGCGCTAGCTGCCTCAGCTACGATAGCCTCAGCGAGGTCATAGTCGCCGTCCCTGAGATAGACTTCGCATGGCACGTCGTTTACCACCTCCACGCGAGCGTACGCAGCCAGCTCGACGTCCTCACCGTCATCGACCGCGCGCTTGTTTACGAGCCACCATGACGACTCGCTGCGACGGATCGCGATCACTCCATGCTTGCGCGTCTGTCGCGCCGCGCAGCGCTTAGCCACTGCCCGCGCAAGCGCCGCACTAGCGCCGCCGGGGCGCGGCATGAGGGCTGGGTCGATTATACCAGCCAGAGCGGTCTGAAGATCACTGGCCTTGATGTCTCCGCTAAGAGACCACCAGGTGATAATGCCGGCGCCGTCTGCGCCCGCAGGCATCGCGATAATTTTTTGATTTGCTTGCATCCTATAGCTCCAAAAGGGTCCTAGAGTTTGAACGTCAGTTTTCGCTGACGAAACGTATATAAGCGCAAACGTTTTTAGCGTCAACGCATAAAACGTCAACGTGCGCTAAAAGTCCATAGCCCGTCGCACAAGTCTGTCAACCGGTGCTTCCAGGCTAGGGCGTGCGTCCACCGTTCAGGCATACCGGATACGCCATAATAAGCTCCCGCGAGCTGCCCGTAGATAGCTCCATTCGAGTCCGCGTCGCCACCCATGTTCACGACGCCGATAAGCCCGTCCTCAAAGGTGTCCGTGTTCGCGAACCACCAGAGCGCCGCCTCAACTCCGTGCATTACGTATCCAGTGTTTCGAAGATCGCGTGCGAGCCTGAAGGGCAAGTTTTGTAAAACTGCTGCGACGCTTGGGTCTAGGTCGTAAACCTCACGCACTGTCGAGTGCTCAGGGTTTAGCAGCTCCTCTTTCGACTCGCCTGCGATGGCTCGCGCAATCAACCCGCTGAAGAGTGCGCAGGAAGCGACCGCCTGCGATCCACCGTGCGTGGTTCGGCTCATCTGCATGGCATACGCCATACTCAGTGACGGTGTGCGCCAGTAGGCCATCGGTATCGGTGCTAGGCGCATCAGACTGCCGTTGCCGTTATCCGAGTCAGATGTACCGCCGGCGAAGGCCTCGCCCGTGCGGTCAAACTTGCCTAGCGCGCGTGACGTCGTGGCGCCAATGTCAAAGCAGTATCCTTTGACGCTCCATAGGCCGTGCCGCCACCACTGGACGTAACGCGTCATCTGGTCGATCGGATCAAACTGGTTACGCGTCACCAGCGACTCAGCTAGGCAGCAAGCCATGGAGGTGTCATCCGTCCACTCGCCAGCCTTCATGCTGAATGGACCACCGCCGATCATCTCAGTGTGCGGCGTGCGCGTAGGTGGTCCAAACTCAAGCGTAGTGCCTAGCGCGTCACCAACTGCGAGCCCGATGAGGGCTCCGTCAAATCTATCTCTCGTCATCATGTTCCTCTAATTACGCGAAGCGCGCGCGGTGATTTTTGAGCGCCTCGATCAAATCTTTCTCATCGCTGATGAAGGCGCTAGTGCCGTGCATAAGCTCGACAACCAACACGTCTTTATAGACGCTAGGCGTCTCGTCGTCCTCACTGACAGGGTCTTCCCTGACGTACTCGTTACGGACGCGTAGAGCGCCCGTGGGCCAGCCCTGCCAGCCCTCGCTTTTGAGACCGGGAAAGGTGAAGTACACCGCCCCATCCGCCTTCCCTTCGATACGAAACTCGCCAACGGTGGCGGCAACCGCTTCAGTAATCTTGTTCCACGTAAGCATTCCTAGTTCTCCTTGGGGCTTGGTTAGTTGCTCGCCCCTGATGAGTCTTGTATAAGAACAATCGTTTTTCGCGTCAACATAAAACGCTCAGGATTTACGCTTTTTCGCTCGTTTGCGACCCGTGTTACCGTTGAAGTAATCTAGGATGAGATCCCTCTCTTTGTTGAGAGCGTCGAACTCCTTCCACAATGGAATGCTAGTCATGGGATCGGAGCGAAGCGCTGCCAACCTGATGTTCTCAATATCCTTCTCGATACCGACGAGCCGTGTGTGAAAGTAGTCCATCGTCCTTCTCCTTGGGGCTCTGTTCTCGCCCCCTGATGAGTCTTGTATAAGCGCAAACGTTTTTCGCGTCAACAGAAAAAATACACGTTTGCGTTATTTTTATTTCGTAGATAAAACAACGGCTTACGTAAGGTAAAAGTTTTTACCTTACGCGCTAATCCAGCGTCGAACGCCGTTGCTAACGTTTTTCACGTAGGAGCGCTGGCCAAAAATCCGTTCCGCGATGCCTAGATGACTCAAAAAGTTTACGAAGCAAACGAAGTCCTATATAAGGCCTCGCATGTTTACCGCGCTCAATAACGTTTTCTTTTCTATTTCAGTGGCTTATTTCACGCCGTCTGTTGAAGACATGACTCGCGTAGAGCAGATGATTCAGCTATGCGACGGAGCTAGTGAGGCGTCGACCAATCCTTATGACGTGCTCAGAATGCTGCAACTTGAGCGTGATCTAGGTGTGCCTGACGAAGCGTCGGGGATACTCGTAGCCGCCTGGTGCCATGAAGCGGGCCTACGGCTAAGCGACAAAGACGGCGGACCTCTGAGAGGAGATTGGCGTAATGGTGTCGCGATGGCGCATGGACCGTTTCAGCTATGGCCGTGGCACCGCGCATGGTGCGGTCTCGCGAAAGGTGGCGCTGACGATCTAATCGCGTCCGCGACCTGCTACTGGCGCAGGATCGTAGATCGCTACGAAGTCAGGACCGCAGGGTGTAGCGATAGGTGGCGCGTTGCTGAAGCGCTAGCAGCCAACGGACCGCGTTATAGGCACTGGGGGTGCAAGGCTAGGTCAAAGCACTGGCTGCTGCTGGAGCGCTGGAGGACGCCTATTCTTCAGGCGGTAGCTCAGATATCTCGTGCGACGCCGCGGTCGCAGTCGCTAGGGCTCGAACGCTGGCAAGATACCCCGCAGCTTTGACGTCGTCTAGCTCAGCCTCCGTACCGATCTCGCGACGCGCAAATACCCATGACAGGTACCCAACGCATCTCACAGCCGCGACGACATGCTCTACGGACGGCGGTTGCGCACTGTTTATCGCGACGCCTCCGAGCCAATCGCTAGACGTAGTAGCACCGATCATGCGGACTAGCATGACAGACATCCGACGCCACAGCAGCGATCGGTCTGGTAGACCTAGCGCCAACACGCGCTCGTATGTCCACGGATAGGGATAGTGCGCGAGTTCTCCGCAGCTTTTGACGTCCACGTAACAGTGTATGCAGAGACCGAGCTGACTGCGAATCGGGCTGTTTTCGCGCTCGCAACGCCGACAGAGACCAGGCGTGGGTGTCTGTCTGAAAGACCCTCGATGACTGGGCAAAAACCCAGCAGGTAGGCGAAGTTTGCGTTTGCCCTTCGCCTTACCTGTCATCGCGCTAGCTCAATCGCCGCGTATGTCACCGCTCCGCCGAGTAGGACGCCAATAGTAAGCACCACAGCCGGTCGCTCGAAAAACGTGATAGGACGCGCTTCACGCACGATCACAGGCGGCTTTTTCTCGCAAGCGATATAGGCAGTTTGAAGCGTTTCTAGTTTCTTCGAGCAAGCAGCGGCATCTGAGGCAGCGTCTTGCTTGCATTGGTCAAGATCGATACGGTAATCGCTGCATTCAGCGGCTGCAAGCAACGCAACCAGCCGCAGTGACGGAACCAAGTCGCCGTCGCATGGAGCTGAAACACCCTTGATCAGCGGATAGGCCTTGTCACACGGCACCGGTACTCTAGGCGTTGACGTGGGAGTAGGTGTAGGCTGCGCGTGCACTGATGTTGCTAGCGCTAACGTTGTCGAAACGATCACAGAACGCATAACACCTCACAGCAGTGCGCGAACAGCAGCATCTTTTGCTTCGAGCAGTCGTTGTAGCGCGACGCTACGCTGACCGTTCTCCGGAAGGTTGCTCAATACCCAGTTAGCCGCCTCGTGAAAAACCTTACTGACTTCCTGCAAGTGCGATGGCAAATGTGAATAACTGAAGAATTTTAGCTCTGGCGGTGGAACTACGATACTCACGGCAGTTCCTTTTTCTTGCGCGGTTTGCGCGCCGCGATAACGGCCTTTGGTTTTTTCACGGCAGCGGTGACGGAAGGCTCAAACTCCTCACGCTTATCCCAAGCGTTGAACGCGTCAGCAGCAGAGCCGGTTTCTTGCACGTGCTGAATCAGCGCGTCTGAGTTTTCCTTAGCCTTTTCCTTCGCCTCAGCTGCTCGCTCAGCCGAAGCCGTCTTTTCGGCCGTAGCTGTAGCGTCTGCGGCTGTAGTAGCGGCGTAAGCAGTAGTTGTTCGAATAACGGTATCGACTGCGCTAGACTGCACGGCTCTAGCGTCTTCCAGCTTCTTAGACGTCTCGTCCAAGAGCTTCATCGCAGCGCGCAAGCGCCAGAACAGACACAGGACGAGCACGCCAAGCGCCACTAGCGTCCAAACGACCCACTTGGGCATAGAGTAGAACTTCATTTGTACCGCCCGGCGCCAAAGTCTAACGGGCTCAGTCGTCCCCACCCATGAATAAGCGCCCGATCAGATACCTTTACGAGATCGTACGAGCAAAGCACCACGGCTTCACGGCGAGTCTTTCCGTCAGGCCCTTGCCCAGTTCGATTGCCCTCGAAGGTTGTCAGCTTACTACCGTCCCAGCTTCTGACCATCGTGATGTGATCAGCGCCGTCACCGCGTCTCGACCAGTCGATGAGCAGAATATCGCCTGGCCGCAGGTCCAAGTCCTGCACGGCTACTGACTTATGCTTGTCCGCGCCATACCAAACGCGAGACGCGCGCTGTTGCGCGTGCCAGTCTTTGATCTTGATCCACCTACCATCGTCCGCAGCCACCAACGTGTCTAAGCGAGCTGGGTTGACGTTTTTGCGCGCGCCGTATGTGAAAAACGCCTCGACGTTAAGGCAGTGCAAAAATGACGTGTTGAAGTCCTTGTTCATGCCAGCACGAAGCAACCACGAGCACGCGGCCATGCCGCACCAGTCAGGGATCTTATCTGACTCGCCTTTAGGGACGCCCACAGCAGACCACCCGCTAGCCTTGAACATCTCGTCGATGATAGAGCCAGTGGTCCGGTCGTTTTCTCCCGCAAACGCAAGCCAGTCACGCTCAGCCGCCGCTACAGCCAACATAGGAGGAGACGCTGGGGGAATGTCCGTCATGTCAGTTTAGTCCTTCTTGTCTTTGCAGCTGGAGGCTAGTCCCTTAGCGCGTGACGTAATGATATGCTTACACGCTTTCAAAACGACTGGCCCGACCTCGACTACACCTAGACCAAGTGCGAGCCCGAAAGACCAATACTCGCTGCCGGCGAGTTGGTAAACAACTAGCGCACCCAGCGCGCCCGCGATCGCGAGTACTGCGATACGCTTCAAGCGCTCAGAGCGCGCTAGTGCCATGGTCGCGCGCACGGATTGCGCAGCTAGCGCGAGGACAAGCACCACAGCGATTACGACCGTCCACGTGCTCACTTGTCGCCTCCCGAAAACTTGAAGTTGCGCAGCTGGTCTTTGATCATGTCTAGCGAGCCTTCTACATTGCTCAGCTTCTGAAGGATCGTCTGTTGAGTCTTTGAAAACTCAACGTTGCTGATCTCTAGCGCTTGAATACGCTTATCGTGCTCGGTCCACTTGGCCTCAAACGTAGCACGAGCCGCGCCTTCACCAATCAGGAAGCCAACACCAGTGCCGATACCTCCGGAACCAAACGCTATAGCAAGCCACGCGAGCTTTCCCCACGTGATGAACTTGCTGACTCGCTCTACGGCGCGTGTAGCTGGTCCATGCTCATGAGATGACACTTGATCAACGATAGGCTTTCGTCTGTCTCGCATTTAAGTACTCCCTAATAATTAAGGGCCAACGCTCTCAACAATATTGACTCTAGTTGGCATCGTAAACGGCTCAGGGTCAAAGCCAGCTTGTTGTACCCAGACAGCGTACCAATACGAATCAGACGTCAAAGTCAGCAATGTGCCAAAATTAACGTCAAGGTAAGAATTATCTAACCCAGGCACAACAGATATTTCAGACGCGTCATTCGTTGATAAACGCAGTACAATATCAGCGTTCAATCCGACATCTTCTGCCACTGTGATAAATAGCTCGGCGGCGATCGTAGTAAAGTCAACAGGAGACCCATCACGCAGAGTACGCATACGGATAACGTTGCGCGCACCTCGCACTAGCTCTAGCTCCGGTCCTGCGACTACTGATGTCGTGCACGTCATGACTTTCTCCGTATCATGGTCTAGAGCGTTTTCCTAAAATGACTCCGAACGAACGGACTGGCGCTAGCTTGACGCGGTCTATCACGCGCCGCAGGGTGATCGTTTTGAGCTTGGCTTCAGTAAACTCGACGCTCAACCCGTACATGTACGACATCAGGTTGATTACCGCAGACAGCGGTAACACGTAAGCGTTGCCTACTGTCTCGTATCTCAAGCGCGTCCAAGACGAATACGAGTACTTGACGTCTGACGTAACACTAGAGCTATGCTGTATCAAACCGCTTGTGGCGCTATCAACAGGTAGCCGATCAGCCTCAACTGCCGTGTAGTGATCTACGCCGGCCTCAGCCGTAAACTGATTCGACTTGGGTATGTGGAACATGCCGGAGCGCTGAATGTTTCCGTTCACGAACATCGTGTTGTTGCCAACTAGGTCTGGCAGCGACTTCACAGGATCGATGTTCTGGTCGCCTTGAAGTGTGGAAGCTACCCAATAGCTGCGCATGTCGTTGCCAAAGACGCCGCGAGCGTCTCTGGCGTATGTGTAATCCTGGATTTGCTGATCGGTGACGCTGCCTGCAATCAGGCCAGCCGCCACGAACTGCATGTTGGCGCCTCCTGCTATGCCTGCATGGAAGGCGCCGAAGTTCAAGCCATAGGCGTTCACTGACACATGCAGCGGAGGCCTGATCTCGCTGAGGTACTCCATATAGGTCATGGGAGAAGAGTAGAGCTTGTGAAATGCCCTGTAGGTGACCGTACTGGCCAGAGTGTCGACCGTGATGGCCGCTACGAATGGCGTCGTCTGCCAAGAGTACTGCGTCTGGAAGTAGTAGTTAAAGCTACTAAAGGTGGTGTAGCCGCTGAACTGGATGACGTCTTCGTAGTAATATGAGCCGGCGATCGAATCGATCGTTTGGTACGGATACGTGGGGTAGTCGTCGTAGGTCGTGATGAGGCACCCGCCAGCAGCAAAGGGCCATGAGCCGCCAGGGTAGAGCTGCAATATCTTCACGAACAGGGTGTAGGTGCCGTTGACGGTTTCGATGCCGGCGGCCGCATTCGGCGACCACATGAAGCCGCTGGTTATGGTCTGTAGGTAGTCCTGCTCGACCCCGCCTTCGTATTCGTAGGCGGAGGCCTCATACGCAGTGAGGGCCAGCCCCGTCAGCGCGGCGGCTTGAGTAGGCGTCTGAGTAGCGGCCGACGAAGAGGTGTCGATGCTCGTAGGCACGTCAGCATCGACTGGCGTGCGCGGCGCTGCTGATGCGTCATAAGCCAAGCCAGCTGAGGCAGCGTTGTACACAGGCGCAGTCGCTTGAGACGACGCGGTGTTGTTCTCCTGTACCAAGAAGACGTCGTCCGTCACAGTCGGGATGTGAGCTTCGATGTCGAGGTCGGTGGTGGTCACGTTGACGATGACAACCACGTCGGCGTCAACCGGCGTGGTGACGTCTGCCCACTGAGCGTTGTTCTCCTCGACCAGGAAGACATCATCAGTCACAGTCGGGATGTGAGCTTC